AATTATTTCTCATAAATAAATCTAATTCTCTTCCCCCTAAGATAAGGTTAACATGTCTAACAACCCAGTCTTGGAAGTCGTATGTGTCCCAGTTTGAATTTTCTTTTGTTTCCATATTACAAATATACGAATTTTTTATTATTTTATTGTGTTACTTAGGAAAAACTTTTATTTCTTTTGTTGTACTTACTAGGTCCCCCCAAATACTCTCTTCTTTATATCTAGTCGCTCTTACTTTATGATTATCGATGTAGTGATATGCTGTTACATCACCATCAATTCTTGGTTTACCGAAAATTAGATGAGTCCATCTTACTTCATTATCCCTTAACCATTGTTCTGTGATTTCTCTATGTTCTTCTTTTCTAGACGTAAAAAATGTAATAATATTCCCCTCTTCATACCACTTATTAATTGTTTCTATCGCATTGTGGTGTGGTTTTGCGGTTGCCATTCTTTCGAATTGTTCGTTAGGGATATCTTCACAGAGTGTTCCATCAATATCTAAAACGTAATTTGTTTTATTAACTCGTTTTCTAATTTGTCTATACCCCACCATTTTCTTCTCCAGATATTCCTCAAGTTTATATTTATATTCACCACAAGATGAGTAAAGACATTTTTTTTGGATAACGGTTTTGTTATCTTCTGTTAAGTAAACTTCAGTTATACTGTTGGAGTAATGTTGTGTGTAAATTAATGTTTCTTCCATTTTATTTTTTTTTATCTAATTTTTTAATTATTGTTTTTTCCATTGATATTATAACTTTTTCTAGTTTTAGTATTTGTGTTTCCAGGTGAATTATCTGTTCTCTTTTTTCTCTACCTGTTTTTGCTTCCCAGATTAACCACCCAAAAGCGACCACTTCTAGGATAAATAAAGCTATTAATAGTGTGGTTTGTATCATATTATCTTCCTACTTCTTTTATGTATTTATTTTTTGTGTCTTCCCAAGATAAATCAATTACATCCCAATAAAATAACTGTTCTGGTTTAATCCTATCTTGTTCATACATATTTTTATATCTCCTAATTGCTTTTTTCTTCCACCACTTATCTGTGTATGGGATATCATCTTGGAATTTTTTCTTTATTTTTAATTCCTTTTCTTCTATCTCTCCTCGTAAGAACTCACAACCATTATCGTACATCATTGCAAGATAGACCCCTCTCTTGAATCCATGGTCGTATTCTGACCCCTTTATCCCACAATGTTTAAAAACTTTGTTAAGTATGTTCTGTTTAGGTCCTGTAGCACTTATAGCTTTCGCGTGTTCTTCTGGGTGATTCTCCTTTAACCATTTGTTCCATGGTAGGTATGCACTATCATCAGGTTTTAACCTAACTTTACCTGAGGTTTCACCCATTGTTTTGAAGTGTGGCATTCCATTGTACATTGAGTTGATTCCATACAGTGCTGTCGTTCCTACAGCAATTAATTTATCACCGTACTTTTCTTCCCAAGCATCTCTTATTGTTTTACAAGTGGTTAAGGCTGCTATTAATTTACCCATTAACATATTGTACCCACCTGGTTGTGTGGAACATATCGTTGTAGCTATAGCTGTATTGTTTAGTTTGTGTTGGTCGAATTTGTTTGTTTTATCCCACCCTATGTAGGCATCTCTAACTTTAATACTAGTAACATCAGACCCTAAACAAATCAAACCAAGGACTTTATCTGTTTTCCTATCTCTTACCCAGAATTTCATATTACGTCCAGGATTTGCAACCCATTCCATTGTGTGGATGAGTTTACGATAGTTTACCCATTCTGTAACACCTTTACCTGGAGTTGCCATTTCAACATAAGGTTCTAAATCTTCAATTTGTTTTATTGTGTGGGTTAAGTCATCTAAATCGGATGGTACCCATAGATTTGTTCGGTAACTATATAATTTATTTTTTACCTTGGCCATTTTACCACCCTTATTCATTTCTTGCCACTTTTTATAAAGTGTTTGTTCCTCTACTGACATTTCCTTTAACATATCTAGATTGTCTATTAGATTTTGTTTTTGTCCTCCAAAGTCAAAAACCTCTTCATTTTCTATAATATCGAATATTGTTGTTTGTTCTCCCATGGTTCAATAATAACATATTTTAATCAAGATTTCAAGTTTTATTTACTTGTTAAAAGAAGATATTTATCTTTAAATAAAAAATTATGGCTTGTACTAATTGTAAAAAATCTAAGGAGCACTTTAAAAAAATGGACCCTAATGGGTTAAATGAAAAAAAGGAAGAAATTTTAGGTAGAGTATGGAATAAATCTATGGGCAAACTTAAAAGTGACGAACGTTTTATTATTTTTGTTTTTGCTTGGTTTCCTTTAATTGTAGGTTACATTAGCATAGTTAGATTTTTAATTTCTATATTTTAAAATTATCTTTTATATCTAAACTCTTTAGGGTTTCTATTTCTTCCTGATTTAACACAGTAGGCATTATAACTGTTGGGTCTATTACCAAATCTCCCGCACCTAAATTTGTGGCCATTCCTTTCCCCTTTATATTAAACTTTTGTGTTAAATTGCTTAATGGTGGGATTTTAGCCTTGAGTGGTCCAGTAAAGAACGGTATTTCTATTTCGGTACCTAACAACATTTTAGTTATAGGAATATTAACGTGGTATAGTATATCATTACCTACTATTTTAAAATGGGGGTGTCTTTCTATCACTACTTGCACACTTAAGTCTCCTGACTGCCCATTTTCGATATCATCACCCAAACCTCTAAAATTATACACTTGACCTGTCATAAGATTGGTTGGTGTGTTAAAGTCTACAGTATTGGGTCTCGTTTGAGTCCCTTTCCCCACACACACCTTACATGCTTGTACCACTATCTTCCCTGCACCATTACATTGTGTACACACATCTCTACGTATTTGCCTAAAAAATGCATTCCCTACCATATTTTCTATATGACCACTACCCTTACAGATATGACATGTGTGAACATTACCACCACTACCACTACATGTGCCACACTTCATTTCTCTATTATATTTTAATTTTTTAACCTTCCCAAAATAAACATCCTCCAAACTAACTTTTAAGGATATACTTAAATTCCTTCCTTTTCTTCGTTGTTGGTGTTGGTGTTGGTTCTGACGAAAAAACTGATTGAAGACGTCGTCCATACTAGGTCCTCTACTGTGGTGTTGTCTCCCATGAAAAGGATTATTTAGTTTATTATCATAGTCTGCACGTTTATTACCATCACCTAAAGTATCATAGGCTTCTGAAATTTCTTTAAATGTATTTTCATCACCGCCTTTATCTGGGTGGTGAGTTTTGGATAAAGTTCTAAATGACTTTTTTATATCATCTTGGGTGGCGTTTCTATTGATATTTAGAATTTTGTAGTAATCTTTGTTCATATGACTTATAATCGAAATAAATATAAAATTGTTTTATTTAAAAATGGTGAAAGAAATAAAGTATTTTTTTCTTCCAACAGTAAAAAAAGTATCTTTCGTAAGTATACTAAACTTATTGAGGAAAAGAAACCTAAGTTTGTGACAGAATATATTTCTAGAAAAAAGGTAATGTTTGAGCTTGCTATTATCACTACTGAACTTAGTGAAAATACTCTACATGTAAAAGATTCTGTTGGTAGGACTCGGGAGGTGACTCTGGGGGATTCGGATTATACCTTCATAAAAATGCTGCCTTACTGGAAAGAGGAAAAGATTTATGACCATACATTAAGTAAGAAAGTTAGTTTTGAGGGGTTAATGTCTCTTTATTTGGAGGATAAGTCTTTTAAACAAGTTTTTACTTTAAATAATAAAGTAATAATACAGAAAGATGACTTATTTAATGTATTTAGTTTAAAGACCGTTTCCGACGCTTTAAGATTATTAACCGTTATAGAATTAGAATATTTAAATAAGGGTAGGTATGATTGTTTATTTGTTGTTGACACTAACACAATTCAACGGAAACAATTATATAATTTATTAGAAAGTGCGGGATATAGTAGAGGATTTTTAAGGAAACAGTTCACCTATTAGTCTCGTATAAATATAAATTCTGTATCCCCAATATCTATAGATATTTTGTTTTGTGTTTTATCCACTTTTATCCTCACAAATTCTTCGATTTCTGATAGAATTTCACCAAATTTTACATCATCCACCATTAAAGTGACTTGGCCGGTTTTTAAATATGGATTATCGTGAATAGTTTTGGACAGTTGAGCACAATCTTCTAGTACTTTAGAATATTTTTGATTTTCTTCCACCACGATTTATTTTCTTTTTTTGGTTCTTTTTCAGTAATTTTTCTTTTATCCAAAAACTCTTGGATGCTGCTTTTCTTTATCTCTTCAATTACCTTTCTCTTATGTTGGAGGACTTCCCTATGGTCTTTCGCTACTTCCTTACGGAACCAGTCCTCTATTTTCTTCTTCTCCATTTAAACTTATTTTATCCTTGTTAAACTCAAAATCTAATTTTCTTAAAGCTGCTACATCATTTTCCGAGAATACTTTTTTTAACTCTAACATTTTTAGGCTTAATAAGTTATTCTTTTCTTCTACGTCCTTATTCCATTTAATTATAGATTTTATCTCTCCTACGAGTACCCCACATTCCTCTGAGGTATATAAATTAAAAAAGGACACCAATTTATGGGTATCGTTACTATCCGCACTCTTCATTTGTATTTTACTACCCCTACTATCAATTATCTTTTTATCTTCCCAACCAACAGGTAATTTTAAATCAACAACTAGAAAATCATCATGTTTTCTAATGCTATGAAATAAATCCCCAAATTCTAATATATTATCGTATAATTTCATTTAATTTATTAAGTAGGTTATAATGTAAGATAAACTCACCCCTAATAATACCAATTCTTCTTTTGGTAATACGTAGGTCGTTGGTTCGGCAGAATATAATTTTCTTATTAGTAGTACCGTATTTCTAGTTACTACCAATAAAGAAAATATAAAAACTAATGTAAATCCCCAGTGTATCATTTATTTTTTACTTTCTTCTAAAATCTCTTTTCTTAGTATTTGTAATACTCCTTTTAATTCTTGTGCAGATTTTCTGGCTCTAATACCAGCACTTTTATTTTTTTTATCAAAAAATTTTTCAGCATCTACTTTAATAGATGTCACTAGTGTTTCTAATTGTGTTAATGTTTCCATATTATTTTTGTTTTTCTTTACTCTGGTAGGATTCCCAAGTAGCAAAACTTGCGTTTACCCCACTTAATTTATTTATTAGTTCCAAAGATTTTTTTAATTTATCTTCAGTTGTAATTGTTGGTAAGTTTAATACTCTTTCTAGTTCAGCTTCCAATTTTTGTTTTTGGCTGACCAGTTCATTATTGATAATAGTAATTATTCTCATGTGTTAATTCTATAAAATTATTTCTTAACTGTCAAGTTATCATTTAAAATAGTGTACATTTCTAATAACATATCTAATTCGGACTTTGTTTTAGTTATATGTAACACAAATAATATATTTAAAAATGAGTCAATTTTTTCTATTTGTTCTTCTTTCCCTTTATAAAAAGATTCGTAAAAAAAATTAAAGAAATATTCTTTATGTTTTCCTTCATTTTTAAAGATAATGTTTTCTTCTCTAAAATTATTTATAATTTTTTTCCAACACCAATTAAAATGTCCTTCAATTTCCTCATCAGTTGTAATAGTATCTTTCCCCAAATACGTATCTACTATTAAACTATATAAAAAAGTTAAGTACTCACCAAATAAATTTATTTTTTCTATCCCTATACCATTAATTCTAACCCATAAGTTAACATCATCGCGACTTACGGGTTTAGTTACGTATTTTAAAAATTGTTCTGGTAATAGTCTTCTTCTTTCCATATCTTTTATATATATAAGATAGGTTATAAGAGCTGCTGAGGTAAATAGATTTATTGAGTCTTTTTGTTGTAGGACCATAATTTCTTCATTTTGTCCATATCTTTCTCCGTACCTTCTTTTACTTGTTTTACTTTTTGTACATCTGGTGTGTACCCTCTTAAATTACTCATAGAAGCTTTTTGTTGTGCTATCTTTTCTTTTCGGTTTTCTGCGGATTTCATCATTTTTTTCCCTAGGTCACTTGGTACTACATTCCCTAATCCGTTTCCATCTTTATCTGTTTGTGCATTACCAGTTTCCGACGAGCCTTCTAGGTACTTAGTCAACCTATCTAAATTTAAATTATTTATATCAAAATCGATTAAACCTGGATGTGCAAAATCGTCAACAAACTCTTGGTCTTCCTCACTATTTCTATAGTACTGGAATTGTCCATCTGCATTAGTTTTAGATAGTTCTTGGTGTGGGAATTCTGGATTATCGTTATACTCAAACTTATTATATTCCTTAAACTTCTTATCAGTGTCTTTCATCGCTTTGTTGTTTTCCGTCTTTGATTTCTTAACCGACTTTTCATATGTATCCAGACCTGGATGTTTTGCAGTAGAGAAACCGCCTCTTGCTTCTGCTAATTTATCTTTTAATTTCTTATTTACTAATTTTTTAATAGTATCTGTTGTTGATTCGTCCAGGTTCTTATAGTCTATCTTATCGTACTCGACTTGGTCTAATTGTCCCTTAGCTTCACTGCCCTTAGCATATGTCATTGTACCTTGGCCATGTCGTTTGCCATCCTTCCATTCTCCTACATATTTATCTCCATTTTCATACACAAAAGTTCCTGTTCCATTTTCACAGTTTCCATCAATACACCCATATTTAGTAGTTAAACTTCCATCTTCATTTTGTTTTGCTGCGTTTATCAATGGTTTAAATATGGCGTCAATCTCCTCCCCCAATTTACTCTTCCACCCTATTGGTTTTATTAGTTGTTGCCTTAAAGTTTCTAAGTCAACCGCGCTGAAGGCCTCTAGCTTTTCTAGGTTTACTCCCTCTTGGGCAATCAGGTCCCAAACGGTTTTAGTGATACTATATTTTTTACCTCCAATTGTTACTGTTTCTTGTTCTTGGATAACATCTTTTATCATTCCATCAATTGTGTTTTCTAATACCATTTTTTCTGCCATTTCGTCAGCGACCGCTTTTAACGACTCTTCTATTACACTCGTCATCGTATTTCTACCCTTTCTAAACTCTTTTCTATCTTCTTCAATTTCGACGGCTTTCATTTCTACACCTTTATTATCTCTCGCTAATGCATGATTTTCACCAATTCTTTTGATTGCTTTATTAATAATTTTTTCCAAATCCGGTTGTTTTGCTAATATTGACATAATTTCTTTTTATTATAAATATCTATTTATTCGTATTTCCCTCCAACATTTGACCCCATGCTATAAATTTTACCTATAGGTTTATCCATTTTAGTCTCAGGACCTAGTATCGAGGTTATCGGAGATTTGTAAATGCTTCTTCTTATAATCTCTTCCATCTCTTTTTTAACTAATTTTTTAATATAGTTTTTATCTTTTCCCGTCTTATTGGCTACCTCTTGTATGGCATGTTTTACTATTTTATTCTCACTTAAATCTAAAGCATTTATATCTCCTTGGTTACAGTATGGGAAAGTACTGCATTTCTTTTTTACTTTCACAAATTGTCCACCTGGCCATTGTGTTTTTGCGGCTCCTCTCCAATTCTTTGGATTTTTTGCCCACATTTGTGGTGTTTCGTATGCTCCTGCACTTGATGCTCCTGTCGCTTCACCTACCTCTTCTTTTCTTTTCTTTTTTGTAAATCTAGGGTCTACACCTAAAGGAGCCATAAAAGCTCCGGCACTTGCGGAAGTAGTAGCTTCATCCATTTCTTCTTCTGGTTTTTGATTTACCCATTTGGAATGTAGGACCCCTGGATGTACCTCATTACATTTTTTTCCTTTATGTGTTTTTACTTCTTCAATATCATTAGAATTCTTTAATATTTCTTTGTACCCAATCGGGTCAAGAGCAATTGCTTTTCTTAATGCATTATCAAAGTTATCTTTTATTCCCATTATCTTATTCTTTTAAGTTCTGATTGCCACATACTTCTTCTAAACCAAAATGTCTTATAGAGCTCTAATGTTACTTTACTCACAATATCAACAATCTCACTTCTAGTTTTTCTCCCACTTTTAATTTGTACATCGATTAATTTTTCAATCTCCTTTTTAAACTGTGGTTTAGTGACAAAATCTTTTATTTCCTTTCTAGCGATTCTCTCTATTTCTTTTTTATCTGTGTTAGTTAGTGCCATATACTATAAATACTACTTAACGTTAGATACGACCCAAGAAGCTGTAACAATTGTTGCCGCCCCTAAAAAGAAGTGAATTACAGGTTTATTATACCATTTAGGTCTCAATTCTTTAGTTAAATCTATATATAAATCTATTCTCTGATTTAATAGGTCAGTTTTTTCACCCATAAAAGCTATATGTAAACTATCTTGTATATGTAATGTCTTATAATTGGTGATTTGTGTGTTAAGAAGATTAATCTCTATTTTCTGTAAACTATCATTTTGTTCGTATACTTGAAATAATGAGTCCATTTCAACCACTTCTTTTTCAGTAAAGGTGTGTGTCTGAGTAAAGGCCCATACTGGGGTAAGCAATAATAGTATTAATACTAATTTTTTCATCTTAGTTACGTTTTTTAAGTCTCTTCTTTAATGAATTAACCGCCTGTTTTCCGTCCTTCTTTTTTACTTTAGGTTTTTTCTTTTTAATATCTTTTAATTCCTTATTTGTATCCGCAATTTTTTTCTTTGTTACCTTCTTTTTCTTTTTTACGTTTTCTATCTTCTTATTAACTTCTTTTGTTTTCTTTTCGTTAGATTTAATATTCTTTTTAATCTTTTTAACTTTTTTACTACTGTTTGCATTCATCATCCAAACAAGACCTACAAAGAACCCTATAAAACCTAATACCCATTTCCACGATTTCCTTAAAAATTCCATAATTATTCTTCTTCTATTTTTTGTGTTGATTTCCTTTCCGCTAATACTCCGGCCCATTTTGCAGAGAATATTTTATAATATTCCTTTAGTTTAGTTAAGGTATCCAACGCTTCCACATCTAAATTAATCATACTCCCTGTAATATATACACCATTTTGTTCACCTACGGTATAAAAAAATTCGGTATCAAATTTTACTAGAATACCAGACCATTCAACATTATTTTCATACATATTTAATGAATTATAATCTACTAAATCAGATACTTGTTCCATAAAATCGTCCATTGTCTCTTGGTACGTATTTTTTTCTTCGTCCGTTAGGGTTACGTCTGTGGTGGTATATCCGTGTACGACAATTTTACCACTTGACACATCATACTCTTTTGTTTTCTCTTCTTCTCTATCTAAAGTTATATCTTCTACATCCGTTACTTGTTCAAATAATTGTCTAGACTTATTTAATAGAGATTTCATCTCATCATACCGATTATTATTATAATCAGTGTAGTTTTTTATTTTTGTTATTTTTTTCATAGTATTTCAAAATTAAATGACGGATTAATATCAGTCCAATACTCATTATAATTACTTCGGGTTACTATACCTTTAAAATTTTCTACACCATCAACTAAAACATTATGGCCTATAAAATCATTAAGTATACCATTCTTCTTACAAATTTCTTTTATTAATTTTTTTGTCATTCCTATTTGTTTATCGTTATATTTATCCCAAAACAATTTATTTCTCCATTTTTTAGAGAATACTTTATTATTATAAATATCCCCTAACCAATCAACATACCCACCATCACTACTTCTTCTATTTAACCACCCTCTATTCTCTAGACAAACCACAATAACGCCGTCTTTTCTGTAACCATATAAATATTCTTCAGATACATCACTATTGTTTAATTCATGTACCTTACCTTTTTTATCTATTAAGTAATTTGGTTTTTTTTTGTACTTTCCGTTATTTCTTATTTCTAAACTTTTTATATAGTCTTTACTGTTCCTGTTTGTATTGCAGAGTAGTATTTGGTTGGCTTTACCTTCCTTTATATCTAAGTCTTTTAGTTTCATCATCTTCTTTTTTACTAATACTAAGTATTTTGGCTAATTTTTCAAGTTCTTCTGTACTTGGATTAATTGGTTCTTCTGTCTGAGTTTCTTTTTTACCTACTTCTTTACTTAATTCTATTAGTTCTTCTTCGGTGAGGTCCGTATCTTTTTTAATTACTCGTACATTATCTTTTTTTTCTACTATTAGTGTCTGGGTAGTGTCAGTTAATCGTTCTATATCACCCTCATATTCTTCATTATCATAATGTAACCCCTCATTACCATTCTGCCCAATAATATCCATTCGTCTTTCATCTTCTTTTTCCTTCTCCTCAGATTGTGGTGTTGCCCACTCATCGTCTCCATAAGTATTTATATCAGGTTCAACTTTAGGGTAATGTTTTTCTCTGAATTGTGGGTAGGTTAAATCGTCTAATGGTTCTTCTGTCGTAGCTTGTATGTAATCCTGTAACTCACTAAAATAGTCTTCGTCTATTTCTTCTTCTTTTAACGCTCCTGGAGTAGTATCTCCAATTGCTGGATTTGTATAATGGCCATCTGGATTAAATACTCCATCTCCTAATTCCCCTTCCTTACGTTGAGGATTTATCTGTGCAAATGCCATATTAGCTGCTACAACTAATGCTATTGCTAGTGGGTCAAACACAAATACAATTAAGAGTAAGAAATAATTAACTACCTTATCCATTGGCCAACCTGTTGTACTAGCTAGATATTTAAGTGGTCCTAATTCTCTTTGGTCTTCATTATCTATTTCCTTTTCTAGTAAAGCTACATCTGTTTTACCTATTGAGTCTAATACGGCTTCTAACTTTAGATTTATAACATCTCTATCAACAATTGTAGTTTTTAATTCTGCTTGTAATGCTCTTCTTGCTGAACTAGATGTTGATGTGATTACTGTTTGAGAATTTTTATCAAACCACGATACTTGTTGTGGATTAGATAATGATACTCTTAAGTCTGAAATTGATTTATTTATTTGAGTCTTCTCAAGTGTTAAATCTTCTTTCGTTTCTTGAAACCTGACTTGTTTTTGATTTAGAATCATTAATGACTTGTCTAATAATTCAGATTGAGTTGCTGTTGATTGATAGGCGCCTGAAAGGAATCCATATATACCACCACTAGTAATTACCATTAAAACAAAACAGGCTATCATCAGATAACCTTTTAATATTTTATTTATAGTACCCCAATACTGATATAAAAGAGATGCTACAACTAATTTTGCAAATTCTAATGAACCCGCCATTATAATTACTTGTGTAGATGCTCCAGCAAATAATTTACTCAGTCCAAATACCGAATAGAATGCTGCTGACCCAGAAACTAAGAGAGCAGCTAGTGTAATTAGTAATGGAAATAGTCTTTTTTTCATTTATTATTTTATTAATAAATATTAGTCACTTAGGTATTCGAGTAGTTGGTAACTATCATTTCTTAACTTTCTCAATACCTTTTCTTTAATCTGTCTTACTCTTTCCTTGGTTAGGTTTAATCCGTCACCTATTTCTTGTAAAGTCATCGGTGTACCACATAACCCATAATAGTCAATAATTATATTTCTTTCTCTTTCATCTAAGTTAGACATTAACTTGTAAAGTTCATCTTTTAGGTTAACCTCATCAGCAAAAATATCTTCTGGGTTATCCGCATCTTCATTGACCAGTATATCAATTAGTGTGTCACCTTCTTCATTAATGGGTCTATCATAATTAATAGTGGTTGGTAGTCTGGATAACTTAGTGTCCCATATTTGTATTTCTTGCACTACTTTTTTCCTTTCTCTCTGAAGTTCTTGTATGATATTGACTGGGAGGCGAATAGTCCTCGCATTTTCATTTAAACTTTGTAATATGGATTGTTTTACCCACCATACTGCATAAGAAATAAACCTAAATCCTTTATTCCAGTCAAAGTTTTTAATCGCTTTTAAAAGTCCGTAGTTTCCCTCAGCAATTAAATCACTTAGTGAAAGACCTTGTCCTTGGTAGTCCTTTGCGACACTGATTACAAACCTAAGATTACCTTCTAGTAATTCTAGATGTACTTTTTGTATTTCTTCTAATGTAGGATTTTCACTTAAGATTATTTTAGCGAGTTCTTTTTCTCTTGCTGGTGTTAGAACTTTTCTTTTTCTCACATCTTTTAGATAATGTGATATTTCAGCTTGGTCTATAAACGCATTTTTATTCATTATATTAATTTTTTATTGGTTACTATTTTATATAGTACAATTAGTGTACCACAGTATTATTAACTGACTTTTTGTCAGGTTTATTGTCTGAGTACAAATATAAAAAATTAATCTGAGTCTACCAAGATTTTTGAGGTTATTTTAGATACAGTAGTTTTCAGTTATAATATTTACTGCTTCATCTGTATTTTTAAAACCATTTTCCCCTTCTAAACTAAAAACTTCTTGTTCTCCCGTCACATTTTCTATCACCATTACAGGAGAATATTTAATTTCTGTTGGGAATTCTTTAGATAAATCAATAAATTCCCATCTATTTGCGGATTTATCTTTATCGAAATCTGTATTACTCACCACCCCATTATTAGCGGTTATTGATTTATTTATGAAAGGTATTTTTAATTCCGTTAGTTTCTTTTTTAACTCAATACAATCAGGACATATGTCCTCTGTCATTAAAGTTAATTTGTATTTTTCTGTATTTAATTTCATATCTTACTTATTAAGGTTATTTAAAAACTCTGTTTCTTGTAGTGTTAGACTGCCAATGCCTTCATCTATTATTTTATCCAAAAGTGAATCCATAGTCATTGGTGTAAGAGTTGTTTTTTTAAATTTAGATATTTGTTTGGATTTGTCAAGTTCTTTATTAAGTTTTTCAACCTTGGCAAGCATAATAGCTTTTAATTGTTTGGATAGTGTTTCTGCTACTTTAGGGTCTATTGGTTTTGGTTTTTTGGTTGTCTTCCCAAAAAGTAGATTTTTTAAATTGTCATCTAATCTATACGATAACTTTCTAGGTTTAGGCATTAAAAATAATGTATTAATAAATGGTGTTAAAAATTCTTTTATTATCCCATCTATCTCCTCAAAAGTCATTCTTGATTTTATACACATTATTATAATGTCTTTGCCGGTTATAAAACTAAACTCCTCCTGTACTACTATGGTTTCCATAATATCCTTGATATTATTTACCACTTCTACATTTTTTTCTATCCGGTTCCAGTCACCAAACATAAATAAAAGATATTCTCTAATTCTTCCTTCCATATAATATAAATATTTATCTTAACTTAGAAATATTATTTTCTTTAGTTATTGTTATGATATTATCTGACCATTCTCTAACTAAGGGATTGTGGGTTATTAAAAACACGTTTTCAAAATAATCTTTAACCCTACTAAAGAAAACCCCCACCTGGTCTAAATTTTCATTACTTACTTTTCCCAATACTTCATCAAATACCGTCACATTTGGTCTGGGGAGACAAGAGACTTTCGTGAGGACTGTCCTGATAGCGAGGGAAGCTAGGGTCTTTTCGAACCCACTACCACTCGATAATAGCTTTTCAATATTTGTATTGTTATCTACCATCCAAAACTCTACCTCATTTTTTTCGTTTACTTTTATCTCAACCATAAAATTAGTAACATCAGATAATAACCTCATTAATTCATTGTTTAATTTAGGGACCACACTTTTAACTATAGTTTTTATAATACCATTTTTACCAAATACAGTTAAATAAGCTCTAAAAATTTTTTCTAAATCATTCTCTTTTTTAATCTTATCTATTTTAATATTATGTTCCCCTATTAAATCTTCAGAGTTTTTTATTTTATTAACATTTCCTTCTATTTCTCGTATTAGAGTATCTTTGTCGGACTTAAGTATGTCGAGTTTTGAATCAATGGTTAGTATTTTTTTGTCTAGGTTTGCATTTTCCTCTAGTTTATTTTTATTATTTTCCCACTTTTTTAATTTTTCTTTAATTTTATTAATTTCTAATTCTTTTTTACCTATTTCTAATATAACTCTTTCTTTTTTTAGTAATTCTTTTTCATAGTCATCAAAAATAATTTTTTTTGTGGTTATATTTTCCACATCCTCATTTAGATTGGTTAGTTTGATTTGTTGGTTTTTTATTAGGGTGTTTAACGTACTTACTTCTTTTTTTAAAGATTTTATTTCGGTTGTGTGGTCAACATCTTTTAGTGGTTGTTTACAGGTTGGGCATATTTCTGATTCTATTAAATTTTTTAAAGTTTTATTTAGACTTTTTAAGTTGGTCGTATTTTGTATTTTTTTATGTAGTGTTTTATCTCTCTCTTTTGTTTTAATATTTAAAATCTCTAAGTCTACCTCTTCTGGAATCTCTTTATCACCATAGGCTTTTAATTTTAAATCTAAACTTAATAAATTTAAATTATTTTCATCTAAACTTTCTTTTACTAATCGAGGGTTAACTTTTTGTATTTCCCTATCTATATCTAAAAATTTTTTACCAATTAATTCATCCCTAGTTTTATTATTCTGTATTAACTCACTCTCTACTTTATTTAATTTTTTTTGGTTGTCTATATTTTTTTCAGACAATGTTATTTTTTCTTGTTTTTCTTTTTTAATGTCCTGTTTTAACTCTTCTATATTGTAAACATTAGATATTAATTTTTTGGACCATTCCGAATACATTTTTTTACAAGTAGTTTCTTTATCTTTTAAAACTTCAAGGCCAATAAATCTACTGAGTATATTCCCCCTTTCTGTTGGTTTGGATTCTATTAGGGACTCCAGATTTCCTGCTGTAGATAATACGGTAAGTAAAAAGTCATTCATGGTACCTATGGACTCTTTTATAAATTTTTCTGTTTCTCTTCTTTGTTCACCAGTAAAATTTTGTAATGACCCGTCTTTTTTTCTTTCTAGAAACTCTAAACTAGTACTAACTGACCAATCCCCCTTTTTAGTTTTTTTTCTTTTAATTTTTCTTAAAATTATATAGTCTGAACCGTCTATTTCTATTTCTCCTTGAACAAAAACTTCGTTACTTTTTCTAAATCTATTAAAGATATCCAAAGCTTTAGTTGTTTTGGTTGTAGTATTAAAAAATAAGAATAGTATTAGGTCGACCGCTAAGACTGATTTACCTCCGAAGTTGGGTGGGTTAGAGTCTATTACTGTGATTCCCCCTAACTTTTTAAAATCTAGTGTGTTTGAGTCACCAAAAGATATAAAATTAGAAAATTTTATATTTTTAATATACACCCTTTTGTATTTAGTATCTATCTCTACTTCATCAGATATTTTTGCGTTTACTTTATCATCCAATCTTTTTAATAGTTCTATGTCCACCCCCATATCATTTGCCATGACAAACTGTGACATTAGATTTCTTTGGTATGCTGGGTCCATTACATTTTTATCTAAATCTATATCTAATTCTTTACCTGATTTTTTATCTATAACCCTAGTTAAAACGGTTACATTTTTAGAATTGTACTTATTTTGGAAATAGCTTCTTGCTCTTTTAATCCTTTCCTGAGTAAAATTTTCTGGTATGTCCTCCCATGTTACTTTAATAAATGGGTTTTCTAATTTATCTATTTCCATAAGGTAAATATCGTATATTTATTAGTATAAATCAATATGAAATGAAAATTAGAATTACCGAAAATCAATACAGTGAGTTAGTGGAACAAAGTTATAAAGATAGACTTAAAAAAGCTGCTTTAGAGAAACTAGGTGTTAGCTGGGATAAAGTTCAGGAGTTAATTTCTAGACTCAGAAAACCTACTGAAAAAGATTTTGAGTTTTTGACTAATCTGAGTGGTAGGAAGTTACAGGCTGTTTTAAAACTGGTTCCCGGGAAAAGTAATGTAAATCTCCCAGATTTATATCCCATACCCCTAGTCGGTGAACTCAAGAAACACATTAATAGTTGTTATGGTTTTAGGAGAGCGACAGGTACGAATAGATTACATGCAGGTGTAGATTTAGATACTACTGGGTTAAAAAGTAACCAACCTTTAATGGCGGCTTGTTCTGGTGTGGTGGTTAACGCAGAAGAAGTGGGTGATTGTGGAGGGTTTATAAAAATAAACTGTAATAATGGTGATGCTGTAGGGTATTGTCATCTAAGGGTTGTTAATGACAATTTGATTGGTTTGAGGGTGCCCAAGGGTTTTCCTATAGGTGTTTCGGGTGGTGGAAAAGATGAAAATTTAAGTGGTAACTCCCTGGGTCCTCATCTACATTATATAACATGGAAAGGTGATGTAAAAGTTAACCCTATATCAGTAATTGCCAATGGGTATTCTATTACGGCTGGAGGAGATGAGAATAGGTCTGGTGAGTTCTGTGACCCCGATGCTAAATAACCCTAAAATAGTTTTTAAATAACTCTCCTTTGTGTTTTTCTAATTTACTATAGAGGTTACCCCCTTTTTCTTCTTGGATATCTTTTAGGAAAACTTTTATATCATTTTTAGTTTTTGGCATTAACCCTATTATAATCTCAGTTGGTATCTTGGGTGTGGTTTTCCAGTATTTGAAGGTTTGGAAATACCCCAGATTAACCCCCATATTTAGTGGTACCTTTATACTAAACGACTTATTGACTATTACTAAGAATAAATATAATAATATATTATGTGTTACATATTTAATTTTAACCTTTGTATACCCCATTGTTTGTTCTTTAAAATTAACAAATTCCTTTTTACTTTTCATTTTAACAAATTTATTCTGTATTTCTAAAAACTCTTTTGGTGTTGTAGTTAATTTTTTTTGGAGGAGAATGGTGGACATGCCGTCAAAATGTATATATTTTATAGGAACTTGTTTTAGGTATTTTCCTTTATTTATTATTTTTGCGGAAAATAACACGTCTTCGAACCCCCAATAATACTCTTCATCATACCCACCTATTTCTAAAAATTTATCTCTTTCTAACACTACCGGTACTTCTTTAAAATATATTTTCTTTCTTATCTTCTTATGAGGTACAATGTCGGTATGTGTTTCTGGTCCCACCATATAGACATCGTCATTTAACTCGTTGGTGAGTTTTTCTATCCACTCTTTGTCGAGTACTTCACAGTCATCATGAAAAATAGCTATATATTTTTTAGTTGCTTCTCTAACACCATTATTAAAAGCTTTGGGTAGGTGGTTTGGTGTGGATTTTACAACTTTTATTCTTTTACATACTATGGGTGCATATCCTTCTTCTATTAGAATATCTTTAATATTTTGTCCTGGACTATTGTCAACTAGTATTAATTCTACATCCCACCCTATATTATCGGTAGTTTTTATAATACTAAATAAAGTTCTTTCTGTTAAAAACTTATTATTTAGTCCATTAGTTACTACCACACAAGAGATACTATTATTTAACATATTTCTTTTATGGTGTTAACAATATATTCCCTATCTTCTTTACTTAACCACCAACCCACTGGGATACAAATCATTTCCTTAACTAATTTATCTAAATTAGGTAAGTCTCTTTTATATTTTTTCACACATGAATGTTTATCATTACGTTCATGTATTCTACTTACCATAATACCTTTTGACTCCATTACATCCATAAATCTTCTTTGGTTCTTAACTTTAATGGTGTAAATCCAATAAGAACATTCATCTTTACTCTTTATTAGGTCAATTCCTTTTACACCTTTTAATTCTTTATTATAATATAAAGCATTTTGTTTGTGTTTTTCTAATATATTTTCTATATGTTTAAGGTTACATAACCCTATAGTTGCTGCAATATCATTCATATGAAATTTAAACCCCCATTCTGATATATCATTTTCACACCTAAAATCTTTCCTATTATCATCTCTATCAATACCGTACCACCTTAATAGTTTTGCTCTTTTATAAAATCTGTTATCTGGTAAAATGAGACAACCCCCATCTACTGTGGTTAGGTGTTTTATAGCTTGAAAACTGTATATAGTAAAAATATCGTGTTTGGTATTTCCTAGTTTTTTGCCTTTATATTCGGACCCGAATCCATGAGCCCCGTCTTGGATTACTGCTGGGCGGAATCCGTATTTATCTTTGCATTTTTCTTGTATTTTTTCCACCCTATCCAAATCTATAGAGTTACCACCCCAATGTACCAACATTATTACTTTGGTTTTTTCTGATATCTGCTTTTCTAAATCTTCTAGACACATGTTACAGGTGGTCGGGTCTACGTCTACCCATTTTATATTTAAATTATTAGCCAATATTGGCCAATTAGTCGCAGTGCATGTCAATGGACAAGTTAAAACTTCATCACCATCTTTTAGTCCAGGCCATTCACTTAATTGTGGTGCATAACTATAGGAAGTTTCAATACTATTTGTGGGTTTTTTTAATAAATGTAGAGTGAGGTGTAAAGCGGAGGTAGCAGAATTTAAAGAAACTAAATTAGGGTTATCAAAATATTCTTTTAATTTTTTCTCAAATTTTTTGACTTTAGGCCCTTCCCCGACAAATCCGGACATCAAAACTTTACCCACTTCCGTAGGTGCATCGTCTGACATAAAAACTTTAAATAGAGGTATTTTTGGATTATCCATATTTTAAATATAAAATATTAAGGATAATAAATCAAACTATGTTATTCCGGGACCGTCATCACCTTTAGGTTTATTTTCTTCGAACCACTCAACTATCGCATTAAGTGCCCAGACAGAACCGCTTGCTAACATACCATCAAAAAAGATATTAACATACGGTAATGTTGTCATACTTTCTGTGGGTGAAAAAAATGTAAGGGCAAAAAAGAATCCGACCCATGTAGATGTACACATCATACATCCTAGTAAGTCCCCAAAAAATGTTGAGTGTCTCGTTATCCAATTTCTTGGTTTGTCAAATATAGCTCCAAATACCAAAATTTGTGACATTCCGTAAGCTGCTAAAATCCATATAAGTGTTTCCATAATATTAATCTATATAAGTATCGTCTAGGTTTGATGTTTTCATATACTTGGCTCTTCTATTTACAGTAACATTTTTGAAGTGTTCGAGTACATCATCCTGTTCTTTTATTTTATTTTGTTGTTGTTTTATTTTATTGTCTTTTTCCTTCTCGGTTTTTTTACACTCTTCTAATTTATTAAGTAATTCTTTATTGTCAATTTCTTTAGTTACTATTTTTTCAACTATAACCTCTTTTTCTACAATAACCTCTTTAATAACTTCTTTAACTACTTCTTTCTCTACTGGTACTTCTTGTATTTGTGACTTAGGTAAAAAAGGTGCAACCCCATACTTATCTAATGTTAAACCATCTTTTGCACATTTTATAATAAATTCTTCTGTATTTTCAATTTCATTTAATTTAGAATATAAATCAAATTCTTTCTGTAATTCTTTATCTATATTAACCATTTGTTAAAATTTCTTTTTTATTTTCTATATCCCCAATATCTGTTATCTTAAAATTAAGATATGGTTGTGGGTTATCAAGAGTAAAGAATTTATATTTTTCTGTGGTTACATTATATAGCCCGTATCCATGGTTTTTAACACTTTCACCAAAATTTTGTATTATGGTGGACCCTACCATATATGCTTTTTTACCGCCTGGAATTTTAAAGGTTTGTTTTTTATGTATATCCCCCGCAAAAACCACATCACACCCTTCAAACCTATCAACACTAAATCCATCATCAAAGACAAATCCCCAATCATTAGAGGCTCCTTCTATTGGTCCATGGAATAACCCCACTTTATATTTATCGGTTTCTTGTGGTATATTAGGACTTACATTATTACTTCTAAGTGAGTAGACACACCATAAAATATTTTCGTCTTCATGACAACCCCTGTCTTTATAGTACACTATATTTGGGTTATTTAAACTTTCTACTATGGGAGATAGTGCATCCATCCTATCCATATTATTTTCTAAAAAATCATGATTGCCAATAATATACACACACTTACAAATTTTTGCTGTTTCAGTCATAACCCAAGACATTAAATTTATTAATTCTGGTGTCATTTGATTTTTCGAATGTACAAAGTCCCCAGTAAAAACTATCCTATCTGGTTTAATCTCTTTCCATTCTTGTATAGCTTTTTTTAATACTTTCTTATCCCTCTCATGTTGTTTATAGGGTTTTAAGTGTAAATCTGAATAATGTATAATTTTTTCAATCATTATAATCTTTTTATTTTTTTTATTAAATCTAGTAGATGAATTGTATTAGGTATGTTTAGAATCCTGAAAATAATCATAATTAAGAATGAAATTCCAGTCATAATTAATATACCATAAAAATTAACACTTAATATATGATAAAGGTATACTAAAAACGCTATTAATAAAACCCCATTCCTAGCATTATAGTAAACAGTCATAACCATTTCATATAAAAATTTAGATTTATTATATAACCATACAAAACCTTTTTTAGGGTGTGTATCCGTATAGTATTTTTGTTGGTGATTTTTTGTAAACATCATAAATACGTAGCAAAATAATGAGAATAGGAGAACAGGTACCAATAAGTATATAAGAAAAAATACTATTGAGGGGTAATATATTAATGGGATGGTCTTAATACCTTTTCGTAAGGTTTTAATTGGTCCGTCCCCAGCATTTATTGCCCCATCTTCAGGGTTGTTTATAACTACCTCTACCGTAACCTCATAATCATCCCCATATAATTCTTTTAATATTTTTATTCTGTGATTACCATCTACCACATAATAAGAGTGTTCTTCAGTATCAAGAGAAAGAACCGCACCTGCGGTATCTAAAACATTTAATATCTTTCCTTCTGTTGAGGTCCTGCTATTTTCTTTTTCTTTCTCTAGTACCTGGATGTACCCATATTTTTCTGGGTTATATCCTTCTTCTAAACTTTTTCTTAATTTTTTCCAATAGCTAAATCTCAAATTATATTTTAATACAATCTTCCCCATAAGTTTACCAAACCAACCTCCATACCTTCCAAAGGTCTGGCTTAATTTAACTTTTTTAAGTACACTACTTTTTATCGACGTATACTGTGGTGGCTCTATCATTTATTCATTATTTTTAATATTTCATCACTAAAATCATAACATTTTATAACTTTATATGTGTCGTTATTTTCATTAAACCAAACTATATAACACTCACCTAGTTGTAAGTCAGTATTTCGTTCTACTATTAATTTATAAAAGGATAATTGTAGGGAATATGTATTTAATTCACAAACATCAAGGTGTGAAAGTGGTTCTTTAAATTGTTGCCATTTATTTTTATCTTTTATAGCTTTATTAGTTTTCCAATCCCATATTTCTAATTTCTTAGATTTTTCATTATAAAATAACTGGTCAATCATTCCTGTAACGCCCCATTCTGCGTCCCCCACCACTATTTCAGCTCTTACGGGTATTAACCTACCAAAGGATTTATCATAAAATTCTTTAAACATTCCTTGTAGGGTGATTACAGCTTCCTTACAAGTTAACATATTTTCTACACTACCTAATATTTTTGTTATTTTATGTTCTGGAAATGGAAATAATTTATTAGTTAAAAAATTTTCTGCGTATTCGTGAAAAGCCGAACCTTTTTCACACGAAAAATCTGCTTTATATTTCCATTCTTTTAGTATCTCTTCTTTCGTTATTCCTCTTTCATCTGCTTTTTTTTGTGACCAATATTCCTTATCAAAAGGATGTTTATATTCAGATAACACTCCTGTTACTGATTTTGTTCTAATCCCATCTAAATAATAGATATGTTCCTTATCATGAAACTTAATATTATTAAATTTAGCTAATTCTTTTGTTATTTTCATTTTACAGTAATGTTATTTCTTTTAACCCTTCAATGGTACCTAGTTCACCAACATCTTTATCTTTTGGTAGTTTAATCAATCTTATTTTTCTGGTTAGTCTCCCACCTTCTAATTTTCTATATAGTTTTTGAGCGTCTTCCCATGCATCCCCATCTAGACAAATAATAACATTCTTTTTACAATTATCATATAGTTTAGACCATAATTTTTCACTAACACTTTTTCCCAATATAGGTATGGAATTATCTATAAAGAACATATCAAAGACACCCTCTACCAAATATACATCTTCTTCCCAGTTTATTAAGTGTTCATTAAAAATAATTTTATCTTTTTCCGCTTCTGGATTTTTATATTTATTTTTATGCCCAACATACGAACGGGAGACAAAATAATTTATTTCTTCATTTTCATCAAATGATGGCACTATAATCCTACCTCTATATTTTCCTTCCGTCGTATACCCTATTGAGTATTTACTTATTATTTTATCTGTTATATTTCTTTTTCTGAGGTAGTTATATGCCTCTTTGAAGGGGATGGTTAATTTATTTCCTTTTTCGAATGAAGTATACTCCTTAGGTAACTTTACGTCTTCATACTTCCTTACAGTTTTTTTAATGAAGTCTCCCCCTATTAATGACCATGTAGATTTATTTCTCGTGCTCCCCCATTTTAAAAATAATTTATTTAGAGAGCCATGGGTTCCATAAGTTTCACAACAAGACCAACATTTATAAACTCCTTGGAGATAGTTGACCTCGAAATTACCCTTTCCATCACCATTATCTAAACCTTTTATATCATAAGAACATACAGGACAATCAAATGATATCTGTCCTTTATTTGGGTAGTGGGTATTTATGTCCCCCAAAACATCTTGTAGTAATTCTAATAATAGTGGTGAGTCTTCCATGTGATAAATGTATGGAATTTTTTATGGGTAATCAATTACCAAATTTCTTTTTGTTTCATATGCCCTAAGACACAAGTATAAGCATCACACATATCAAAATTTTCTTTTTTTAGTGTATTGTTTCTGGTATAAGTCCATGTAAGGTGTGGTTCCTTATCTGAAACTTTTTCCCAAATAATATGTTTTTTATCACACCCAATCTTATATTTCCCAAATAAAACTTTTCTTCCTTTAGGGTTTTCGGTAAATAAATCGGGAAAAGCAAATTTCCTAGAATTATAGGTAGATATAAATTCCGGTACTAACCCTAAAACATCATATATAATTCGAGTAATAAAGGAGTTGTATCTCAATAAAATAGCTACGGTTCTGATATTATTAGAATTGATTAATGGTTCTTCAATTATAATTTTCGTTATACCTATATTTTTATAATCAATTAATTTATTTCTAAACTGGTCTGCCTTTATCAACATCTCTTCTATTTTGTCTTCTCGCTTTGGTTTAATCTTAGGAGAAAAATGAGTTAGTTCTAATAATTCTTCGGTTTGTAAATTAAATAAAGCCCATCCTATAGTTTTGGTAGAGATATCCAATCCTAGTACTTTTGGTGTAGTTCCAATATTATCCATGTACTAAAGTTAGAAAGTAAGTACCAATTGTAAAGTGAGTGGAGTGTTTTTTGATTTAGCTATTGGTCTATCTGGTATAGCGACAGCAATTAGTCGATTTGATGAGTCGTATAAACCTATTTCTGTTATAAAAGCTGAGGTTACATTAGATAAATCCCAGATATTGTGTACGTCCCCAAATGGTGTTTGAAATTGTATTCCTGTGTCACTCCCTCCAGCACCATAGTAGGGTGTCTGAGCTTCCGCAGCGGTTTGATTTTCAGTAATATAAAATTCCCCAGCCCCAGCAACAATATCAACTACTACACTCCATTCTTTTTCAAATGAATAATAACTACAAGCTGCTGAGGTACTCGCAGTAAAATAAACTTGTGTTATCCCAGAACTGTCAGCGGAAATATAATCCCCTTGTTCATATGTATAAGTACCACCTGTAGAAGCACCACTATAATTAAAATTACTAATAATAATAGGGTCAGTTATAACTGCAAATCCTTTATCTAAATATGCAATCCCTACTGGTTTATCCTGTACTTGTGCATAAGCTTTAGGTGTATTAGAAGAAGAAACGGTCTGTGTAAATTTAAAGTTGTCTACTCCCCCACCAGGATATCCTGTTGGTGTGGTGTCGGTTATCCACCCATTGGACCAACTAGTAATACTAGTATTAGATGCTGATAATGATGGTCCCGCGATTGCATCACAAAATAAAAAAGCTACATTAGTAGAGGGTAATCCAGGTGCACCTGCTATTTGACCCCCTATTTTAGGGTTACCAAAATATTCTGCTTCATCAGAATTGTCAGAGGATGTTGGGATTGGGTTGTAGTAAGAACTATAGATAGTGTATACCCCACCATTGTGTTTTGGAACTGTTAGTTTTAATGTTCGTCCGTCTATGAGTATTCCATATTCACTTTTAGGTATATCGGCAACAATTGCTTGTGCTTGTGATAGCCCACTGAAGTTAGTGTTTGACCAAGTAGATAAAAAACTAGTAACGTCCCCAGATATGGTGGGCATATTAAAAGAAGAATATAAATTAGAAAACGCTCTTCCGTTAGATGGGTTACGTTGTATCACTGTAAATGGTAATGTTGCTCCACTTATTGAATTCCACCCGGTACCACCAGATGTACTATTATAAGGTACTAGAACACTTTCTAACCTTTTTTCGTTTGTTTGTATTGTTTTAAATTTTCCCATTTTAAGTCCAGCTTTTATAGTTACGTGAGTTTATAGTTCTATCTAAGACTAGTGAAGCTCTACCCGCAAAGTAAAGGGGTGTTATATGAAAAGGGCTACCGTCCGTCTTACCAGCATTATTATTTTGTATTCCGGGGAATACAGTTTTTTTTGTTAATACAATATTTTTTGGGTAACTTACAAACATATACTTGCCTTTGTCTGGTGGACTTACCACTGATAAATATTTAGAGGGTGCATAAACCGCATTAAATTCACCAGGGGTACCGAAATATTTATTACCTGAACTACTTTTGCTTTGGTCAATAAATCTATTTCTTGCTCCCTTAATTCTTTGGGTATCAACATATAAGATAGGTTCTTTTCCCGCTAAAATACTATTTTCAGTACATTTACTATTATTTCTATAAAATTCTAAAGCTTTTGTATCCATTTTATTTAATTTATTACTTGTCCGTATGTTACTTTATAAAATAATGCCTTTCCAGCACTAGTTTGCCATTGATTTGAACTGTTGTGTCCTCGAGGGTCTTCAGAATAGGAACTCTTATCCACACCCGCTTCCCCATAAAAACGGAATGTTGCATTATCATATATTCTATAATAGCTTTGAGAGTCCGTCGTTTCGTAAGCGATTGATGGTGTGATTGCAGGTTTATTAAATTTAAATCTGACTGTTAGTTTACACGGGGTTGCCCCTGCATTATCCGAACTATATACATCCCACGTAATAGGAATGGATACATTGTATGAAGTTTGTCCACTTCCACTCAGACCAGCAATATACCCTCCGGAATATGTATCTGTTTTCCAAAAATTATTATTTTGTGAAGCTATAGTTAAAAATATATCATCTGCCATTTTTGCTTGTCTAGTATAAAGAGTATAATATGGTTCAGTTTTATCTGATACTCTACTTGCTACCGTACCTAACCCATTATCCTTAGATGGGTATAGTGAAAAAGAAGCACCTCCTGTTTTTAACCCCTGTTCATTATTATTCCAATTAGCGGTATACTCCATACTACCCATCAACAAACCAAATGTATCAGAAGGATGAGTTGTATATGTTATTCTAATTCCTTTGTTTTGGGTGTTATTAATATTTATATATGCTCCTTGATTTTCTGTTAATCGTTTAAGTTTAATAGGGTAGTATACTGGTGAAAAATTAGTATTTGTAACATTAGTAACTAATCTAGTTGTTGGAATTGTCGTGTTAATATTTTTATACGCTTCACTACCGAACCCACTTTGGGTTAGATTAATTTCTCTTTCCATATCAATACTACTCACAAACCCTATTAGGGGCTGTGCGTCACCCGCTAACTCACTTACCCACCCGTTAGTGATTGAGTTCATTACAAATGTTGGGTACGACTCACCAGTTTGGTTCCACGCGTTTATACCCCCACAATTTAAGTAACCCACATCAAAAGCTGCGAAACCTATACCATATTTACCCGCTCCTCTTAAGTATTTGGTGGCACCATTATTTAATCCCGGTGAAAACACCAAAGAAAAGGGTGATGGTAGTTGCATACCTTTTAAATTTGTACCCAAGAAATCAATTCCTGTATGTTGACCTCTATTCATAAATGCACCCCCTGCTAAAGCTAGAGCATTATAATAACTACTGTCTGTTGTTGGGACTAATTTTATATTCTGTGTTCTGAAGTTACTTCCATCATAAACCTTAACTGAATCAACATAATCAATATATTGTCCAATTCCATGTTCTGATAATGAATTTAAAAAATTTAAGTAATCACTATCCTTATAGATATTTAAAGTATTTTCAAAGTAGCTTGTAGTTGCACTAGCAATTGTAGTAGCTGCGGAAGATAGGATGTCTTTGTGGTCATTCACATACTTTGCAGCGAATAATTTACATAAAACATAGTAGTCGGATAAATAAACATCTATCTCTACTTCATTTCTATAGTATTTTACTAAATTATCACTTCCTCTAACACCAATTGATACGTACTCCTTAACTGAGTTAAAAACTTTATTTGCTTCGGGTGTTTGCCACACTATATTATTCTGTGTAAACCCGTTACTTATAGAGTTTTTGTAATTGCTGTCTTGGCCAGTAGCATCGGGTAAATAACCTAATTGTGCAGAGTCATTAGAAGTACTTGTAGTGTCTGCATGTTGCTGTGTATTTCTATAATCTATATCACCATCAGAAATACCAAATTTATTAAACATATCTATAAAGTTACCTGATGTTAGCATTCTCTGACGCCCTTCTTCAGTTAACTGAATAGTTAGTGTTGTTGCGGTTTGTGCACTTATATAGCCCATATTATTATTCTCTTATTATATAATTATCTAGTTAAACGATTTCTTATCATTCTTATATACATTTTAAACAGTCACCATTACATAGTGAAGCTGAACCTAAATGTTTACATAGTAAACAATAGATTTCTTTATTAGTACAATATTTTAATATATTTTTATTGTTATACTTTAGACAATCTATAAAAATCATTAAATCTTTTTTATCTACCTTACCATCACCATTAAAATCCCCAACAAGTTCATTACCTACTTTACCTTCAGTACCCATAAGATTTAAAAATGTTATTAAATCTTTAAAGTCTACAACCCCGTCACCATTAAAATCTGCACATGTTATACAAAAGGATGGATAAAATACGTTTACCGCCGCCCCTACTTCCCAACAGGTTGTATAATTTCCACTATTAGGTTCTTCTATATTAGTGTCTGCTTCAGATTCTCTATGTTTTGCCCATAAAGTTGTTGTGTTGGTTGGATTTACACCTAATGATGTATTACTTAAAGAAATAACTCCATTATTAAGTTGAACTCTCGGTCCTCTAAATATCGACGGAGTTATACCAAATATTCTTTTGACGGAATTTGGTTCCCCTCCTCTTGCGTCTGTTAGGTCATAAAAACAATCTTCGGTTAAGGCACTTAAACTAGTTTGTCCACTACAACTCCCACTTCCCACAAATCTACGATAATCAATATCAGAATCCCCAAGTCCAAATTGTTCAAGAGATTCTAATATCCCACTTCCAGACCCTAGTCTACTTCTACCATAATCCGATAAATACATTCTAAAAGTGTTACCCGATATAGTATCATTATGAATGCCTAAATATCCCATTAAAAATCAATAGATATTGTAAATTGCTGAGTACTTTGTCTTTGAACTGGTGACTGTAATTTTGCGATAGCCATCAAGTCTGGGAACCCATTCTCATTATCATATAAACCAATTTCAGTTATTCTAGGGTTAGTATAACCAGCATTAGTAGTATAATCTACCCATGTTGGGTTCGTAGAAGTTATATATTGTTGTGCTCCTAACTGTACCACATGTTTCATCTCATAAATCGTTGCCATTATATCTGTCTCTAGACTACCATAAAAAAAGTATTCGTCCCCAAATTGTAGTTGTGTTGGTCCTGGTGATGCCGCGGTTGGTATGTCTATAAAATTATTTAAGTAGTACGGAGTTGGTGTTGTATAGTATGTACATCCTGGGTCTAGGTCATTTGCTGTAAGATAGAATGTATGGTTTATTATATTTGTTGCGGATATTTTAGTTCCTACAGTATGGTTTGGAATTTCAGAAGTTACGTCTTTTAGATTCCATCCTTGTGGTGCTGGTTTTTGACCGTTAGGGACTTTTTGTGTTAATATATATAAGGTATCTGCTTCCCAACCTGTACCCACTAATGCAAAGTCACTTCTCAAATAAGGGAACTCCGGACCTAAAGTAAATCCTATATCAAAAAATCCTTCTCCTGGTTGTAGATTTTCGGACACAAAATAGTTACAATGAACTCCTGTTGTTACACCCGCACCTCCAAGTACTTTATTCTCGAACATGTAAGTCATCCAAAGTGTGGTTCCTGGTGTTTGTATTACCCCCGTAGTACAACCCGTAGGACATCCCGTACCGGATGGAAATTTTTGTGTTTTAGGGGCTGGCAAAGTCCAACTTCTATTAGATTTATAAGACATAGCTGTCAATAATTCTTCATCATCAATAACAATCATTTTATAATCTGGAAATACTTTTCCAACTCTATTAGGTGTTGCCCCACTTCCAATATTGTCATCCCATAAATGATAATACCTTAATCCATCATCATTCATATTAGTATTCATACTAGATAACATAAGATGTGGATTAATTGGGAATACTAGTGGATATGATTGTGGGTCAACGTAAAATGTTTGTCCTAGAAGAGTTTCATTACCAGCTCCGGTCCCAGTTCCACTTCCTTGGACTGATTTCTTATGCCACATTAACCAAGGTAAATGTAATTTTAGGTTTTTGGCTTCACCAATACCAGTAAAGGTAGAATCTTTAAGAGCAAACTTTTCACCATAAAAATCTGTTGTTGAATTGTTGGTATAATGGATAAATCCTGCCATTTTTTGTTCTTCTGGTAAAACTACCCTAGTATTATAAAAAGAATCAAAGTAAAAGGTCCCACCTATAACCGAAGGGTGGTAAGTATCATTAACTTGATTTGTAAAAGATTGTCCATTATTACTTTCTAGCCCAAAATATTCTTTGGAGCCACAATATCCACTTGACCCATAGCTATTGAAGCTTTCGTCAACACCTGCTGCTGGTGACCATACTCCTGCTACTTGGTGGGTCCAGTTTATATTCATATTCCATATTTTAACGTCAGAATTGGATACGTCACAACAATTATTGAATGATAGTGTTTCGTCACACCAACAAGTTACAGTATTTGCAGTATTATATATACTGGATGTGGTCATTGGGGTCGCTGAACTTGCAGGATAGACCCTGACTCTCATACAAATATTTTTCATATCTGTTGTCACCCCACTAAAATTAGGTAAAGCTCTGTCTACTGTTAGGGATAACCACGAGTTTGTCTGAGCTGAATCATTATTACCACTTTCTACTTGATAAAATAAAGTGGTAGATGCAGCACTATAATTTAATTGTGAACAATTTGCTCCAGAAAATTCATATGTGACTGATAATAAGTCTCCAACAACTGGGGAGTAAAGTTGTGATGAACACATAGTACTAGCTGTAAGTAATACCATTTGACTACTTCCTGTCATCGCGGATGCACAGAATAACCAATTCGAAGATAGCGTATAAGAACTATCGATATTTGCATAAAAGTAACTATAAGAACCGTTACCCCCCGTTGAATTGTCTGTAGTACCAGTAAAAAACCCTCTTGATGCGGCTGTATTGTAAACATCATTCTGTTGATGTTGTGGGATTGTAGGGCCAAATGTATCCCCGCTACTCATCCCACCAACTAAGGGATATTTTATATGTCCTTTATTTTTTTCTGGTAAAGGGTTAAGATTTTGTGCGTTATGTTCTGCTTGTAAAATAAATAACCCATCACTTGCTCCTGGTTGTTGGGTATAACAATCATAGTTGACTTCACTATCACCTATTTGGAAAAGCCCGATATTTAATTTACCTTCTGATAGTTTTCTTCTCCCAGCGTCAGTTAATCTAGCTGCGATAGCTCCTTGTGTACTGTTTTTAATTATATAACTCATAGTTTTTTACTTTATAGATAAATACATTTCATTTTAAAATGTTTATTGGTTTTAGGTTATTGTTGCGTTGTTTCCGGGGTTTAAGTTATTACCAAGTGCTATACCTGATGGAGAATAAAATGTATCCCTCGTTATTTCGAAAGAAATTATGTCAGTTTGACTGGTTGAGTATATACTCTCACCATTTAATAATGGATATTGTCTATCAACAGACACCCGGTATTTATAGTTACCTGGTGCTGGTGGTGTTAGTTTAAAACTTTTATATATTGCCCCTAATTCATAATTAGGAACTCCCTGGGTTAGATGTTGTACCAAATCCCCATTCTCATTAAATAATTTAACATGAATAGTATCATTTAAAGTTTGATTTTTCTGGTATGTAACTGGAATTTGTGGTTCTTTATTCATACTAGAACCAATAAGGGTGTATATTGTCTTATAGAATAAAGCAAATACATCACCTTCTTTATAATCACTTAGGGAAGTGAGTAATTGTATTTTAGTGTCACTAACTTTATTATATTGGGATTGTGTTAGACCATTTACTGCTATGACTACCGAACCAACAGATTGTTTATCTAAATTTATATAATAATAACCATTTTCTTCATATATAATCTCAGTGTTGAGTGTTGATACTGTAGCTGGTAATGTAAAGAACTGACCCCAAGAACCACTATCTGTATCATACATAAATGTTAACTGGTCCCCATTTACCACTGTTTGTGGAAAGAAAGTTATATATCTATGTCCGTTTGTTGTTTTATAATCACCAGTAGCTAATTTTGTATTTACATTTAAATTATATCCAGATTGTGTTTCGGAATTTGTATATGTTGCTGTAGTACGTGTAACCGCCGAATCTCCCTCCGCTACCGTTAAACCGTTAACCGTAACTAATGGTTTACTAACATGATTACTTCTAATCTGAAATGAATAGGTTGCGGTGGAATACGCTTTAAAGTCAGTATCAGCATTAGGCAAGCCAGATACAACTGTCCTCTCTATCATCATCTGTGGAGGTGTAAATGGTATAGCAAAATCATTTAACATTAGATTAGGCGTTGGTGGGTCACTCACCAAGGCCATATAAAAATCATTATTATTACTAACTAATTTATGAGGTGGGTAGGGTGTAGTGTCTAACCAGACATCGTGACGTGACTTCTTATCTTTAAATAAGTAACTAGGACGAATTATGTACTCCCAACTAGTCCCAGTGGAAAATCCAGACCACGGGATAAAAGTATTAGCACTTAATATAATACTTTGACTAGATGTATCATAATACTGTGGTAGTGTATCGAATATTGCCTCATATACTGGACTAGTAGCTATTTGTTCTAATTCACTCATGTAAGTATATATTCTAAATTTAGGATACATATTACCAAATATCATATCTGTATTATTACCCCCATAATAAAATTGTACATGGGTTCCACCACCTTGTGACTTATTATATACCGCTAAACTAGGTATTCCACCAATATCGGTGGTTAAACTAGTGTCCGGTCTGCTGAGACCTGCAATTGTTAGTGCAGGTAAAGGCATTGTTTGTAGTGAAACATTTACTCTTGGTTTAACTTTAGGTACCCCAGGTTCTACTGAAGTATAACTAGTGGTATCATTAGTCTGAATTATATTAGTTGTGGTACCTGTTGTTGCCGTTATTTCTATGGTTGTTGATGGACCGTTTAAATTTTCACATAGTGGAGCTATAATATTTTGTTGTGATGGTGTAGCACTAAATGATATATGATACCAACTAGCCTCAGCTTGTGAATTCTGTGCGTATCCAATTTTTTTAGACCCTAAAAATTTACATAGGTCATAATCATCTAACCAACTTATAGTATCATATGCGGACCAACTATTCCCAGACCAAGTAGTTTTATCTAGAAGATTAAAATTAATATCATACTGTGAAGCATATGGGTTAGTGTCTCCTATAGCTACTGTAGCACTAGACCCAGTACCCATAGTTTCAGTAAACTGTATCTTGAATTGTTCTCCTACTGTTCCGGAACGGATTACTTTCATTCTTATCGCTCCTCTTGAATTCCAATCACTTCCCGCACTAAAAGGGGTTCGGGACCCATCAAAAGTTGCCAAGCTAACTTTTCCATAATCAGGGTTGTAGGATGTACACCCACTTCCATTTAGACAATTCCTAAAACCTGGATTACTATCTTTTCTTAACCCAAAACCACTTGCTCCTAGGTCTATACCAAGTCTAATCTGACCATTTGTCCCATTAAAACTCATAAAAAGACTATGTGTGGCTCCGGAAGGACCATATTTAGCGTCATCATCCCTAAACGCAGCAAGAATAGAATAGATAGCATCATTATCAGAAGTTGCATTAAAACTAGTTTGCCAAGTATAGTTGTTATATGAACACTTACTTAACATTCCCGTTATTAGTCCATTATTTGAATGTGAAAATAATTTTCCAAGATTTCCCGGACCCGCCAACCAGCAAATACTACTAGCCTCGATAACCACATTTGATGCATTTATTGTAACATCTATCGGTGATAAATCCATAAGTGTGAGTCCTGAGGTTCCACCAGTTAAGGTTGCAGCTCTAGGATTTCCTGGTATACCATAATTTATTCTAGGGTCATAAGTTACCCAACTAACCAAATTAGAATAACTAGGGTACAAATATTCAAATTTATTAATGACACTATTATAGTAAAATTTACCTATGTTGGGTGTAGTTTTTGCAATGTCCGGACCTATCCAATTTTGTCCTTCTTCTTTAGTTAGTGCACTAACACCTAAATACCAATCTTGACCTGTGTCAGACATTCTAGTATGAGTAGCTCCCGTATAAAACCACACATACGGATTAGAAGAATCTATAGTCCCATCTTCTAATATTCCAGCTTCATAGTATATGTTGGTTCCTCCCGTTGCGGGACCCCACCCAGTCAATCCCGAAACTCCACCATAAAAGTCAAGGTGAAATGGGGCATCTGGTATGAAGTTTTCCCAGTTAGTACCTATCACTTTGTCTAACTCCCATCCGTATGGTTCACCACTGATTTCATAATTTCCCTCATCATTAAACATATATGCGGTGCACCCACTACAAGATTGTTCCTGTGTATAACTAATTATCTCATTCTCAATCAACGTCACAGTATACATCCCATTCTCTAGGTCACTAAAAAGATGACTAGTATCAGCACTATTACCATAATGGGTATCTATTAACTTATTATCTTTTCTCAATTCGTACTTGTACGTTGGGGTGTCAACTACAGCTGATGAAATTGTTATATCACACAATTTATTGGGGTCTAGAATACAGTCATTTTTGCTAAGCCTTCCTGTTAAGGTTGGTACTGTAAAAGCACTTACAACAATACTAGTGGTACCGGTTGCACCTGTGGCATCCGTTACGGTTGCAACATAGGTATCGGGACATAAATTAAATATATCAAAAGTACACGCGGTATATCCTAGGTTGGTCCCTGACCAACTAACTAAATAGGGGGATGTAGTGCTCGTAGTTGCTGAAATTTGGGAACCTATTATACCCCCATCACAACTACCACTTAAAGCATTTGTTAATACATAACCAATCAGTTTTATATCTCCGTCGAATATTGCCATATATTATTTATTTTTTAACATTTTTCATTTAGTGGTATACACGCTTTTCTACTCTCACACCAGTAGGTCCCTTCCTTACAAATCTCTTCATCACCTTCTTCGTATGATTCATCACCTCCTCGGTCATCACCATCATCGGGTCCTAGCGGGGGAGTTGGTGGTCCCGTTGGTTCACAACTCTCCTGACAACTACTAAATGATGTGTATATTCCGTCATCATCTTCTTGACATACCCCTTCTATACATGAAAAGTATGTAGAACCTCCTCTAGGGTCTCCAGGGCCATCACTATCTCCACCACCAACACCAACATCAACCATACCTTTCATCTTAATAGGAATACTCTCTTCATCCCCCTCATTACTTAACGCATAATCTTTTAGTTCTGAACAATCTTCTATGATTATCGGTTTACATGCCGCATGTATTTTTGCACAATGAGCTCTAGAATTTTTAACACATTCGTTACAATCTTTTCCATTAATATCAGTAAATACATCTGTAATACCGTATATTGGGTCTATCTCTAAATCTTCAGCAATACTTTGTCCACAGTCACAAAAATACTTGCATATGGTTTGGTTGGGAAGGGTTGTTGGTTTTGAATTGGCGTCTGACCTATCCGATATAATCATTATTTCCTTACCATTTATCGTTATTTTATTGCCTACATTTTGTATTTTCCATTTATCTGGTCTAGTTCTATGTAAAATATCATAACAGGATAAAAGTTTAGTTTCTGAACATGGTTTGTAAAAATTACATTCTGGTGTTAAAACTATATAATGTCTAAAGTCCGACCCAAAATAATTTTTAAATTTATTAACTATTATATAGGATTGGGTTGTTTGTGGGAAATTAAAATTACATTTTACCCCATAATCACTATCGTAAGTTGGTATGTGAAAGGAGAATACGCCGTCTTTCTCCATCTCCGTTAATTTATTATGTGGACTAGTAGTTATCTGATAATCTTTTATTATATTACTTTCTATTAGCTTTTGCCACTTATTAGTTGGTTTGGTGGATGTTTCATTCCAAACTAATTTACCGTCCACTCCTGTACTATCCCAGAAAATCTGTTGTCCAAAACATTCTTCGTTTATATGTGGTCTTAGGATATTTCCACATTTCTGGTCTGATAAGTATAATGTACCATCTAACCTTATTTTTTGTTTATTACCAGAAGTATTCATTTGGAATTCTTTGGACTTTTTACTTTGGTCGAAGAATAAATTTTTATTAACTACGGCACTAGATAATTTTATCCCTCTATACCATGGGGATTCTATAGTATTACCATGTTTATCTAGTTTATGTCCGAGATTAATATCCACATTTGTAGTTCCTCCTCCACCAAAATAATTTCCTTTGGATGTGGATACCCAATTTGTATCATAAGCTAATTCTATGACCTCACCTTCCAATAAACTAATAAGTCCAGTATCAATTACAATAGGAATTTGTCTTTTAAAAATAGTGGTCGCCGAGACACCATCAGTAATACATGTATTGTACGTGTTAGAAAATTTATCATTTTCATTCACGTCCAAAGTTAAATAGTGGTTGGCATCACCATCCTCTGTTGACCTTAATACTTTAACTGTTTGTAATGTGGTTGGTGTACCGGATATAATACTATCAGTTGTACCAGTACCTACCCTATATTTCAACAATGAGGTGGTAAAATTAAATGTTAATAAACCACTCTCAGGTGGGTCGGTTTCTTTCCTGTCCGCTAATTTTATATATCTAGGACCCGTATTTAATTTAAACTTAGTATCTTGTAAAGTAGTAGCAGTTTCTTCCACACCTCCTTGTATAATAGAAGTATTTATTAATCTTTTTATCTCATAGTCATTTTGGGGGTAAATTCCAGTTGTGGCGGTAACACCACTAGGTGCTAATCTACTTACATAATCACACCATTTTGTATCCGTATATGTAACATTTAAAAAGGCTTTGTATGTGAATCTATATATACCGTTACTTTTAACCCTATAAGTCATATAGTGTTGTGGGTTATCGTTATTTAACCCTAGTGACCCATTAGGGTTACTAGCGTAAACTTCACCAAAGGCATATGGTTTGTATTGTTTATTTATATCACCAATCATAGGTAATACAACTTCTCTATCTATATTACTTATTGGTATTGTTGTGGTTCCGGTACTTGCGGAATGTGCAGAAAAAGAAGAAGCACTTATATGTAAATCATAAGTATTATCAGCTTCATATATATCGGTAGTCGTTGCTGTAAATGCTGAATATAAACCACTATTTTTCTTACCTACAGTACTTAAATAAAAATCTGTAGATGTATTTGCACTAATGGGTGCATAATTATATAACCCAATTAGTACTTGTCTTCTAGGTTCACCACTATCTTTTCCGGTAACTGGTCCTAGGTTAGAGTCTATGTGGAAATACCCTTTATATGCTTCACCATTTAATCTGGTGTATTGGGTTCCATCACTGTATAGACCATTCTGTTTTCCTTTATTTGTATTATCTACTTTAGTTTTCTTTCTGGGGCAGATTAAAATACTTTTAATATAATTATCGGAGTCATAACTAAATTTAACATCATTATATTCATCTAGGGTACTTCTTTCTATCCATTGAGATATCTTACTGTAGGTTTTTTTCATGCCTCTAACTGTGTTGGTTCCCTCTGCACTAGTATTCATTAGTGGGTAAGTTTCTATATTACCTATTTGTTGTTGTTTTAGTTTTTCACTAAAAGCAATTAATTGTTCTCTATTATTAAATTTAAGAGAAATACATTTATTAGCACTCGACACTATCTCATTATCTCTTAATTCATTTATCCACCCTAAAGGATAAATTTCTTTACCATTTTTTATAACTTTTTTAGTTGTTTTTATCTTACCATCTTCAACAACACGTGAAATATTATAAGGAATTTCTATTATATTATTTTTTGTTAACTTTAACTTATCTAAATTAGTATTAAGGTTCTTTGGGTTTTGGATGGTATAGACATTACTTTCTATTAAAGTGATTGAGTCGGCGTCTACATTTTGTGGTGTAAGTACTTTTTTATAATCATACATCACTTTACGAGACGCTAAATCATTACTAGTTAAGGGTATATAGGTAGTCTCTAAGGAAATATTAGGGGTTGTATTGATAATTTGTTTTGTATTTTTTACGTCTAGTGTTTCTCCCTCTATTATTATTATGTTTTCCTTATATAATTTAAACCCTAATGACTGTATGTATTGACCCCCTGATTCTATATGTATATCCATATCAAAAGAAATACCAGCTGATATATTTTTAGTTATATTTGCACCGGGTAATACCATTTGTAATGAGTGATTTTTTCCCATTACCCCATTTTCAAATGGTAATAAAGCACCGACCCCTCTAGAATTATTTTTAGGTATAGTAGTAGAAAAATAATTAGGGTGTGATAAAAATGCTCCTACACCATTACCTCTAATACTTTCAAACCCATACACACCTTTACTATTTTTAAAAACTTCTAAAAACATATCCGACTTTCTTAACCCAAATAGATTTAAAGTATTTTCTATTTTTAAATTATCACCCCTAAATCTTAAAAACATTCTTTCACCAATCTCGGTAACCAAACAAATAGCTTCTACCATAATCTGAGTATCATACTCTATAACCATACATTTTTTCTTATTGTATGAGTGACTTGTGGTATTACCCACTGTATTAGAAACAAAAAATAAAAATTTTATTCTTTCCCCTAATATTCTTAAGTCTATATTTGTTTTATATGATTTATTTGCCATAACTTTTAATAACTACCACCCATTCTCCCAGAGTGGTTCACTTGACTACTAGTATTTATAGTGGTACCACCCTCAATTCCGCCTCTTTGTGTACTTGGTCTAGGGGTTAATCGATAACTTTCTAACCATGTTGTATCTCCACCACGTAGCTCCTTCATACCATGTATACATAATAAATTACTAGTACTACCTTTTTTTGTAAATACGGATTTATCTATATATTCTTTTTTATTACTATGAAACTTATTAGCGAGTTTATTGGTTTCTTTACTCGTTAAGGCACCACCAAATGTCTTTCCTTGGTTATCTATATTATAAGAATTTGCGTAAGTGGAACGTGGAATTACAAGAGCCCCACTTAATAAATTATTATAGAACGTTGTACCTGACTGTGGGGGTGCTGCTATTCTTAATGATGGTGGGGCACTCATAAATTGTGGTGCGGGAAACCCAGTAAATCCTGTACTGGATACTAAAAGTGTAGAACTTAATACTGTAGATAGACTTGTCCCTGTAACATTAAAACATTGGTATACAAACTTATCTCTATGAAAAGCAGAGTTTTGTATTTTAACTCCACTTGTCCATAATGTAGTGGCTGGAACCATTTGTTCGATAATCTTTATCCAATAGTCTCCCATCGATTGTGCATACTCAATCATTTTATTATATGTGTACTTATTATTTTCCCCACAACTTTTATAGAGATAGTCTAGATATATTTTTTGTAAGGTAGGATATCCCCCTGTTTTACCATCATTTATGGTCATTCGATTTTTGGCATCAATAAACACTTTCCAAAAATGGTCTTTAAACGTTTTAAAGTCGGTAGTTTTTGCGTTAATTTTTGGGTTTGTGGAGTCCCACCTTCCTCCTGTGGTAGGATATGGATAAGGTAATGTTCCCCCACTAAAAAAACAGTCTGATTGGGCTGATTGTTTCCACACATCATATGTTAGTCCTTGCCCAATATTTAATCCTAATTCAACATTTTTAACATTTAGAACTAACTTTTCATTTTGTGTTTGGTAGTACGCGTCTCTATTATTAAAGGAGTAATCCCTATACTGGGTACCTTCCTTTAGAACCCAAGATTTTTTATCGTCTATCATTCTGGTTAATCCAAAACCAAATGACATATGTGGAAACCTTCTAAACCTATCTAAATAAGGACATTTTACTGAATTAGAATACTGTCCGAGTGTCCAAAAACCACCCCATGTAAATTCACTAAATTTATTTACTATGTTTGGGGTACATCCTGTAAGGGTGGATGCACTAATGTTAATTACTAATTCCGACTTATGTTTATCCGTCATTTCAAACCATCCTGCTCCTCTCTGGAAAAAATAGTTATTAGTGATTCGAGGAGTTGTTGGATATCCCTGACTATCAATAGGATAATCTACGAGTGTAAATGGGTTTTGTGTTGTTCCGGTAGAATAGTAGTATTGCCCAAATGGTATGCTATAATTTATAGTAGTAGTGGTATATGACCCTCCGGATATTTTTTGCCATTGGTTTGTAAATTTACTTTCTACCTTTTCGTAGGAAGGTTCTGTAACTGCGTTTGGTTGAGAGGCCCAAACAAATTTAACCCCTGAGTCTAATTTAATTGGTGCATCTGCTAATACAACATACTCATTAAACTCAACTAGTGCTTCAGGTGCACCTAAAAGTCCTAATAAAAATTCTATAGATTTTCTTGTTCCTTTAGATTTAAATAGGTATCCTGTATTGAGTAATATTCTTCTATATAATTCTATGTCCAGTTCTGCAGGTGTTTTGGATACACTTGTTCCGGAATACTGTGGTGTGTTTACACCTAAGACACTGTCTAAGAAGGTAGTGTTGTTTAGTGTACTTGGTGTAGACCATCCTAAAGTTTGTGCAAAATTCTTGATGAGTTCATTAGGTATATTATTTTCACCATCATAACTCACATTAGTCATATAAGATATTCCATCTACAAAAGTTTTGATGTCATCAAAACTTCTCCCATATATCTGTAATGTTTTTTCTATTTTTTGGTTAGTACCATCAAATTCTTTTAATATAGGTGAAGTTAAAAATCTAGAAATTAAATTTGTTTTTTCTTGGTCTAACTCTTCACCTAACTCAGATAATGATATTAGGTAGTTAGTATAATTTTCAGTTGTGGTATCTATATTGACATTATCCTCTAGTGGCCATGTCTTTTTTATTTTATCATAATATTTAACACCTTCAGTGGTTTCTTTAATGGTATTAAATGTAGCCGTGTATATGGGTGAAACTCCTCTATTAACCAAAAATGCTTCTATACTCTGGAATTTTTTAAATTCTTCTTCTGTTTGTTGTTGGGTGGGTTTAATATAAAATGTATTGGTTGTTAGTGTTGGGGATGCACCAGCTAGTGTTGATACATTAAACGGGTTCCCTTTAACAGTAAAAACTAGATAATTATTATTTGTGTTTTGTGGTTCTAGGTTGGTTATCCTATATTCTTTTTCACCCACTTTCCCACTAAAACTTAATGAGTATTTTTTAAATTCTTTAGTTAGGTTTCTTAATGAGGACGTGGTTCCATCTGCTATATTTATCAAAGTATTTGCAGAAATCCCAAACATTTCAAAATTATTCAATATTTGTTCTGGACTAATATTTTCATTCATCTGATTTCCGTTGGTAGTAAATTCTATACTAAATGGGTTAGATAAGATATTAACATTAGTTTTAAATGTCGTTTCTTCTGTCGCTAAGTTATATAATATATCATATGCTGTAGTATTACCTGGTAAGTAATTAGTATCTATCCCATCAACAAATAAAGCTCCTGGAAAAAAATTAACTATATTTTGGACCGCAATAGATAATCTTTTCTTTAATGACCCATATAAAACAAAACTAGAAATATCACTTATATTGTTATTGACAAACACCTCAAGATTATTACTAGATAATTGTTGTGCTAGAGCTAAATTTTCTATATTTAGTGATTCTAGGGTTATTGGGGTGGAGAATGTACCTACATTATATTCTGGTGAGTTTGGTTTACCGTAGGGTGGCATACTATAGAAATTACCCAGTGTCATTTGTTGGCTACCCATAAATTGGTTACCTACAAGATAGTCACTAAATGTATCCCCTCCGTGATTAGGGGCCGGTGGGTATCTAAATCTATTACTAGCCATAATTTTTAAAAGTTAGTTATTGTACCAAACATTTGACTAAAATCAATATTGTTTCCTCTATTTTGTTTAATTTCGAATAATTGTCCGTTAAATTGGTCTCTAACCTCATATAAATCATATTGCATGTATATGTTATCCGCACCACTTAAATCATAAAGGGTGTAAATTCCACTATCTATAGATTTTGCTTGATTACCATAAAGTGCAATAGCTAGAGTGTCGAAATCATGGTCTACCATTTCTATATCAAGTACTATAGGGTTAAAATAAGTGTTTGTGATTATTACAGATTGTCCTGGTTGTCCTATAAATGGTATTGCGTTAGGGTTATTAGATGGTGCACTGGTTGGTGTTAGTGTACAATATACTAAATTAGTTTTTGCGTTTGTATAAACATATCTAGGTGATGTTTGATTTGGGTTGGTGTTATTTTGTTCTACTGTCGCACAATAAAAATTAGAGGTAACTATCCTAAAAAAGTTATTAATTTTTGCACCACTGTCTGAATCTAGATATTCTATTCTATACCCCACTAAATCCATAGGGGAAAACCTATTTCTATACTGTAGTGGTATCGAGTTAAGGTCAAATACAAGTCCTTTTACATTTGGTAGTGACGATAAAATCCCACAATCCAATATTGTTGTTCTGATTTCTACTGGTCTAATATATACCGTATAAATCCCTCTACTAGCGAATACTGCTGAGGGTAATTGTAAATCGTAAAGTCCCCCCAAAATTTCACCTGCGGGTCCTCCAGTTTGAGTAGGTGAAGCGTGGAGTATTGGGGTTAATACTGTGGTTGCTGGTACCTCATAGACTGAAGGTGCTGCTGATGAGTCTCTACTAGCTTGTTGATGAACAAGTATTTGTACGTCTTCTACTTTTACATCTGCTGGTCTCTTAATTCCGTATGCTCCTAATGCCATAATTTATGGTTGTTTTTCTACTTTATAGTATCCGTATCCGTGTAATTCTAATTCACCTATACTGTTTATTTGTCCTAACCTTTGTGCTTTCTCAAAAACTGTCACTTTACCTCTTTCAATAAATATATTTGACCTTACTTCTGGTCTTTGTACCATATTCATTAAAACCTCTAATTTAGTTAAAGGTAATATACATCCCGTTACTTTTACTTCACTCAGTCCCATTACTTATTTTATAATAAATATCATAACACTTATTTATCTACTGTTTCTATTAGTGGAAAATGTTTTTTGTACTCACTTAAGTAAATCTCGTCATCATATTTAAATCCAGTATTGATTCTTTGGATTTGTTTTGCGGAAGGAAATTGTAGTCTGGTAACCCATAATCCATTTATAACCTCTTCATCAATATTCCAATTAGATACTATAACACCGTCTCTTTTAACATGAGGTGCGTAAGATAATCCTACTTTTTCAAAACTGTAAGGTTTACAATTTTTTATACCTCCTCTATAACAAACTTTGTTTAATTCCACATTTTTTTTATTCTGGTAATAAACATCTATATAAAAATCACATTGTTCTAATGCTATTGTAGATAGATGTACCAGTGTATCTCTAATTAATTCTAAACTATTATTTCCGTTATCAATTAAAATAATATCTATATCCCAAGTTTGCCAAGGTAGATTATTATTAATATAGTTAGGGAAAGAACCTGTTAGTAGGAAATCAAATTTATTAAAATACTCTTCTTTTTCTATTATATTTAACCACTTTTCAAATCTTTTAATGGTAGGCCTATAAAGTTTTTTAGTTACTTTAATGGGGCCTACTTCAAATTTAAAAACCTTACCCCATTCTTTTTCTAGTGGTGTACTTATTTTTTCCATTATCTTTTTTAGGGTATTTTTTTATGTGGTACACAATTACATACTTCCTTATCCCAAAATTTTCCTGCTGCACATTCTCTTTCCATACATCTTTCTCTGGTTTCAATAACACAGTCACATAATTTCCATGACCAGGTCCAACCATTCTCACATTCCTTATCTTGTACACAACCATCATCATGGGCCCAGTCCTCGTGTGGGATATCGTTTGGGAGAACACAATCACATATCGGTTGTCCTGCCCACACATAAGGTGAGTCACATACCTTAACTTGTACACAACCATCTCGTACCTTACATTTTGAAAGTGGTACTGGAACCCAACCAACACCTAACCAAAATTCACAATCACACGGATTTGCGTTTGATTGTAGGAGTGTATACGAGCTCGTCATTGACATTGCATCAGATAATCCTGGTTCCCAATTAGTATTTTGACAACATTGTTTACATTCTTCCTGTTGGTTACAGTTAATTTGACATGTTGGTAAATCTACATAAACTCCATTTGGGTTTGGTACGCATCCCATATTATTTGGGTTCCCCAACGTTGCTTGTCGTTTACAATCATATCTCTTGTTTCTTATAGGGACACTTGGTACACAATCTTTATCACATGGGAAATATACAACTTGTGCCATAGGATTTTGACCAAAGGCAGACATTAGTGTTGGCCAATCAAGTGGATTTCCTCCAGGGTGTTGTGACATACACCATAAGTATTCCATATAATCATCTGTCGGAGATAGGTTGAGATATGTTGTCGGTGTTGAGTGTGTGTTACAAACAACAAAACAACACCCGTTATGCATAACAACGTTACCCTGTTGACCGGTAGGTGTGTAAGTGCCTGGTGTCCATACTGGAATTGGGAGGGTGGGTGTGGCAGTGATATTAGCCGTCTGCCAGGTACTGGTATTGTGGTCATAGTAATCGAAGGTAATCGCACCAGGACCACAGTCCTTGCAAATTGGATTCGAGCCACCAGGACCACATGGGTCTCCATTTATATCTTGTTTACAATCTGCCCATGTTACTGGTATAGACCCAACACCACCAACACTCACACCAAGATTGAGTGATGGTTGATGTTTGGCGGCACATCCGTTAATATTTCCTGAACCACCAGGACCTGAACCACCAGGACCGTTCGGGACACAATCACATATTGGGTTTCCGAACCAAGTTTCATTAGGAGCACAAGGTTGTGGTATGCACGGATTAGCTTTCGATTTGGATTGTTGTATATTTGGCTTCATACACTTACATATTGGGAATGGATGCCATACCTCCCCAGCCACTTTACATAGTTGTGGTGGTGTGTTTGGTGTACACGGATTGAGAACGGTAGGGTCTTCAACACAACAATAACAACAGTTGTCTGCAGGGTCTACCACACAATCATTAATATCATACACATGCCATGGAGGATTAAAAGTAGCACTCCATACACCCTCATACTGTACTGGTCCGGTGAGATAACCAGCTAAACTAACTGCACAATCATCACACCCTTGTATACAAACTGCTTGACACGCTGCTAATGCTCCTGGACCTTGGAACGTAGCACCTGCGGTATTATTAGGGTTACAAACACACGTTCCGGGACAATTATCACAATCATACCCTTTTACTGTTCCTACACAACTAGGGTCACAAGGCCACCATGGACAAAAAACTTGTTGTATTGTTGCACATGGACCTGGAGCTGAATTATATGAACCATCAGCAAAATAACCGTTAATGTGGTTATTATACACAATACTTGGTGAGTAGGTTAGAAGTGGGCTTCCTGGCCCTAACATATTAACCCCACTATGATTTGTCGTTTGAATAAGTGCGTAACAACAACCATCCAATGGGTCTTCTACCACATCTAAGTATACGTAGTTATTCGTTCCTGTAACCCATAAACCCCTATCCACAATTGGTGCTAGGGTTACACCATTTGTAGAAGCTATACCTAGCCCACCTAGGGGACCGTAATGTTTACCTGTTGTATGGATTAGCTGTGCTCCATCACATGTTTTACAATTTCCATAAATTTTTTCACAACAGTTTGGGTGTGGGACTACTGCAGGTATACTATGTTCACAATTATATAAACTGGTATAGAATCCAAATATTGATTGTACGCACGTACAATTACCATTCCCCGGGTCTTTACAATCCCATTTTGTAACCCCACTGTAACAACATAGACTTTGTTGAGCTTCACAGTCTCCAGATGTAGGCCATGCACCTGTTGATGTTTGTACACACTCACACCCTATGGTACCTCCGAAATCTATACACTCCCAATAATGTGTGTAGCTTACTCCTGTCCAACAACAATTGGAGACTGGTGTTGATTGACAATCAAATAGACTAGTAAAAGAATTAATCGTTGGTGAGGGGTCTAGTACACACAGACAGTTACCCCCAGGTTGTAATTCACATTTCCAGTAGTCTGGCATTGTAGTACCTGAACAACAAGTATTTGGGTCAGTTTGACAATCAAGTAGTGCGTTTGGTCCGGTATAAGGTCCTCCTGGTGTTTGTATGCAGTCACACACATCAGGTATTCCGAATGATGGAGATGGAGCTGTTACTATACAGGCATATTCTGGTTCTTGTATTTCACAACAATTAACAGCGTTATAACAATCTATTTGGGTGGCAAACCCAGTTAATATATTAGGTTGGAATACGCAGGTACAGTTAGTTTGTCCTGGACAATACCAGGTACCACAACAAGGTACGTTATTTAGAAGTGATTGACAATCTCCAAGATTAGTGAATTGTCCTCCTGGTCCATTAACTGCTACACAATCACATGTACTTTGAGTACACTCACATGGGTCTATCGTAATGGTAATACACTTTGGTAGTGAACCTGGCATCGACCCAATTGCTAGCCATATTGCTTCACATACTTCGTCAAAAGTACTAGTTAGACTTACCAGGGTACCACTGTAATCCACAACACCTACACTTACCAGAGCTGCAATAAGTTGGGACCAGGATACATAATCTTGTGGGATGCCGTATTGCATTGCCATATCACTATCTATGCTGAGAAAACCTCCCGCAATAGCTAGGGGAAATCCATTATATAGACAAGGGTTTGCTGGATAACCTACTGGCCATCCACCATATGGAAATTTAATTGTAAATATATTAGTTGATTGAAGATTTGGTGTCCCCAGTGGGTCCGCTAATCTCCTTACTACATCATTTTGAGATAAAAATACTGTGGTTGGTACTATTAAATTCATTAGATTACCATTTGTATCATACTCACAACTATCGAAGATTGCTCCTGGAATACAATTATATGTAATTATTTGGACATTTACACATCCTGCGTCACAAGGTATCCACGCCAAACTTCCAGTACCACCACCTGGCCAAACTGGGTTACCTAACCCAACATCATTAACATACGCTGTATAATAGAAAGAAGGATTCCATGTCCAGTTAGTTGTTATACCTCCTGTTTCATTAGCTCCCCAAACACAAACATAACAACAGTCATCACCATCAAAAAGTTCACTAACAACATCTCCCGTATTATATTGGGTACCTGCTACCCATGCTAGTGCACTAGTGGTAAACGTAGGTATAGGGGTACTCATTGTTATCCATGTACTACTTCCCACATCATATGCGGAATATGTTATAGGACTATTTAAAAAACAATCATAACATCTACAACAAGACCCAGCATCATATAAAAGGTTGACAGCTGTACTAAGATAGAATTGACAGTCTGCCATCGTAGTAAATGGATAAGGTGCAAGACAATTAGGTGTTAATGTATTTACAAAAGTACAATCACATTGTCCTCCGGTTGGTGTACAATCCCCACATACAAAATTACATTCCCCATCACATCCTGCTATGGTATGGAAACTTACACAACCCACACCATCACTTGTAACTGGGTTGGTCCCCGCTACATACGCCCCCATATATGATAGACACCCATCTACTGCATGACAACAATATTCAGTAATCGGTGCTGCACAAGGATATGGAGTTGTATTTTGTTGGCAGTCATAAGGTGATAGGTAACTACTTCCATATTGACAGGCAGTACCTGCACTACAGAATTGGTCACCCCAACTACATATTGTGACAGCGGGGTCTCCACATAAATCACAAATACCTGAACCTGGAGGTGCACAATCACAACAGAATCTACACTTTTCTTGACATTGTTGTATTGTTGGGAATCCTTGTCCCGTAGGATTATTCCCTAAGACTACCGCGTCATGATAATTATTTGCCGGGTCTGCAGGTCCTGTAGCTCCTTGTCCTATCGCCATAGCTTGATATGCTGGAACTTGGCTGGACATATATACACTGTCTACACAAGGGACTGCTCCCAATGTGTTATAATATCCTGCGTCTGCACCTGCCCAATCACACCAGTACTCTACAGTACCATTAACACATTCACAATTAGTATTAGCGACGCTACATGCTAATGCCGATGGATATGTAGTAGCTGCTATCGATAATGCATTAAATATACATATTTGTGGTCCTGTTGGGTCACATTCCCATGTGCACCAGGCTTGACATTGACCCATTGATGTGAAAGGTCCTGGAGGACCACTCGTTACTACGTAACATCCTGTACCACCAACACATGGATTTCCATTTACCGTTGGGCAATTACATGTATCATCACAAGCGTATGTAAATCCTGAGGTGTCACAACAATCTACACCAGCATTTACCCCCAACACACAATCATCGAACGATGAATATTGCCACCAAAATGAACCACTAGTATTAAATATAAGTCCTGGTTGTACTGGTGGATAAGTCATTGGCCAAGTTGAGTACCATCCGGTACCTGCAATCCAGCCATTAACACCTCCCAGAGCCCCTGGGGAGTATATATCATTTAAATAATCTTGTAATACGGTACAACTTGTAACTTCAGCAAGTGGATTTGGGTCTGCACAATAACAATCTGCTCTACACTGGTCATATCCTGGATATGCTGGTGTGTCACACATAGGATTATCATAACAATTCATTTGTGTTGCCCATATAGACGGGTTCATCCCACCTGGATTAAAAACACAAGTAGAAGCTAAACAACCTGCCGTACTACAAGAATACGTTACAGGTGGAACATGACCACTACAAGGTCCACATGGGTCACCTACTATATTTGATGGTGGAGAAGGGAACGTAGCTGGTAACCTTTCACAAGTTTGCCAACAGTTGGGTTGACCATTACTGTATGGTCCATCATCTGGTGGTGAACTACTACAATCAAACACACCACTCCCAAATACTTGTGATAATGGGTCATATGGACATGTACATATCCAACAACAGTCTGGTGTATTACCATCACCGTAACTTACAGTATCTCCTTCTAAATAAATTCCTACGTTCCAAGGTCCTTCCCAACTAGGCACTAATATACTACCATTTTGTGCTATCCAAGTATCACATGCACATATACATGAGTTTTCTGGTGGGACACAACACATCATTTCATTAGAAGGGGCGGGTTGTGGACATAATGAATTTATACAATCTATCATATCACAATATGGGTGATTTGGATGGTCTTGAATACAACCAGCTAATCCCGTATTAGCTCCTGCATTATTAATATATAAGGGACTACAACAATTAGAAGGTTGTCCACCCCCGAAATCACTATACACATCTGGTACTGACTGTGAATACCACCAACATGGGTAAGTACCACCACCACCACCTTGTAACGCTGGATTAACTGAAGGGGTAATACCAAAATAACCAGGGTCATAAACAGCTGGGTCTTCTTCACATACAGCCCAACAACACTCGGTGGCCAAACAACATTCTTCTACAGTGGTATACCCCGTAGGGTTACCCGCAGCGTCTGTTGGTGACCCTAAACTCCATGTTGCATTTTGTTGTGCCATATGCCACAAACTTGGGTATGAACTACATCCACCCATCTGTGTTCCATCAATAGAGGATATAAAGCAATCAATACCACCTTCACAAGTACACGCGGATAGACAATTAGTTTGGTATAAGTAGGTTAATGGGTCTCCTGGGTTTACTGGGATACCTTCATTTGGTGGCCAATGGGGACAACCGGCTAGACCTGTAATAGGGTCGTGGTATAAATCACAATTTATATTTACCCCTGTTGTTGTTGCGGTACAGTCACATATGTAACAGTCAGTAACACAAGAACAATTCATTTCACAATCAAGTAATCCTTGTGGGGTGTAGGGGTATCCCACACCAAGTTGGTATACCTCGACACAGGGTTCACAAACAGGGTCACATATCCAACCACATGGGGTTGTCCCATAACCCGCCCATTGTGGATTAGCAGCCCAACAATCACCTGGTGTTGGCCACCCTGCACCAGCAAATGCGGGAATACACCCATCTTCACAATTATAAACCCATATTGTATAATCACAACATGCAGTAGCAATCCCTACCACACCTAAATTACAATCGTTAATGTCGTATGGGTTAGGTGTTGTAAGAGGGCTTACGAACCATAAAGCATAATTAGACGCTATGTAATCAATCATATTTGAGAAAGGTGCTGGGTTTGTACCAGCGGCAGCAATAACGGGTAATACCACACTACTATAATATCCTGGGGTTCCATTTAAGTTATCCTCAGCACATGAAAGTGAAACACAACAATTATTAGATGACGCTATCTGAGTAGTACACGAAAATGCTGGTGGGTTACACCACGCATTACAATCTAGCTCAGAGTCAAAAACTGGACCTTGTAAGGGGTCTAAACCACTTGGGTCATTATATAATGGATGAGCTGAAGTTATCCCTGTACACCCTTGACATGAATACTGGTCAGTACATATATACCTATCTTCACAACACTCACCATTTAAAAAATCGTCAAAACAATCATTGTATGAGGTATAACCTATAGTTGTACATGGTCCAGTACTGGTAGACCCAGTTCCAGGAACCAGTTCACACGCTACAGTTCCAGCTGTCAAAGCGGATACTGGTGGGCATATCCAACTAGAACACCCTATGTAATCCCAATATGCGTTATTAGTTAGTCCTGTTGGTGGTGGTAGTGTTCCTGTTTGTAATGCTCTATAACAATTACCGAATTGACTAACCGTAAATGTTCCTGCAGTATAATTGTTACCATTACTATAAACCCCTGCAGGTCCTGGAGGACCAAATGTAGGATATGCGTTTAACCAGTTTGTTGGGTCATAACAAGGTATTGCGGTATAATCAGGACAACTTTCACATTCTGGCGTACACGCTTCCCAAATATGTTCAGTTGGTTGTCCATTATACCACCACACACCTTGGAATGTATCTGTTGGTTTTACTCCTGCCCATGGGGAAAGAGTAGTAGCGCTTTGTGTTATATCTTTTACTGCCATATAACAACAACATTCCCCCCAAGTACTATCAAAAACAATATCCCCAACAACATAATTAGTAGTAGGTAACCACTCCCCATGTTGGGCATTAAACGTTATGGATTCTGGTAAAAATGTAATCCTATCAATATATTCATCTTTTGTTTCACAATATGTACAATCCCCTAGTTCACATTTAACACAATCAAATGCTGCAAACGCAAACGCGTCTAACCCGCAACTTACAGCTTCATAGAGAGTAACACCATTACTAAAATCATAAAAGGTTATTGGTGTGTTGGTTCCAATACTAATTGTATATGCCGTATATTGTGCATTTACTTGTGTTATTTTACCAGAAACTCCTTGTACTAATGTATTAGTGATTGGATTTAAAACCTGCCCCATAAGAGGTACTGTGATACCTTGTTGGTATCCTGGTGGTAAGCCCGCAGTACTTGATGTTGTATAGTTTTGGAATGCTCCTAATAAACTTTCGGTATTTCCTGTGACATCAAAACAGTCATTATTATTTCCCCCAGCAAAGATAGGTGACATTCCACTATATTGCATTATATCCGTACCGGAATCTAATGGGGTAGATGGGTAAGCTCCAAAATAAGAATTAGTTCCAACTGGACCATTAGGTCCAATAACTGGGGACACAAAAGAAGGTATATTTCCTGTCGCTAATAATGCGTTATAATTCATGAAGGGGACAGTAATCATTTGTGACACCGAAGTAGGTCCCCATGGACTTTCATGGGTTATGGTAATTTTTCGAGAACCAACCCCACCATAAGTATGGTCTACCGGATTTGTCAAATTAGGAAATTGTAAAGTTTCACAACAAGGGTCACCAAATGAATTAACACATGGGGGGACAGGACAATTACAATTACAATCACCCCAATTTATAGTATATGGTGAATCCTGAAATGTTTTATAATAACCAAAATCTGTAGAGTTAAATATTTTTATTTTATTTCCCGCAGTCGTAGTCGCTGTAACAACAAAATTAGAAAAAATATCTTTTTGTCCAATATTCCCATCCCAAATATCGTAGTGACCAATATCATTAAAATCTTGGTCTAATAGAATAGGTATTTGGTTTAAGTTTGTACCTAAAGGGTTTTGACAAAAACAAGAATTAGAATTCGGCATTAGATTAGCCGATGTTTGAGTGTTTAGTGGTTGTGATAGTGTTGAGTTGGTTAAGTCAAAAACACTTATCATATCATTATAACTTTCACCCGTAAATGTTTGGACCCCCATTTGGATTAGATTTAGCCCCGTAAATAAAATATATGGGTGAGATGAGGAATCTATACAAAATGGGTCTGGGGAAGGGAACATTGGTAACACTACTGTGTCATTTAAAATCACACATGGATTAGCTATAGAGCACCCTGTTAGTTCTTGTGGGAAATTATTCATATCCCCCTCTAATGCATCCCTAACTTGACTAAAGGTAGAATTAAACATGGTTATTCCAGAACAATTAGTACTCAAGTTTATAGGCCAAAAATCTGTCCCTCCTGTACAGGGCACTGTCCAATATATACTTGGGTTGGTTCTTTTTATTCGGTATTTATATACTTCCATATATTAAGGGTTTACATATTCATAAAATTTTATTGGTACCGCATTTGGTACTTGTGGTGTGTTTGGTACAGCGTCTGCAGGTGTCCCACCTGGAAGTCCTGTCCCCGCAACCCCACCAGTATTGGTGAGCATCGCGACTTCATTGAACTTAGTCACCACATACCTATATTTTGGTATAATTGTGGAAGTATTGGATGGTCCAATGAAAAGTTTTACTTTATAATAAAACCAATCTAAATTATTAAGAACTAACCCATTATTAATTTGACTTGGTGTTGGGTTGTCATTTATCATATTCGTTACCTTACCAGTTTTTGCATTAAAGAATTTACAAGACATATAAAAAGTATCAATGGGTGTCAATTCTCTATCTTTTAACCATTGTATATAGAAATTCTCATTTTTACCTTTTAATGGACTTAATATCGCTGTTGGTACGTATACCCCATAGGTAGGTGGAATAATGTCATTTGCGATTTGTGAGTAGTACTCTATCGGGTCTTCTAGTTCGTCAACTTCTGTTGTTACTTTTATACAATTATTTAATGGCATTATATTGGTAAACATTATTTTTTGTTCTTCTTTTTTAGGTGAGTCGTAAAAATCAAATTTAAAAAAGCTTTTAGTAAATGCCTTCTTTGGTTTTGCTAAATCTTTGTTTAGGTACCCAACAACATTAAATGTATGGGGGTTTCCACCTGTGCCAGTATACCATTGATTTGCAGCATCCCAAAAATGAAATTTATACGATATTGTATTACTACCTCCTGAGCCCACTGGAGCTGCATTATTTTTATATGCATATCTTGTAGTTTCATAATCTTGTATAACATTTATATTATCTTGTAATTCTACTTCTTCCCAAGTTTTGATTAATTCTTCTTGGCCTATTTCTTCAAAAGTTTGACCTATAGGTATAGTGACAGATTTATCACTTAAAGAAGCTTTTATTTGTATTCTATTGACAGCCATCAGTGTATTCAGATAATATGTTTATGCTACCAGAACTATATGGTATTAATGCGGGTCCTACAGCCTCTATTGTAAATTCTAGATTTAGGTACGGATAATGTGCATCATTTAGATAGGGATAACTAACACCGTTTGTACCATCTTCATAAAATTCAATAGGTAAAATTTCTCTCCACCTAAATGTTTCCTCTGATGAAGAATAAACAGCATACTGGGGTGATGTAAATAAACTATCATTATAACTTATATAATTAGAGAATTTTTTTAAAGATATTTTATGGTGTGGTTGGTATTTGTAAATGGTGGGCACAAAATCATATGGTGTTCCTCCTGACATATATAATGTGTCCCTATTAAACTTTAGAGAATGACCTATATTAGAGATTACTCTTTCTTTTAATTCAAATGGGTTGTATTCCGCAAATGCACCTCTAAAAGTACTTCCACTAACTGGTAATGGAGTAACACCCAAAGTACCGTTTTGTGTTAAATTTATGGGATTAAGTGTATTATCTACAAATGGGTCAACTGTCCCATTTTTCTTAAAATTCCAACCCCAACCAAAACCAGCTGGACTAGACACCCCACCTGGATTCCAGTCCCAAATTAAATTTCTATTTGTGGTTAAAATGGTTAAATACACATCAGTTAAAGGGCGGTTTAAATTATCATAATAATTATCAATGTTTATATTTTGGTTTGAGTTCCATAAATAAGATTCGTATTGTTCTTTTATTATAGTTTTTTCTATATTATCTGGTGTTCTCTTTGCTCTATATACTCTACCTTTTTTAGCGTATATTCCCAATTCAAATCCAGTTCTATCAAAAGTATAATCGTTAGGGTTAGTTATTAATTTGTGAATCTGTGTATAATATTCTGACCTTGTTTCATTAGGGTTATCTATATTTATTATTCTTTTTAAGGTCCCTACTGGACCATTAGCTGGTATAGATGCTACGTCTAGCCCGTTGGTTTGAACATTTATGATATAATTTTCCGAGTTTGCTAAATTATTACCTAACGAATCTACTTTAAATGTGTTTTGTGGAGGTGCGGGTGTACTTGTGCCCATTATAACAGGGTTGAATATAGAAGTTATGGGAACATCAACCATTAATGTTGCTCCACCCCCAAATACTAAAGCTGTAGATTGTAACTCAACATATTCCCCAGGTAGTATACCATGTGGTACTGGTGTAATTAATTGTAAAACTTCTTTCCCGTCTATGGTATTAGTTGTGGGTTGGAATGGGATTCCGTCTCCTGCAATGAAACTCAGTCCTGATGAGGTTCCATAGTCTATATAGTACTCCATTGTTTGTCCACTATCCGCATCGTGAATATAAGAAATATATTGTACCCAATTATCCTGATATGCTAATAATGGTTCCCAACCATTTAAACTAGCATTAATACCAAATCTTTTTTCTGGCATAAATGAGAACGTAGAAGCTGGGGTTAATCCAACACAACTTCCTGGTGGTACCCCCCCTACTTGTGGACACCCTGTCCAGTCAGGTAAAAAATACATGGATGTTTTAAAATCTTGTTCATTTGTTTCTCCTGTAACAATATTATTATATAAAATATCTATTTTACCATGGAGCCTATAATTTGTGCAATACTCCCGTTCAAAATCGAATTGGTCTCTTAAATCTAAAACTAGGTTTCTGTCTCCTTGTGTTAACTCTTTCGTAGTAGATTCTAGGAAAGGGTGCACAACCATTTCTACATTGGATGACCCAGCAAATCTAGATTCTCCTCTTACTATTCTTATATTTTTTTCGTTACTCATTATATTACGTTATCTGCCATTTCTTCATCAATATATTTTCTTACAAATGTGTTAAAAGATGTTTGTCCAGGTCTTAATCCAAAATAATAAAATAGTGGTTGTGAAAAAACAACACTTTTGGAACTAGCTGGTGTTAATACTGGGTAATCTGGGAACCCTAGTTGACCTGACGTACCTGAAAATGGTGGGTTACCCATATTGCTTTGGTAATTCCCATCAAAAATAAGGGGTGGAGCACCACCTAAATTTCCTACGGGATGCATATTACTATCGTCTCCCCATGCTACATTACCCGTTGATAACGCAGGTAAGATAGACATTGCTGGTCCTGGTACACCATATACATATCTATATTTACCCATTGTACCAATCCAATCATTCCACGCATCACCAAACCCACCTGGAGCACCACTTCTCATATGCCAAGGATAGAATGGGACATATTGACTGGACTTGGATAAGTCTACAGTCACACAATCTATCAAATTTTGCCCGTCCATAATGGTTTCTGTTGAGCCTGTAAAAAGGATTGGTTCCCATAAAATTGTATGATTAAATGGTGCGGTACCCCCTAACTGATTAACATTAACTGCATGTTGTATATATGTACCAGCAGTAAAATTAGGAGATGGATATTCTAGTCCACCTAAAGCTCCGGACTGGTCTGCATCACCACCACCGGTTGATATGTCTAAATCATAATCACACTCACATCCAATATCACCAACATTTGCTTCATACCCATACACCCCTAACATGCAATTCTGCATTAATGCTTGTGCAACATCTCCACCTATTTCATATTCTGGTCTAGGGAAAAATGTAGACATAGAAGCTTTACTATACATCATTTTAATATTGTATATATCTGAAACTAAGTTTGTTATGTCTTGGAATGTTGTACTACCTATTTGGTCTGTAACTGAACACTCCTCGTTGAATTTAGGGTCAAGACATATTTGTTGTATACATTGGTTTCTAGAACCCATATCTACAATCGTTGTTGGGAATAATATGTGCCTATCCATGTCTCCTTTTGCATGCAAATCACTAGTAGCGTTCCCACCACCAATCATCCACCACGGTTTATAAACACCGTCCGTATCCCCTATAAAATTACCATCATTTTTACCAATACCAGTAACCTGAAATGGTGTAGACCTATAATAGAAAGTATGTTGTGTTGGGTGTAGATATGTTAATTTTTTACACCATTTTGAGTTCGTTGCGTAAGATTCGGTAGTCGGGTTATATTCTAATTTTGCGTTAAATTGGAATTGGTATAGGAACCCATTCACCCAATTGTTTTCCCAAAAATAATTCATTATCCCATTACATAAAGCAACTGCAATTTTTTCTCTTCTTGTCCATTCCCTCAATACTGTCATATTGAAATTTTCATCTATACAACCAGTTGCAAAACATATTATTTTTACATAACAACCTCCACCAGCTATACCATCTTTTTCATCAACTGATTGTGCATTCATACTACCATCGGAATTATACCCATAGTTATCATGACAACAAACCCTAATATCATCTGACTCTTCACAACAATCGTGTTGGAACTTACCTCCGAAGTCATCTCCAGTAGCCCCGTTACCTGGTGGGCATTGTGGAACACAACTTGTCCCTGTTGAAGCACCAGTTTGAGCAAGTGGGTCACCTGGAAATCCTTCTGGACATGGCCATCTGTTTGGTCCTTCAGTTAAATACCTCATACTATCGGGGGTGGAAATACTCCCAACATTTGTCCTACACATACATTTTTCACATTCGGGGTATTTGGTTTGTCTAAGTTTAAATAAGACCATACCCATTCTTAAACCAAAAAATGCACAGTCAGCATTACAACCAAAACCCTGTATGTTTACTTGGCCGCATATGTCTGGCGGTGCCGCACTACTAGGTAGTATCCAGGTCATCCGAAATATTGTTACACCCCATATACTAATATAGAGACAATATAGAAAACACCACATTATACATAACACCCATATTATAAACAATACTATGGCTAATATAAGACTTAAGAATGCAGCTAATATGGTAACAAAATACGCAATTAACTGATAAAATAGTCCAAGAAAATCTATTAAAAACATCCATAAGAAAACCATAAGATTGGGACTTCTAACCGCACTATTAATTGGGAAGAACATTGCTGTGGTGGAACATTGTTGGTCCATTTCTGGTAATATCTCTTTTATCCCCACAAATTGTCTCCTACCACCATGTTTTATGTGGTCATGAAATTGTGCATAAGTATAAACCCTATTAAAAGTCATATCATAAAAAACATCTTCTCCTCCTGGCATCAGATTTCTTTGTGCCCAGGGGTGGTAATCACTATACTTTACCGAAAAAGTGTAGGAACTTGGTTCGATGCCGGGCCAATCACCATTACTATCTCCTGCCCAATGTTGATAAAATTCTCTAATATTGGGGACTAAGTGAGAACCTATTCTTCGTTGTCGTGCCCCACCTTTTGCTTGTTCGGGTCTTATTCTAAATCTAACTCTAGTTCTTGTAGCTACCCCTAGTGTTGGGTCATCGGATAACACCATCTCACCAAGCTCGTTGGTAATCATGTAGTCAAGATTCATTGGTAGGTGGATAAGGAAGGACCCTGTATTATCAATAACCCTACCACCATCTTCAAGATAATACCTTTCTAAGATAGGTACTTCACCACCTAGTGGTGCTCCCCATCCCCCAGCAGTATATGCGGGATAAGCGAGAGGGTCATTTTCAAAAAATGGAGTATACCTTATACAGTCTATAATTCCAGGTTTTGATATTAAACTACATAGGTCTCCCATATGAGCTTTAGGTCTACAGTTATTGTTTACCGAATCTTTGTCAGTATCTGAAGCTGTACTACCCATAAATACAGCTCTTGGTTCGAGTTTGAATCCAGTTTGTGATAAATCAAAATCTACCCTTGTAATAGCAGCTCTACAAAATTCCTCATCGCCCCAAAAAGGCCTAACATCTATAGATTTTTGTAGATTTAATATCTGAGGTAATGAATCAATACTTGTGTCATCTCTAAATCTTGGGCCATCAAAATCTGAATCTGGAAATCCTTTTATTTTAAAATCTTCTGGTAATAACGAAAAACACCCAATATCACTTACATCCACATCCATAATGATAGTTTGGTCACCCACTGGGACACCATATATCATAAAGTCTCCCGACTCATTTGTTTTTACCGTATACTTGTAATATTTGTCGTAGACATATTTAACTTCTTGTTTGTTTAGTACATCATTTAAAACTGGGAATGTTCCAACATTTACATGACAATTAAATGTTTTTTCAGTACTAAGTAAATTATATCTCTTTCCTTCATTGTCAGTATCAAAAGGTTGTTTAAATGGGTATAAAAATTTTATTACCTCATTTTCTTCATCTTTAGTATCTAAAGGTACAAATATAGAAACTTTTGCATTAGGGATACCAAAACCACCATTAGCCACAACTCTACCCACAACAACACCAAAATCTGCACACATACGTGTGTAAACATCTTGTTGTGTTAATGAAAGACTTAAAATCTCTAATAAATCAAAATCTTGTTTTAATTCAAATGTTACATTTTTATCTTTTGCTCCACTTGTATTAATGTCTGTTCTTACCCTAAATGATTGACCCATATTTAATATTATTTGTTACCCCATAAAATAATTTTATTATTTTTATAGTGGCTATAAAATAAATAGTTCCACCATTAAAACTAAAAGTACTTAACAATGGAATATAGTAAAGATTATTAAAATACTGGTTTACTTGGTTTTTTAAATCTTACCGATATATCTTTGTCTGGGAAACGAATTTGTAATATCTCATTAGGTTGAGCATAAATAGTGTCATCTATTAACCCGATTTGTTTGGTGGTAGCATTTATATATGGTTGTGTAGTGATGGATTGAGAGTATTCTCCACCAACTTTATTAAACACATATAACCCTGTTATATTAAGTACACCTGGTTGTGACATTATAAAACTCCTTAGTGTTCCTAACGTCAGGTCTTCTCCTAGCTCTAACCTATCTATTGCAAAATACTCACTAATTTTTGTTATCACGTTAGTAACTATACTACCTTCATTAGCGGATTTTTCTAAAATTAAATCTACACTTAGTGCCACATCTATAACTCTTGCTGGACCAACTACTATATAATCATTTAACATCCTATAATTAGATAGGTAGTTAGCTATATTGTTCTTAAGTGTTTCACTAACTAATGATGTTAATTTACCGTCGGGTGTATAAGATAAAACATTTAGGTTAACTTTATTTTCTATTTCAGTAACCCCTACTTTAGCAGGTGCACCAAATGTAGCCGGCATTGTTCTTAACTTAGAAACATAATCATTAATGGTAACACCTCTATTCTGTGCTGTAAAATTAAAAGCTATATAATTTCTTATCTCATCTGGGGACATTTGATTTGCACCCCCTATAGCTGATGTAGTATTTGTTATAGCTAAACTATTCTTTACTGTTTGGTTTATCTGTTGACTAGGTCCTGCTACCACAAAATCCACATTACCTACTGTGTTTATTGCTCCAGCACCAATATTGGATGATTTCCCACCACCAATTCTATATTGTACAAATAAAGTGCTATTTCCTTTCACAGCATTACCTAAAGATATATTATTCAAAAATTGTGACATATCTAATTTAACACCTTTTGACGCAAAACCATCTAGTGAGTCTTGTGAAGTTTGGTTTCCACTACCAAAAGTTAGGTGGAAGAATCCTTCTGGTGTAAACTCAGTAATAAATCTTTGTGGTACAGTAACATACTTACCTACTTTTATACCTGGAGTATCTGGTGGCATAGAAGGGTCTACAACAAAAACTTCATTTTGTGCTAAAGCTTCGACTTCATGCCATTTATTTGCTGTAGTTGATAGAAATTCTGTCGTACTAGGTATTGTTTGGTACCCTAACCCGTCTTTTTGTATTACACTGGTTACCCCTATAACATTTTTTTCTGGTAAAAAAAGTTTAAAAAATGGGTTACTGTCAGCGTCATTAATTTCTTTTTTGAATACTTTAGTTACTCCGTTAATTAGTACTTCTTTTTTTACAATTGTATAATTCTGTATAATCCCGTTAGCATTATAATTTGGTATTTTTGTTTGATTTGGTATTCCTTCTGCACTGTACTGAGATGAAAAATCACAATCCTCTATTAATTCAAATACTTGTCCCCCACCTCTAAACTGTCCTCCAGCCCTTATGGTTCCCAAATATTTAAAATCTTCTTTATCACCTAAAACTGGAACTATGATAGATAAATCACAAACCGTTACCGAAGGCCTATTTCCTGGAATTTTTAAACCGTAAGTTTTAGCTATATTATATAAAGAACTTCTTTCTTGAGCATATTGTAAGACTGTTTCTTGGAAGGTTCTGTCTATTTGAAAATTTAGGTTGTCTGCGACTGCAGCATTTAGGTCTAAAAATACGGAGTATATGGAGGCGTCGTTAGCATTTTTAATTAGGTCTGGATAATATGTGTTTGTTAACCTTAGAAGTTCGTTCCTAACCCCTAAAAAATCTCTTTCTGTGTATGCTATTTTTTTTTCTGCCATAATTATAAGTCTATTATAACAAAATCTTTACTTTCCAATACACCGTCACCCGCGGTATAATCAATTCTTACTCTCATAGAATAGTTTCTTTGGGCTTCCCCTACAAAACTCATATTTCCATCATCCATAGATAAATCAGTATTTTGTTCGTTAAGTTTTTCTTCCGCTAGTAAATCTTCTAATGTTTTTACCTCAACATTATTAATTGTTAGACTAGGAAGATATTTATCTACCGCCTCCCGTATTTCTCTATCAATAGATAGCTTAGTAGTCGTATCCATTTGTTCGAATACATAGGTGGGTAAGTTAGTGCCAAAATCCGGTAAAAAATACCTTGTACCTTTACGGGTAAGAACTAGATGAACAAGGTTAGACCTTACTTCACTATCTATGTCTGTATTTAAGCCTAGAAAAAAACCTTCAGAGCTATCTACAAATGGGAATGTTATACCGTATCTTTGAGTTGGCATTTCTTTTTTATAATAAATACTTCCTATATTACTTTATGGTTGGTTTTGATTTTAAGATTGTATTATATTAATTACTAGTTATTTTTTATATGTTGGGGGTGATAGGGACAGTGTCTGCAGTTGTTACCACAACAACTACCTCTTCTTTCATGAAAGTATTTCGTCATTACCATATTTCCATTTTCCCAATAAAAGTCTTTCGGTTGTAATTTTGGTTTTATAAATTCTTTATAATGTAATTCTGTAATCCAATCGTCACTTCTTCTCATCTGTTACTTCTTCTTTGTGTCCACAATGGGGACATATAATTAAATTAGGTACCTTTTCTTTGCTTTTTGGTACATTATTAGATAATAAATGGTGGTCAGCAATTGACCACCATTTATTACATTTACCACAATTAAAGTGGTATAAAATTTCTTTACTAAATTTATGCTTCATTAAGTTCTTCTACTTTTTTTTTCTCAATACTTTTTAAATCTACATCTATTTCACAGGTTCCCCCCGCGCAAGCTAACTCCCCAGATAAATTTGTATTATCGTCTATCTCTATTACTTGGGATAGGTCTACATCTTTAAGAGTTTCTAACATTTCATTATATTTTTCTTCTGTGATGTCCTCAAACGGTGCTTGGGTATACGTCCCTCCATTATAGGGAAGAACTGAAAGTCCGTTATAATATTTTCTATTTTCCCACATCCATTCACCTGCAGAATCCCATTCATGGTCTCTTAATGAAATTGTAGCTGATACATTATGAGTGTTTGAACCTTTCCTATGCCCAGATTTTACCCATTCTTGTGCTACTTTTTTAACTCTTTCTAGTAGTTGGAATGGAGATTCAGTTCTCATTATTGACCCTTCAGGAGCCTTTTGTGGTATTTCAATTACCGCTGTATCGTGTGGTCTAAAGTATTCATCTTCCACTAATGATGGATGGTTATGTAATAGATAGTGATATATTGATTCGTTTTTACCAACTCTAATTCTTCGGATATAATAATCATTATGCCATGCATGAATACCAGATGAAGTACCTAATGTTAAAGAAGTTGTTCCGGCTGGTTTAACTGTTGTGCATCTTGCTGATTGATTTATCCCTATTAATTTAGATACTCTGGTGTTTTCTCTCTTAACTAAACTTGCGGATTTTGACATGTCATATTCTAATACTTTACCAGAACCAATACCAGTCATTGATACCCCTATAAGAGCGTCTTTCTCGGTTGTCTCTTGCCATATTTCTCTTAAATAATGGAAATTAGTGTATCCTGCTTGTAGTGTCCCTATAAATGCTGCTACTTTTACTCTTGTATTTAGGTCTTCTTGTGATTCAATATTACTCACATTAACTTCACAAAGATTACAGAATTGGTTTGGTCTTAAAGCAATCTCACAACATGGATTAGTCCCCCAATCTTTATCGTTATTAAGATATATTCCTGGTTCTCCTGCTCCTGATAATTCAACTCTTTTCCATAAATCCATAAAGAACTCTTTTGTTATTTTATGTCTCATTAAACATGCTGAGTTGTTTGCTCTACCTCTTTGGGAGTTTAGTTCCCACCAATTTCCTGTTTTACATGAAATCATTTGTTCATCATCCGCTGAAAATAAACTAATAAGTGCTGCTCTTCTAATTCCTCCCGCTAGTACCGCGTCTGCGATATAACAAACAATATCATGAACTTCTAGTGTCGTTAATTGGTCCCCGTTTTCTTTTTCATCTAATATACCTTTAATTTTTACTAAACATTCTTTTAATGGTTGTGGTCCGGGAGCTTTTCCACCAGAGGTTACAAGTCTTGCACCTTTTGCTCTAATATCTGAAAAATCAAATTCAATACTTGACCCACCACCATTCATATATGATTTCATTAAAACTTTTATGGAATCTGCCCATCCTTCTATTGAATCTCCAATAAGAAATCTTTTCTTTCTTTTTGGGTATGGTTTTTGTATTACTGGTAATTTTTCTACGTGATGTTTTTGTACTGAGTACCCAACACCTGTTCCTCCTAATAATAAAAACATTGTTTCGGAAAATGAATCCACATGTTCGATTGGTAGGTACGCACAATTATAAATTCGGTTTGGTGATATCTCAATCGGTTTACCTCCAAATTGCATGGACCTCATAGATGGTAACACCTTTTTGTCGTATACAAATTCATATTTTTCTTCTATTTCCTCCTTTAGTTGTGGATATTTTTTAATATGCATATTTTTATTACGTGTCACTAATTCGTCCCATGTCTCTCTTCTATTTAATTCCGGTATATACTTAGCGTACTTCATATACACAGTAATGTCCGAAAGGATTCTATTTGATACTTCCATATTTTAATCTTTATTAATTATTTTTATTTATTATTTGTTGTCTTCTTTCGAGTGCTTGTGTAACTCTTTCTCTGTTTCTTTGTATTTTGTCTTCCTCAAAACCTAGGAATGTAGAAGTCGAATCAGTGTTAATTTCTAATGTACCATTATCAAATTTACAATTTTCAAATATGATACCGTCTTTCCCTAATCTAGATTTAACAATAGCGATTGTGGCTAACCCCAATTCTTTTTGTTGTAAAGTTTTAGCTACAGATATAATAACGTGACCAACCTGTGCTTTTTTAATTGACCCACCCATCATATCGGTGGTTACAACTTCAGAACTTATAGATGACCTATTTCCCTGGGTTGCTGTCCACCCAACTATATCTAATTCATGACACATACCTTCAAATTTTCTCATAACAGAACCTTCACCTTTCCATTCATCATTAAAAGACCTGTCTGGTATTATACAATCTATATAATCTATTAAAACCATATCAATTTTTGTGCCTTCTGAAATAATCTTTCTTACTTGGTTTTTAATCTGTAACATAGTCATTTCGTCCGATGGTAATTTTTTTAAGATTAGTCTTCCTCCAGATTTTTTCATCTCATCTGCTTTTTCTAAAACTGTTTCTTTATGTTTACTTAACTCATCATTAACTATGCCTGTCCAACATGTGAAATGTTTTCTTTGTATAATTTTAGGGTTATCCTCAAAAAATATTTGTAGTACATTATACCCCATATTAAAAGCGGTATTAGCAAATCTTGTTAACAGTGTTGTTTTACCAACCCCTGTTGGGGCTAATATAACACCTATCTCACCTTTTGCGAGACCTCCATTTAATATATTATCTAGTCCGTCTACTCCTGTTGGTACTGGGTGTCTATAATCTTCTTCAAGTAATTTCTCTAATTCTGTAAATATCTCAAAACTCCCCACATCTCCGTCACCTATTTTAATCGCATCTCTAATATACTCCTCACATTTATCATAGTTCTCAAAATCACCTTTTTCCATTATACCTTCTACCTTACGAATAGCTTTTTTTAGTTCCATTTGTTTACAGAATTTAATAGATTTTTCCTTAATAAAAAGGTGGTCTTCAAAAGAAGCTTCTTTAACTTCTTTCAACACATCTACTATATTTTTTCTTGCCATTTCGGAAGTAATTTCAATTCTACTTAGCTGGTCTAAAGCATCAAATGAAGGTGAAGTCTGATATTTTTCGTAATATTCTTTAATTAATTGCATAATTAATTTAAAGTACTGATTATCGAAATATTTTGCTAAGATAGCATCAATTATTGATTGGAAGAATGTACGGTCTGTAATTAGTAAATTAATTAGTTTTAGCTGAAACGAGTGACCTAGGTACCCGAAATTTTTATTTTCACTCATATATAAATTTGTTTAATATAAATACCTTAATAGTTAGTGTTTAATTCATAATCTTGGTAGTGTGTCACAACTTTTTTCTGTGATAACGTTTTTGTTAATTCTCTTATAATAGAAGAGATTTGGGGTCTGATGTCCACTGTATACCTCACTTTCGGGGGGTAGACATTGGCAGGTGTAATTGTATCGTAAATTATCTTATTTCCTTTTTTAATTGTTAGCGTAAAATATTCATCATTTTGTGCCTCATCCATCGCAGTAACTTTATGGTGTGACTCCATAATAAATAAAGTTTTAAGTTTTAACATACTAACTATATCATCAATAATGTTACTAACTGTCCAATGTAAATCTAATGAATTGCATGCTCTATTGTTAAAATTCCTTACTGAAAAGAATCTTTGGCATACTATATTATTTTCTAATTTTAATACCACTTCACACTTTTGTGCGTTATCTATTGTTTGTCTCATTTTAATTATTTTTTTCATTTTTATAAAAATCTTTTTCTATTCTAGTTAATCTTAAAAATGGTCTTATAAAGTCTACCCAAGAATCATCTTTCTTAGGTAAAATATTAAGAATTCCATCTGACATCATCAAGCCTAAAGCATTTTTCCAGTGTCTACCTTCTGGGTCTATCGCATCTTTGGCTAATTCTTTTATCCCATTTATTGCTTCTTGAGTGAGGAATTGTTTTCCCACTCCTATAATATTATAGTTAATATCTAATATATTAAGTTTTTGTTCTTTATTTTTAGTTTTACCTTCTAATATATTTTTTTCTTTTTGACTAAGTTTGTCTTTTGAGCTAATCGTCTCTATAACCTCTTTTAGTGTTACTTTTTCTTGTAGTATTTCTGGTTTTATTTTTATTAGTGATTTTACACCAACCATTTTTATCCCATATATATTATCGGAAGTGTCCCCACAAATAGTTTTAACTAGTCTTACATTACTTGATGGAATATTTACCCCGTTTAGTGGAACCTTGTCTCCCTCTTTAAAGAGTTTATTTAAAGATATTATATGTAAGGATACTTTAGGGGATATTAATTGTAATAGGTCTCTATCGGACGTAAGTATAATAATATTATTGTCGTTGGATTTTTCACAGTAGTACCCTATCCCATCGTCAGCTTCACACTTATCAAATGTTGCCTGTCTCGCGTAAAGTTCTTCTAGGTACTCTTGTATCCGTAATTTTTGTTTGTTATAGGACTGTATGTCATCTGTAGATTTCTTTCTTAGTCTTCTATTTAACTTATAGTCAGGGTATAAACTAAGTCGTGAAGAAGAATTTTCTTCTCCATCCCATAGCACCACAACCTTAGTTATAAGATAACCATCAATATGTTTTCTAATGGTATTTAAAAAATGGTACAAACCACCTATATGGTCTGTACCATTATACATATTTTTTATGCCATGAAAACCAGTACTTAATAAGGAATTTCCGTCAACTAATAATGTTCTTGTCAAAACACATTTTTAAAAGGTTAAACAATTTTTTTACTTTACTACTTCTAACAACTCAATTTCAAAATTTAAATCTTCACCAGCTAGTGGGTGATTCATATTTAAATTAATGTCCTCTTCATTGATTTTCACTACCTGTCCTTGGACTGGTCTTCCTTGGTCGTCCTGTCCGTGAATAAACCCATCTATATCATACTTTAAATCTGGTGGGAGTTCTGTCTTTTTTACAGTAATGATAGCTTCTGGAATGTATTCACCATAAGCTTCTTTTGCTTTTAATGCTACAGTATTTTTTTCACCAACATTTAATTCTTTTACTGTATCATTAAAACCTTTAAGTAATTTTCCGTCATCAATAATAAATTCTAACCCATCTCCATGGTCTCTAGAATTATCAAATGTAGTACCATCCTTTAAAGTGCCTATATAGTGTACTTTTACTTTATCTCCTGTTTTTAATTTAGTCATTTTCTTTTTCTATTTTTAAGTCGAATTCACCACCGGAACCTAGTTGGTCACTCCAAAATGTAGCGTATTCTTGTTTATATTTTTCAATTGATTTTTTCTCTTCTACCGGTTCTCTGCCTGAAACAAAACCGTGTGGGGTTATTAAAATTTTACCATCCTCATAACCTAAACCATTTACGTGATTTTTCATAATAGTTATTTTTGTCCTAGTGGCAAATTTTACTTTTCTTTTATCTTTAACAGCAGAAATATTTGTAGTTCCTGCATTTTTTTGGTTCCCAAACCTAAAAACTAAAGTAGAGTTTAACCATAAAGATTCTCCTCCTTTTGCTTTAATTTTTGGTTGTCCAAATGGGTTGTCGGGTAATTCCACCCAGGGTTGATTTACCACAACTAGGGTGTTTGTATATTTTGAATCTTGTCTTCTGGATTTACCTATCCTTTGGTTTAATCCCATACCAATTTTATCAGCTAAAGTTGCTGCATTATGCATTTTACCACCTTTCCCATCAAAAGTCATTTTACAGGGTACTGAACCAACAGAATCCCATAAAAATAATAAATCATATTCTAATTCACCTTTAGCTTGTGCATCTAATAAAGTATTAATATAGTCCGTAATTTCTTCTATATACTGAAAGTCGTTATTAAAAAGAAAGAATCCGTCCCAATCTACTTCACCAGTAGTTTGGTCTACCACTTCTTCACAATCAAAACCCAAAAGTTTAGCGTGTTCGAATCCCCATTTTTGTTCAGTAATAATTAATACTGGTAAAATTCCTTTATTTTGTGCATCAACAGCTGCTTTAATTAAAGCTGTAGTTTTACCGGTATCTGAATGGCCAAGAAACATTTGTAGATGTCCCATTGCTGGTCCTGGTAGTCCGGTAGCATCAAGAAAAGCTTTCCCTAAATCAAAAAATCTTTCTGGTTTAAAGTTAGCTTTCTTTGAAAACTTGTTTTTCAGTTCTGAAAATGTTCTTTTTTTCAATGCCATAATCCTTAATTAAAATGGTAAGTCTTCGGATTGTGGGTCGTTTGCTTGTGGGTCGGTTGAACCTATCGTAGATGTATTGGTTGCGTTCTTAACACTATTAGGGTCATCATAAACATATTTTTTAAGTTCTGAATCCCAAACTGGGTCCAATCCTTTAGAAATAGCTTCTAAATATTCTACTGGTTTTTGTGAATATACATCTTTCCAAGTTCTTTCGTCTTCTGTCCACTCTTTTAGTAATGTTGTGTCTTCTGATAATTTTCCTGGGTCTTCATACATAACTGAAGATACTGTAGTATATTCTCCTCTTCCACCTGGTAAAGGTACTGTTTGTAGGATTAAAATTAAGTCTCTTCCTTCATTAATATCAGTAACATCACCTTTATTTCTCCAAATAGGGATAATCTTATCTATTGGTCCGTCGCCTTTCCAATTATGTTTAAATCTCCAAAATTTTACACCATCTTCTTCATTATCTCTATCAACAACTTTTACAATATAAAATTTTTGTGAACGATAAGAGCGTGCTAATTCTTTTGATTGTGCATCACCAGCTAATCTTAAAGCTTCTTCAACTTCATTTAATGGACTTCTTTCTCCAGATGGTTTCCCATGTTCATCTTTTCCTGGGTCATAAATTTTTTGCCATCTTCCTTGTACTTGTATATTATGAAAAAATACCTCTTTAAATGGTGATGAACCATCTGATGTGGGTACTATTCTAATTCTTTTTTCTCCTTGTTTTGTTCCTTTTGGTAACATAATGGAAAGATATTGTTTCATTCTTTCCTCGGATGTCATCTGTGGTTTTGTGGAACTACCACTAACTTTGTTTTTTTCGTATTGGGCTAATACAGCATCTAAACTATTACTCATAAATTTTTTTTTTAAATATTATTAATTAATAAACATATGGATAAATATAGGAATATAGTTTTGGGATGTCAAATGAAGTGAGGTTTAATTTTCCTCTTCGTCTTCTGGGGTTGAGAAGCTCTTTTGTATGTCGGCTTCGCTGTAGTCTTCTACATCATCTTTGGTTAAAATATATTGTTTTTTACCTGTTTTGTCAAAAACATCTTCTTTGTCCGTGAAGAAATCACTTAGTGTTTTGTTATATGGGCCACTATCATGTTTTCTTAAACCTAATTTTTCTTCTTCTGTTTTTGGTCTGAATTCTTCTAACTTACCTTCTAGGTCTTCAATTTTACTAACCATGTTATCCATGGAACTAAGGTGTGATTCTAGGTCGGTTAATTTACCCATTAAATCGTCTAAACTCTGTGTGTTTTTAGATAGTATGTCTTTTTGGTCGGTTAACTCATCACTTACCTCATCTTGTTTTGCCACTAGGTCAGTAACATCTAACTCTGTAGAGTCAGAATCATCTACAACTTCACTGTCTATTTCAGTGTCAAGTATTTCATCTTCACCAGTAGGAGTATCTAAGTCAACATCCTCAACTTCAGCTTCTGGGTCAGTAGGAATATCTACTTCAACATCTTCCACTTCAGCTTCTGGGTCAGTAGGAATATCTAAGTCCACCTCCTCTTCTTCTTGTTCCCCCATCTCTTGACGAGTAGTGAACTTTTTTAGTAGGTCGGATGCTCCTTGAGTCTGTAAAAACCCTGAACCATTATTAGTGGCCATGTTTTGTTCCGTTAGATTGTTTAAGTTATGGTTTATTTGGGCGAATCTTTTTAATTCATCCAATAACTCTTTTTCTACTTTATTACCCATTTAATAATTGTTTTACTTGTCCTGATGGTGATTCCACCTGTACTTTTCTATTAACTCTAATACTATTTTCTACTCTTTCTATTAAACCATCTCTACTTTTAATAGTATAACAAATTCCAGTGTCTAAGTCACAAACTTGTTGTCCTTCTGGTGTTTGTCCATTTTCTACAATATTATCCGTTTTCTTACCTATGAAATTTCCTAATTTTTGTTTAAGTGATTCTGTAATCATAATTGTATAGTTTTTATATATCTATAAATATATGTAAATTCATTAATAGTCAACATTGTCTCATTCTGTTTTATAAAGCCGAGTACATTAGTTGTTTCTGATTATAAATCTAGGTAAGAAGTAAGTTGGATTTAAATAATGTTCTATTATTTTATCGTTTTTCTTGAGTCCTCTTTTTATTTCTAAATGAAGATGGACTTCTTTGGATAGTCCACTATTCCCCATTTTACCTAAAATTTTCTTTCCTGTTCCGGTCCCCACTTCATTTCTTAAAATTTCATCACCAAGGTTTACTAAAACACCCTCTCTTAGAAATGCATACCTAGTAAGATAGTAAGCAGTCTCATCTTCATTAGGATTTACATTTATACTGGTTTTAATCTCTATATGATTTCCATACTTAGCACAGTTATTTTCTTTTTCTAGTGGTTTGCATCCATCAACAACCTTTGTAACTTTCCCGTATATGGTTGGGTATACTAATATTCCACCATTCGTATCACTTGCATCTTGTAACTTATCAGAGGTTGGGCATATGTCTACCCCTAAATGTAATTTTTCTGGGTCTTCGTTAGGTGTTACCGCAAAGGTTCCCGCTGATAATGTGACGTCCTGCCAACTTACATTATCCGCTACTATCTCTGGTGACTGGAATGTAGTTGCACTTGCTATATGATTATTTTTAGTGTTGTCTAAGTTTTTCTGACTTTTTGTTGCACTTAAGGCGTCAAAATATAAATCTATAGGTATCTCCCCTAATCTTTCTTCTGCTTTTTCATATAATTTTTTATTTACTCGTTGGATTAGGTCTTTAATGTTTGGTAGTACTGGTCGTGGTACTCTTACCCCTTCAAAACTTGTTTCAATAGTATTTGGTCTTACTTCATGTTCTACATTAATAATTAAATAGGGCCCGTTAAACATAGGGAGGTACCTTAACTGAAAATATTGTGTTGGCTGTATGGTAACATTCCCCACACAAGATACTTTTGCGGTATAGGACCTACTAGCATAAACATTAAATAATGATACTGATGCTGGTGAAGTTGCACCACCACCACCTGAATCTGCCATACTTTGTAATATTTTAAAACTTTCCGCGGTGTTCTGGTATTGTGATTGGTCTAATGTGATGGACTCGAAAATGTTTTGGTTAGGTATTCCAAAGTCTACATTGAATCCCATTACTTTGTTGGATAGCTCTTTATCTCCACACTCATCACTTATTAGTGGATTGTTAGGTGATGAAAACTTAAAAGAGTCTCCTTCATAACCATTGTTAGGTGTTTTAACATTTAATTGTGATGATGGTTTTCCCACGTATTGACATAGGAATGCAGGACTAGAATCTATATAGTCTACTGTTTTAAATGTACCAAACATTGCATTTCCTTGTAATTGGGTGTTTAATCCTTTCTTCTCCACACTAAAGAAATTTATATAAGATGGCAGTGGAATAAAATTAAAGTAATTATTACCTAATATTATACTAAGGTAACTCGCGACACTTTGGGTTAGGGTTGTAGAGTTTGTTTGTTCGAAAGGTGAATCCAGTTTTAGTATATCCCAAATATTAATAATTGCTTCGTCTCCGATGTCTTGGTTTCCCCTATCTAAAAATAAAAATTTTTCAAATAGGGTCTGGTCTGTTAAGTTAGTTCCTGATACCCACCTATCATTAATTATTTTAAATTGGTTGTATAGTTCTAGTTTAAGGTCATCGGATTTAACTTCGGGTCTATCATCTGTTATAACAGTTAGTGCTGTGTCATCTTTTTCTAGATTTTGTTTTATTAACTTTTTAACTTCAGTTAATAAATTACTAATATATAATTCTTGTGGTTGTTGTAAACTATCTACCTCAACCATAAGAATATCTAAAAACTCTGCTGCACCATTAGGTACTACACCATTTAATGCAACATAGGACGCATATAACTTAATAAGTGGAGCGAAATCTCGAACGTTGGCTGCATTAAACTCTATACCATCTGGTGTTATTTTATTAATTGTAGTGAAAAAATTATATATGGGGTTGGCTAGATTTTCTGGTGTTAGTGTACCAAACTGTGGGTCCAATGAACTCGCGTAATATTCACCAACAAATATTCTAACTGCTTGGTATGCTGGTGGGTTGGTTGGGAATCCTATTAGACTCCCTGAAGCTGGAATTGGTACCACACTTGAAGAATACGTACCATAAATTTCTGATATGTTATTTGAGTTTTTGGTGGTATTGATTTCATTATTATTTACCATGTGTATGTAATTCAATCTTTGTAATAATGTTTCATTACCTACTACTAAGTCTAAATTAGTGGTTGTTCTATGAATATATTCTACTTTTTTATTTAAAAAGTGAAACATAGAAGTATTAAATTTTAGTAATTGTGCTTCAGCTAATTTGTTACTACCAACCGATGACCCCCAAGCAGTTGGAGCTACTGTCTCCACCCATGACTTTTCAACAACCACCAATTCTTTAATTAGTTGTTTTAAGGAACCTCCAAGGCTAGTAGACCCTAGTGGTGTTGAGAATGTTAGAAATTCTTGTTCAAAAGCATCTAATTGTTCGGTGTTAAACACCCCTCTTAATACTTCTATAGTCGAGTAGTCACCAAGTTCTCTAAATTCCCAAGCTTCTTGTTCATCTTTTGTATTATCTATTTTTTTAAAGTATTGGAATTCTGTAGGTTGGTATCCTGGACGATGCTCAAAATAACCATAGTTAGAAGCTCCCCATAGAATTCTTGAGGCTCCATTATGTAAAGCTGTATTCCCAAAAGTTGTTGTGTCATAAGTACTTGCGTCTGTTTGTTCTAGTCCACCTGATGAAGGATAAAGAATGTGAAAATCATTCTGTGCTGGTTGATTCGGAGTACTGATGTTGGTAGGTGAAGTTATGTTTGCTGAATTCAAATATACATCATAGAAGTTTACTTCGGTACCATCAGTTGCGGTATACTTTAAATTAGAGTTAGGTTTTATAGTTAGTGGTCTTCCGGCCCCAACTAAGTTATTTAATACTTGACCTGCACCAATATTCACGTAAGTGTCCGTACCGGTAGCGATAAAATTTATGGCATTTATTAAAGCTGGATACACACCAACCTGCATAATCTTAGTAACATTTTGTTGTGTGGTATAAGGGTAAGTATTACCATTTATATTTACATTATAATAATTCAGTGTATTTAAATTACCATTAACATCATCATATACATTAGCGGGACCAGTAAATCCAGGAATAGCAGTGGCAAATCCTATATTTCCCCATATTGATGATAGTGGGTCTACTTGTGTCCTTACTTGTTCTTTATATCTCCACCATATAGAACCTATTTTTAACATTAGAGAAACTGGTATCTTGTGTACAGCAGGCATTTGATTAAACATTTGGGAAATATAGTCACCAAATTCTTCATTTCCTTCTGCGTTAGTAGATAAAGCTTTTTCTCTAAAAGTAGGTAATGGTAATGAATTTAAAAATAGGTAGGCTGATTGTGTATATGGATTAGGAGTTGTATTATTTTTTTCCATATCAACCCCCACCAACAATGAGTTAATGAAATAAGGGGTATTTAACATGGATGTTAGTCTGGTTGGTTGTGCATTTGAACTAGACGATACCGCGGTTGGGTTTCCTAGTGGGTCGGTCGGTGGTAGTGTTGTAGAGGGATTAATGTGTATTTCTCCTTCAGTTACTAGTTTGTGCTCTATATAAGATTCATATGCTTCATCAACTGTATCAACACTATTCAAATGATATGCATTATAACTTCTCTCCACTGCTTGTTCTTGGTCCGCATCTATAAAATTATTAGAATTATATTTTCCTTTTGTAAGATATAATGTGGTCCATGTATCTGTTAAAACATTTTTTTCAAATATATCATACGTTAGATTTTTTGATATGTTGTAGAAAGTGTTTGGTGACATTTCGGTAGACCTACCATTTGCATAATTCTCTTGTGCCCATGGTCCCCAAATGCATGGAGCTAAATCCCAAAATCCGGGCATTTTACCTATTGCCAAAGCTGTTGAATTTATACTAAATTCTTGTCCAACTACGGTATAAGCGTTTGGTTTATAGTTTAGAGTAAATGTGGGTTTTGTGTCATATGGTGTAATCACCCCAAATGTTTGATACAAAAAAAATCTAGATGGTTCCGCTTCTGATATAATACTTAGTATTTGGGTTAGTCCAGCTATATCTAAAAAAATCTGTTTCCTCGTAGCATAATCTCTTATTCTTTTGTATAGATTTAAACCATCATACGTTGCAAGTTCACTTATAGCTGAACCTACTTGTGTTGTTGAGCTAGGATATCGTGTTGTGAGACCACCCTTTAAAGCAACTGATTGTGCTCTATTTAAAATTTCAAACCATATTTCTACATCTTCGGGATTATCGTATGGGGTTAGTGTTGGTGGCCAATCCTCCACAGTTATTGGTGTAAAGTCTTTATCTACCCCTTCATTAACAACTGTTGGGTTGAAGGTGGCAAATTTATAATTTGTCGCTTTTGTGTATTCTTCTACAAAAGCTACTTCTGGCCAAATTTTACTATTATTAGCTAATGTATTCGCTATAACGTCATTTGCCCCAGGATAAGTTAAAACAGAAGAAGTTGTGCTACATCCCTCCCCTTTTTGTTGGTCTTCAATTTTATAATATTGGGGCCATGGATAAACTATTTGTTTGTCTTTTGGTACATTTTTTATTGTATCATCAGATGAATTAGCGGCTGCTAATCTTTGTTCGTTGGTACGTTGTGCAAACGCATCTACATGTACATCATCTAATAATTTAAGAAAAGTATCTGCACCAGCTAAAATAATAGAGAATACATTTCTAATGGTGGGTTTAAATCCTATTACTTTTTGTAGTCTACTATTTAATTTAACACTTAAATCATTAGCTAATTGTTCCCCTTTACTTTCAAACACTCTTTTTGTTATGAGCCATATAGTCATGAAGCTATCTTGGCCACCCTCAAAAACAAACCAGGGTGCTACATTTTGGTTTAATTGTGTTGTGGTGGTTCCAATTGTAACATTGCCTTTAACTTGTGCATTCTCAAACACATTAAATGAAGGGTCGTTAAGCCGAGTTTTTACCGCATATTTACCACCTTCTTCATCACTATTAAAATTAAACGTTGGGTTTTGAGACAGTAACTTTATATACTTAGTTGTTATTGCTTCTAATGCCTGTTCAGCCTTATCTTTAATTTTCTTTACAGCATCTAATTTTTTTGTGGGGTCTGTCTCTAATGTTGTGGCTGACATCCCTTTTAAAGGATATGCAGCGGTTGTGATTGTTCTTCCGGTATTAGAAGGGTTGTGATTTAATGTACCGTCAGAATTAAATACGGGAAGTGGGGGTTCGTCTACAGTTATATCCCTTCTCATTATTTGTCTAGTGTCTAGATATTTACCAGCCCATCCCTTTTTACCCATAACACCTTCTTTAAATTTCTTCAAAGTTTCTGCGAATTCTAATTTATGTGTGGTAGATTCCAAATTAGCCTTACCAAATACCTCGGACATATCATTATCTATCGCTTGAATTTTTTCTATAAGTTCTACTATAGTATATTGTCTTTCATAGATGTCATCTCCAATCAATCCTTTAGTATAGTATTCTCTATATACCTCCCCTAATGTTTGTCTTCCTTTGGTCATTGTGACATCTCCACTCTTTGGGTCTTGTCTAGTTGGGTACATGTAGGGTGCCGTCACCGCTTCATGCATATTTATATCCCTTAGTAATGCTATATGATTACCTTTAAAATCACATGTAACCAAATAGTCTCCACTACTAGGGTCAAATCTCGATACAAATTTTTCTAAAGTTAACTGATATTGTACCGCTTTACCGTAATAACCTTTTAATGTTAAAAAAAATGTGGGGTATGGTAGGTGAAAAAAAGCTGTGTAGGGTGTATTAACTTTTGCTTGTTCAAATAGCGTTTTACCTCGAATATCGGTAAAGTTTATACTTACTTGGGGTATATAGGAGGAATTTACTTTAATACTTATAGATGTTATTCCAAACCCTTGGAAGTCATTTCGGTTTTGTATATCAGTAGCTATCTCTACACCTGCCTTAGTCGTTGTTTTAATTTTTTTATTTACATCTGGATTAGTGAATGCTTCGGTCCAATCTGAGTCCAAGGAACTTTTCCCTTCTGGTTTTAAGAAATTTAAATCCCCACCTGCAATTTCTACCCTTATCTCGTCTCCAGCTGCTGCCCCAACTAATAATTTACTACGTGGAAAAATTTTAGCTGTTAAATTAGCATACATCACAAAATCTTCTTGTTCTACTAATCTATCTTTGACCTCACCATCTGATGTAACTATCTTATTCGGGTCTATGAGTACAACATTACCACCTATTTGTGTGGTGAGTATATTTCCTGAATTTAATTTATCTGCCATAATAGAGGAAGTGTTGGTCTAATTTTGATTTATAGTCCTCTAGTGATTGCATTAATGGGAATGGTACGGTAATTATGGTCCCGTCTGGTATATTCCATTCTTGTCCACCGTAAGTTGGGTTTGCTTGCATTATTAGCCAACCGTAATACGGTGATGTGTAAAATTGTTCTGAGAGTTTATCTAATCTAGTTTTCCCAACTTTATAAACTATTTTTCTATCACTGGATTTGGGTGATAGTCTTATGCTAGGGACCATAATATAATCTCCATTAACAATAAATTCATTATATCTATTATAATAACTCATATCTATTAACTAACGTATAATTGTTGTTCCATTTTATAGTTGAACTTATTGTCACTTATTCCCATGTTTTTATCACGTAAATTAACTCTAATTAGATTTTCTGCGGTATATCCGGTATTGATACTGTACCCCACTTTAAAATCTACATAATAATTATTTAAACTACCAATTAATGTTTCATATCCTAAATCTACCTTCGATGTGAATCTAGGTTCTAATAAACTAGTATCGTAATCTATCCATGGTCTTATTATTTTATTTAGTTTTTCCTGAAATCTGATTTTGGTACTAGTATATAACCCATTTTTTCCAGATTTATCTTCTTTTATTAAATCATCATATAGAGTACTTTTTCTATATTTTAATAATTTTTCTAATTGTACTCTATTATTAAATGTAAATATGAGTGAATCATTTGTATAGATAAGTGGACTAAAGAAAAGATATTCCTCATTCGAGGGATAGTTTTTTGGGAACGTTGTATTAATATGATTAGTTATAAAGGTATTTAAGTAGGTATTACTGGTATTATAACTAGTGGTTAATGTATTTAATGCGGTGGTCCCTGTTAGTTGTAAAGCTACTACTCTACCACCATTAGGGTCGATATATTGTCCATCGTAACTATTAGTAGTTATAAAATTTAATTTATCTATTGTTTTAGTGATATTTTCTTGTAGGCCTCTAAAACTATTAACTACCGTTATTGTTTGTCTCATTACCTCATTTAATTGTTGTTCTAATGTAGTGTATAGTACATTTTTAATATATAATTTTTCATATTCTGATGGGGCACACTCATTAAGTTTTATTTGTATTGTGGTGGTTTCCCCACTTATATTTTGTTTAAGAGTTGTATAATAAGTTGTTATCCTACTTATAACCTCATTTGGTATGCCCACTAGATTACCTGAAGTTGTTCCTAATGTACCAGTATAAAAATTTCTAGAAAACATTATTTCTTCTACATTTCCCATACTGGAGTATAGGAATAAATTATTCAGTCTAGTTTTAACATCTAGAGAATATAATTTACTACTATCTATAAAATTATTTAATAGGTTTTTATAATTTAAATCTTCTGCCATTTTTTAGTTTTTAATTATTTCTTCTTAAACCAACTCCATCCTTTGCCTGATGGGTCTCCATCTGAACTCGACCCTTTAGAACCATTACCTTCTTTCTCTCCATTCGCTGCGTTAGCTTGTTCAGTTTCTAACTCTCTTATTATTTCTTGTTCGTCTACAATACTTTTCTCTCCATCGGATGCTGTACTCACGCTTCTATTATTATACATCTCTGTGTTAGCAAAGAAATTATTTGATAAAGCGTTTTGTAATTGTGATACTGGACCTTCTAGTCCTTGACCCCCGATATATTTAAAGTTCATAGAAACCGTTGCTATCATAGGTTGTACACCTATTCCTTCAGGATTTAAATCAAGTATTAACGGGTCGTAACTAAAACTTACAGAATCAATTGCAATTTTAGTGTGGTAAAAATCACCAATCCTTAATATACAAACTGGTGGTGCTCCGAATGCAGTATTATCAACATCTCTTTCACTATCTAAAGAACCGTCTTGGTTTACGGTTGGTATTGTATTCCCTGGTCTAGTACATTGTAATAGGAAACTTAACCTGTTATTTAACCCTTCTGGTGTCATCGAGTGAAATGACGGGTGGAAGTGTTGTAGTTCTCTTTTTAAGGAGTTGTACACAAACTCGTCATCTTCTTTTAATGCGTTAAAATAATTCTCTTCTCCTAATAATTTAGCCAGTATTTTTGCTGTATCTAATTTTTTAGTTGTTGTTACTTTATTGTTTGCTGCGTTTTGTTCTTCTTGTGTTGGTTTTTCACCTTTTAGTTTTTCCCAAAAAGAAGCAAATGATACTCCTTTGGATGTATTTTCTGTATTGTTGTTGGCTGTATTAGGGAATGACCCATCCGAGCTTGCACTATTAGCATCATTAGGAAAATCATCATCTCCCACAGGTTTTGTTGCTGAGTTTACACCATTAGTGTTATCTTTAAGTGTTTCTTTTGCGTCTGACTTAAATTCTGCAGTTACATCATTCTGTAAGGTAATAATATCATCCACAGATAAATTAGGGTACATAGCAGCTAATTCGTAAATATCATATTCTTTACATCCAGCAAAGAAAGCTTCTAATGCTTGGTCCGCAACATAGTCCGGAATACCTTTTAATGTGTTTTCAACAATAGTATTTAATATCGATGGATGGTCAACTACTATTTTAAATCCTAAAGTACCAATTCTTTCTGCGTGACTATACGTATATATAGGTTCGGGCCTTCCTAAAAAAGTTACTGGGTTCCACTGAGCCGAACTAGTATCACCAACGGTTAACTCATATGGAGGAAACCACATAACCCTACCACCACCGGGCCCTCTTTCAGATTTAGGTAATTGTAAAAGTTCAGAAGTACCTCTCCACGCAAGATTTTCAATAGAAAACATATATTTTTTTACATTTTTTTCTGTTGCATTCGCATCTACATTTACTCCAAAAATAGGAGCAATATTTAAATTAAATGTATTTGTTAGTACTGACCCTTCCTTACCTAAATGATTACCTTTATATCGTTGTAGATTACTCATTTTATAATATGGGTTATCTTTTGTCCAAGTCCTACAAAATTCTCTCGCTACTAATCCAGCTCCAATACCAAAAACACCCTTACTTTCATCCACAAATCTAACTCCGGAACCTTTAGATATGTCTTTGTACCCATCATTAAATACTTTTGAGGTCTGGTCTATGGCATGACCAGCATGTTTTCTTCTAGCACCTCCCATTAGTGGGGCGGAGTCTATTAATTTCTGAGTTTGGTCTAATATCCCGCCTTTTCGTTTTGGTTTTTGGAATGACCTAGTTGCTAATAAATCATATGGTGCGTTTAATGAGGCAAATGATTGGTTTCCCATCCAGGTCCAACCACCCGCTAAACTACCACCATCGATATACGCACTCCCTTCCAGACCAAACATATAATAAGGCCACAACGCTTGTCCATTTACTGTTTCTAATTGTTTTGCTAATGTAGATGGTCCATATACTAGAGCTAATACTGGTCTACCAAATTCATCCATCGGAATGGCTCCCATTGGAGATTGTATAGTGCTTGGGTCCGATTCTTTGGACCCTACATAGTAGTATGGGGTTACATTATCTACAGATTGTCTTAGTTGTACCCTAGAATAATCTGGTCTATATTTGTTATAACTTAAAGAAGTAAATAATACATGTTGTTGTTCTTCACCCATATAGGTGATAAATCTATCACTTGGTTCGGGATTTTGTGTGGGCGTCGTGGGTATGTTATTCCCACCTCCTAGTATATTAGCTAGAGCATTGGCTGTCGCCTGTACATTACCAAAAGTATCTGTCATACTAACCCCATTTTTAACCAAATAATTAATATCTGGTTTAAAGATTCCTGCAAAATAATACCCTGGTATATTTGAGTATCCGTAATATAAATTAGTTATTCTGGATAAATAATCAGTGCCTGTTAATTCTTTTTTTCCTGGAGACGCACTTACATTAAAGACATAGGAACCGGTCTCACTTGTATCTTTATCAAACCACCCTTGATTATAACCTAATTGTTCTCTTAATGCTCCACTAGACCTTTGTTGTAATTCACTATCATTTAAAATTTTACTATTAACTGTATTAACAATTCCATTAGTTATATTTACTGTTTCGAGTATCTCACCTGGAGTATACTCGGAAGAAACAAATGATTTAGGTTGTAATGTATATGGTGTTATGTAGTCCACACCTCTTCTAGGTAATACTTTTTTAACGTCTATTATTTGAACATCGGTGTACCCGTCTTCTGGACCATAACTATTATCTAAAAATAAACTCTTTAGTTTTGGTTGTGCGGTCTCTTCTACTGTTGGGTGGTCTATTACCGATTGTTCGTGTATTTCATTTATTATTTGATTTCCTGGTGGTTGGATACCAAAAGATGGTGATACAGGATTACCATCCGCTAAATAGGAACTCTGTAGGTTTTTACCTAGTAGGAATGTCCTTATGCTTTTGGTGGATGCGACATTGGGTTTATAAGGCCCCATCATACCAAATGCTTGCACTCCTCCTGTATTTGTTCCTATTGACATTTATTATTCTTTTATAATAAATAGATTGTAAGGTGATTTTGTAAAAGTGTTTAGGTAAATAATACTCCTATCCTTGGCCCATTGCGTCACTTATTAATTTACTTGCTTGTAAAGCGACTCCCCTGTCCATCTCTAGTAATTTTAAAAACTGTTGTCCATTCATTTTACCTTCCCCATTATTCACATTAATATTACCACTTAATTCTAATTTAGCTCCTCTAAAAGATGTATTATTAGTATTTGTATTGGTATTTGTGTGTTCTGTTATGCTTTTACTTAGTGTCTCTGTTCTACTTGCATTATCTTGTCCATCCCCAAGATGGACGTTTGCTTTTTGTGCGGCTACTAAAATGTCACCTTTATCAAAAGTGGTTATACCCTCTGGAGTGATTATCGCATCGTTAACTTGCATCTTTTTTAATTCCTTTAGTGCTTTGGTTGCCCCATCAAGTCCAGCTTTTTCAATCTTAGCTTCAATTTTATCAAAATCACCATCTCTTAAATCTTGTAAATCTTCTGGTGATAAACCAGGAAGTGACCCTGCTATCGTTTGGGTTAGTGACTCTCTTTTAATACCTTCATCATTAATCCCAGATTGTCCCACAAATAATCTCATACTAGCGTCTATTGTCGCTAACATTTGATTTGCCTTTTCAGCTACTGTAAGTTGTTGTGCGTAGATATCACTATCGGACATACCTTCTTTTCTTAATAGTTCCATTTGTTGTTCGGTAACATTAGAAACATCCACCATTTCTTCAATTCCTGGTATTTTTACCTCCGCTCTACCACCTTTTCCAATCTGAGCCATTGAAGCTAGTAGTTCTTTATCGGTTTCCTTCATATCACTAAAGTCTCCAATCTGGGTAAATACTTCGGCTCTTCTAGCTGACCTAACTGCAGTATCCGCTAATTCTTGGTAACTCATACCCATTTGTTCGGCCATTGCCTTTAACTGTCTTCTTGAATCTGGTGATATCGAGAATTTATTTTTTTCTTTATCAAAATGTACAGCAGCCGCAGCGGTATCTGCAATGGCTACTTGTAGACCTTCTAAGTCGTTTGTTGCCATATACATAAGTTTGAATGGGTCGGCTAAATCACCAACAGCACCACCTATTACATTCATTTGTGCAGCGAAATCAATTGCACCTTCTGGGTCAAAGAATTTATCAGCTAAACTAGTAACAGTACTCATTTCTATACCCAATGCCTGTCCTCTCGCAACCATACTTCCTAATCCAGCAATACCCTTTTCAAATCCATATGTATTAATTAATTTTAGATTAGAACCAACATTACCTAGAAATTTTTCCATAACCACACCAAACTCTCTACCTGTTTGTAGTATCTCCGACATGGAATTATCACTTTCATCTACCGCTCCCATTGCAGTCTCTAAACTTAAACCTATCGTGTCAAACCCTTCTGCAAATAATCCAGCATCAAATCCGTCTAATGTTTTGGTTAGTAGTGCAGCTCTTGTCACTGTTTCCGGTGGTATATATATGTTTCTCCCAACTTCCATGGACATTTCTTTAAATGTCGCAAATAAGTCATCAACTGTTAGAGCAAACTGAGCTGCGGCCATACCCGCTTCATTTAAACCACCAATAGTATCAAACAGTTGTTCGTTGGACATACCCAGTGACTTGGATATATCTAACCTTATAGTGTCTTCTAAAGCTAATAGGTCAAGAATTACTTCCATCTGAGCTATAGTTCCAACATTTGCAGTTCTAATTTCTTTAAGTATTGTAGACATTTTTTCCAGGTCACCAACTTCTAAACCTTTATTTGGTGTCCTTTCTGTAACAAGTTTTTGTAATTTTTCCCATGTAGTTCCTGGTGTTACTGGTGGTCCTGACCTATTCCTACTAACTGGAGGTGCAAAAGCTGCGTTCCAACTGGTTGGGTCGTAGGATTGGTTTCTAGCTTCATCTTGCTGGGGACCAGATAATTGTATCCAGGTTTTCTTGTCCCTGGCTGCCTTAAGTAATTCTTCTTGAATTGTCATTTATAGTACTTTTACTATAAATAGTTAGAATTTGTTTTTGTTTTTTGCTTGTGATACTGCCTCATTTTTCTTTTGGAACTCTTCTGTTAGGAAGTTTATATAAAATCTACGTTCAAATGTAGGCATAGACAGGAGGTCTACCCATGATATATGGAGGTGTCTCATTAAATAATAAAATTCTTGCAATAGGGCATTCCTATATGCCGTAGAAAGGGCGAAAAAACTCAACCCCGAATGTAATTCTCGCATTTATCTCTTCATTCGACGGAGTTAACACGGAGATAGTTAGGTCTAGTGAAGGCGAGTTCTCTCTTACTATCTTTCTAATAGCTTGGGAGTCTCGAATTGGCATTATTTGTATTTGGTTTGCAATAGTCATCGGTTGTCTATTACCATCTATCTCTTTAACTAACATTTCTAATTGTCTAGTCATATAGTTACTAATAGGAGATTTTTTGTTTTCCTCATCAAGAGTTTTTAATGTTCTCTCGTTTTCTGGCGTTAAAAACGCAAGTTTTACTTTTTGTTTAGATACCTCTAGATAAAATTCGAATTCATTTTTTTCGTCTACTTCGACACCAACCTCATTTGTTTTTAAAACAGCGAGGTCAATCGTAGTATCAAAAGATTTCTTAGTCTTAGGGTCTGTTAATGTTATGGAATAGTCTGAACCAAAGGCTGTATTACGTAAAAAAACCAAAATAGCTTCCTTATCACATTCTGGCATATCCATAATATTAATATCTTTATCTAAAATTTTTCTAGAAAGTAGAGTATTCACTAATTCACCGTTTGCTTGTAGTGATGGTGTAGCAAGTAAATTTTCGTCGGAAGCGTTTAAATAAGTTACCTTTACAGACTTCTTTTTATTTTTATAAAATATCCCCTGTGAAGGTAAGGTTACCACATCATATGGTAGTATAGTTTCGGGTTGTTGTCCCATTTGTTCTTGCATAGCTTATAATTTAATATATATATTATAATTGTAAATATATATGTTTAGTTTTTATTAATTTAAATAGGTTGCGCTATAAGAATTATAAACTATACAAATAAAGTCAAGTGATAAGCAATAAAAAAACCCTAATTAAAGGGTTTTATAAAATTTATGTATTTTTAATTAGTAAACTAATACACACCTATCCGGTCTTAATGTGGCTGCAATATTTACAAGACCTTCATCACTATAAGCTAAGTCATTAAAATTAACATCAGTTAAGAAACATCCTTGAAGTATCCATTTTTCCACAACAACTCCAGTTGGGTCTAGTAATTCTAGTCCGATATCTTTCTTGTATCCTGCCGCGTAACCCATTCTACCTGTCACTGATTCTGCGTGTGCTCTAACCCACTCCATTAATGCTTGTGAAGCAGATGGTCCAATTGGGTCTCTAAACGTTACATTTATTGTATTCCACACAAATCTACCAGCTACATATGTGGATGTATTTAAAAATGGTATTTCTACAGCTCCTATAGTAACTTGGGGTCTGGATGTACTTTCTACATACCATTCGTTAATACCTAGAGATGAATCAAATCTCATTATAAACCTATTCTTTTTCTTAGGTTCGTAGGGTATCGGCATTTTCATTAATAAGTCGGCCATAATTTTTTAATTTTTTACTGTGTTAGTTTTTTATTATATACTATAAATATATCGGTAATAGAAAAAATGACTTAATTCGTTTGTTTTAGTACTATTTTCTTCATACCGCCCTCTGAAGTGTCGTAAACTATAAAATCTACCTCAGGAAACTCCACCTGTAACACCTCTCGTATAAAAGGTATCATCGCGTTTATGTTACCTAAATCATCATCACTAAAACCAACCGATAATTTATTATAACTGGTACCCAACATCTCTTTAGTTTTCATCACTATTTTACTTACATAATCTCTTAAAGCTATTTTTTTATTTTCTTCTGGATTTGCGGCGGACCCCCCCTCCAGGCCAAACGTATCAGTAAAAGAATTAGAAGTTACTGGATGGTAATCATGACTATCTAAATAAGTTTTTAGTATTATATCAGCATTTTGTCCATCAAGTTCTGGGGTATTTTGTTGTATATTGTCTATCATGTTGGCTAGCTCTTCTTCGGTGAATGTGTGGGAGATTACCAGGTCCATCCCCTTCCTTAGTGTTTCTGGTTTATGACCTCTAGCGGTAATAATTGATATGGGGTTTGCGTAAATTAATGCTTCTTTAAATTTATCAAATGATGGGGCGAATGAATTATTTTTTAATGCTTTATCTAAATCTGTTAAGAATGCCTCATCATCTACAAAATTGTCAAAAGCACCCACATCTAATTTATAGTCTTTATTATTCCTAAATGAGGCAAAATCTTCAGTACTCACACTTACATTTTCCCAACCATCATCACCAGACTTTAACATTTTAATAATCGTAGGCATATTAATGATATTATCATCCCAGTCAAAAGAATACGCTCTAACATTAGATGAGTCCGTAACTTCTTCTTCTTTTAATAAATTACTTAAAAGACTTAACTGATTTTTACTTATTATAATTTGTTTTGACATATAATATAAATATAAAATAATTTGGTTTATTCATTTTAATTGTTTATCTTTGTAGTATGAAAAATCTAATAAAAATATTGTCGTTGATGTTGGTTCTGGTTTCCTGTGTGAAAGAACAGGTATACCCACCTTGTACAACAACTTACCCAACCACCCAAAATAATGGGGGTCAGACCCATGTAGACTTTTTAAATGGTTGTTGGAGTTTGGTTAAAGGAACTATGTATGTACAAAATTTAGATACTGAGGAGACTAGTGAAGAATTTTTGTTTGATAGTGGTGTCCAAAGTAGTTTAAGATACGATGGTATTTCTTTATACGATATCGAGTCTTTAGTAAGGTATGAAACAGTATGGTGTTTTGAGTTTCCCAAAAATATCCCTGGTAATGGTGTATTTACTCTGAATGGTGATTCTATATACCCCTATGGTTTATCCGTCACCAATAATAACATTACAATAACTGAAGACATATCAAGTACTTACTCACTTTTAGGTGGTTCATCAAGACCAATACAGTATGAAGTAGTAAATATAGAAAATAAAATAATTAATATATATGTACAAGAGACTTATGAAAATATTGGTGGGTACAATTACTATTATTTTACCAAACTTAGATTTAAAAAATTGTAACCTATCTTCAATATACTCGTATATATTAGTATAGAAGTTTAACCCTTAAAAAAAAAATAAAATTATGTTAGAATATATCATATCTTATCTTATTATATCACAAATACTAATGTTTGTATTTTTGTTAATTAACGAAAAAGACATTTATGGTGGTTATTTATCGTTTGAGTCTAGACGAGGGGATGAACCAACTAACAGATGGTATGTGTTCTATATCATTACCCACATACTTAAAGCCCCTATACTCGCTCCAATGATATTAGTTTTATTATTATTAAATGCTGGTAAATTAGTGAAATAAAAAAAGGTCCTTCCGGACCTTTTAATTTATCTTCTTTTTAGCAGGTAGAATTTAGTGATGTTTTCCAGCTCCTTTAAAAGGATTTTTTCTAAAACGTATTTTAGGAAAACGTAACACAAATTTCGGCCATTTTATTTTTGGCCAAGACAAACTTATACCACGTAATATTCTTTTTTTACGTCTTCTACTTACCTCATTAAAGGCTGGACAAGATGTTACTGATGGTTTACAAGCAGCGAACGCCTTACTTCTTCGGAATATATTTCTAACTACTTCTGATAGGTCTTCCCATCTCTCTTCTAACCAAGAATCTTCATCCTCTGGTACATCAACTATTTCTTCAGCTGTTATTTCGTCGTCTACTATCTCTTCAACCTCTGGTTCTCCTTGAGTATCTGCTGTTACTACACCCTCTTCGTCATCCACAGCATTTACCACCTCAAACGAAGCGTCATCTTGTTCCGTTATAACGCTTATTCCGTGTAAACCTCTAATTCTATTTTTTTCTTCTTCGTTAAGTTTAAATCTATTTCTCATTGTTAGTTATTTTTTTAATGTACGTTTTATTTTTCTAGACTCATTTCTTTGGTCTTTTATGTTTGAGTATACACCAACCACTTTTCCTGGTCTCCCATCATACGTATCTCTTTTTTCTACTTTACTAGGTGCTCCTTTATAGGTACCTTCTTTATCTAGGCCCTCAAAATGTTCACCTTCCTCATCTCTATCTTCATGGTCTTCATCATAAGACATGTCATCTTTAAGTGCATCTAAATGTTTTTCTATCTCACGAATCCTATCATGGGGAGCCATATCTTTTTCATCCTCTAATCTACCTTCTTCTTTTCGGTCCTCACCTTCATCTTCACCATAGTTATAAGTTTCTTCACCTTCACTATCTTCTTCGATATTTTCAGCTTCAAACATTTCTTTATACTTTGCCGTTGGTGTTCCCATCATTCCAAAGTTTTGACCATTTCCACTACCTAGGTTTTCTTTAACTAGTTTTTGAATTAGACTCACTAATTCTTCTTCTTTTAATTTAATTTTCTTCATTTTTTACCTTTTTATATTGGTTTTATTAGTTATATGGATTATCGTCACAAAAAGTTTTTGCTAGTGCAGCTCTTTCTCTCCACGGGTCTCCCGCTTTCTCTGCTTTATCCCAACAACCTTTTGAACATCCATTTTCATATCCATGGTCAACACACCATTTATGAAATACACCTTCCGTACCTCTTTTTTCTATATCTTTATTAACATCTTGCATCCACCTCTCATCTTCTCTTAACATTGATTTTGTGAGTGGTTTTATTATTTGTTTCATTTTTTTAATCTCTTCTTGGATTAATTTTTCTTTCTGTTCTTGAATGTCTTCTACTTCATCATCACCGGTAACTAGTTCTATCCCATCCACATCACTAACATCAATTACATCGTCTTCAGAAATTTCTTCTTCATCATCTACAGTTACGGTTTCTAATTCAGGATATGGTAGTGGGTCTCTTAGTGAGTCACTACTTCTAGGAGCTCTTTGGTCTCTTCCGGCTCCAATTGCGTCAGCAGTAATAGTCATAAAATTACCTAATTTAGTAATAGAATTAGCTAATTTCTTTCTCGTATCACTATCTTTAATCATGTCATACGCTTTCTTTATACCGTTAAGTACATTTTCTAAACCTTCCGCCGCAGCAACACCTGGATTCCTACCTCCACTCCACTCTGATTGGTCTTCGGTAAGTACTGGAGAATAATTATCTATACTTAAATCTAAATTTTCACTCTTAATTGCCTCTCTAATCAACTCATAAGCATCTTTTATTATACCATTTATAGATTTTTCTCTAGATTCATTTAATTGTAACAGCAGTCTATCTAATTGTTCTTCACTAAGAATAACGTTTTGTTTTTTACCTTCCGTAAATACTTTTTTACCCGATTTAGGTTGACTTATAGTGTCTGTTACTAATTTTTTATTAAATTTCATAATTAAATTTTATTATAAATACTATACATCCTCAAAAGATGCACCAGTAGGTGTTATCAAGAATTCAACGAATATGTATTCTAATGCTCTTGTTGGTTTTATGTAGATTTTACCATTCATTTCATTTCTATCTATCTCCTCTGGGTCATTAGAAAGTACCACTCTAAAGTCAGTTAAACCTCTATCTCTTCTAATAGAGTCTAGAATTGGGTTAACTAAGTCTAAGAATTGTTGTCTTACTACATCATCATTTTGTTCAAATAGTAGTCTAATTGATACTGCTGAGATTAACTTTCTAGTTTGTAATAATAATCTTCTAACATTTATTCTATCTAGTGCTGATTCTCTAATTTGTAGTGTTTTATTACCCCAAATAATTGGTCCGACATCACTAAATGTTGCTATAGGATTAAGTCTTCCCACATATAAAGTATCTCTTTCATCTAATGTAAGTTTCTTTCTAGCTTTTATAGCGTTCACAATACCTCTAGTATATCCCGCAGATGCGAACCATGGGAATGCAATATTATCGGTTAAAGCTATATTTCTCATTACCTCCGCTGTTGGTGGTATAAATATTTGTTTGTTATTTGCCGTATCTCTAACTTGTACCCAAGGATAATACGTAGCGGTATAATTAGAGTCTATCAGTGAGTCTTCCATATTATCTACCGCTTCTTCTGGTGTTATTTGGTTAGCTGGGTCTGTCGTACTAGAAACAAACATATTGTAGTCTGGTGTCGTTACTACATATAATGAATCCGCTCTATCAGTTTCTACCATATCAATAGTTTCATTTACTAGACCTAAATTATCCACATAATCAATACCAGGTGTGGTAAACACATTAATATTTACCGCTTCAGGATTACTGAATGTATTAATACCTCTTAAATAAGCAAAATAATCTGTGTTAGCTTCTGTACTACTTAATTTTTTAAAGGTACCCTTTCCAGTTGCTTGTGGGAATTCCGATGTTCCAGCACATTGTCCTGCTAAGAATCCGCTTAGTCCCATTCTATAATCGTCAGAATTTGTTCTTGTTTTTCTGTAAATATCCCAACCATCAAACCCACCATGTGGAGCAACTGTAAATTTACGACTTCTAAGTTGTTTGTACGGTTCAGTACTTAAAGTTGGTTCGTGATTAAATTGTCCGGCACCACAATCAAATACTTGTTTACCATTTAATGTAGTTCCTGACCAATCTAAATAAGTTCCTGTTCCACCCAACACTACTGTAGCTCCTGAATCCATGTGGAAACCAGGAGTTATTACATTCCAGTCACCACCTTCCACTGCTGTACATAATGTACTAGGTACTTGTTTTCCTTTATATTCAAAGAAATCTGGGTCATAAGCAGCTCCTATACTATTTGAGACTCCTAGATAAACTTTACTTATCTTATCACCCCCACTTATAGTTTGGTTATTACCTACACCACTACCGAAAGCTGGGTCATACACTACTTCTCCTGCTTTATAATATTTTGTTTTATAAATAATACGTGGATTAACTGGGCAATCATACCCTCTAAATCTATATCCTTCAAAACCAGCTGGTAATGAATTCTTAAATACACCATCCAACAATCCTTCACCTAGATATAACATTGTATATTTAGACTTTAATTCAAATTCCCCTGTAGAAGTACCAATTTTTCTACCTATAAAGGATACTTTTGTTGGGTCTAAGCTACATCTAGTGTATTTTTCTAAAACTTGTGGGTTTGCGTCTGTATCATAGAAATCTCTTACGATTACATCGAACTCCCCTCTTTCGAATGATAAGTTAATTATAGAAACTTTAATTTCTCTATTTGCTGCTGTACCATCAGATATTGAGATGAATTTAAATAATCTGAATATGTCCGTACCTTGTAACTCGGAAACAATCCATGGTGTTTCTGGTGTTGTCCATTCTCTCATATACCACGCAATGGTATTTGTATTAGTTATGTCTCGTGCAGAAGGTAAATATTTAAAACAACATTGTAACCCTCTAATTTTTCCTTTCTTCCAACCATCAGTTAAAAGTGCTGGGTAAGTCTCCTCAACAAATAAAGGAACCTCAGATTCTTTTTTATCAAATGGACTTCTACCAAACACTCTTGACACATAATCTTGTGAAGTGTTCGCCATAGAAGTTTTAAATGTATATACATCACCACCGGTAGTGGTTGCACTTACCCCAAATGAAGCAAATGGATTTGTTAATACTTTAGCATAATCTCCAGTACAATCAAAACTCGCCGTGTCTGCTGTTAAAGCATATACCGGTCCACCCGAAGCCTTAGTACTAAGTCCTCTAGACCTTAATGTTAATACTACCATACCATCATAGTCGGTGTACGGTTCAACACCAGTATAAGTAATTAAATCTACAATAACATTACCAGAATATACTTCAGTTCCAGCTGATGTTGTTCCTGTAACCCCTGTACAAGCGTTAAGACCACCACCATTATTACATCCACCACTTAACCATAGTTGATAAGATATCCCACTAAATGTTGTACCGGTACAACATTCCGCATCTACATAATCGAATAACCCATAATACCACGAATCATTTTTGTAAGATGAAAAATCAGTACATTCAGTGGATAGTACATTAGTTACTGTTAGTGCTGATGTTTCAGCAGAAAATGTTGCAATTGTAGTACCTGTTGCTGCTGATTCAACTGCTTCAGGTATACAACCGTATTGGTATACTAGTGGACAACTCCATGAAGCTAAAGTAGTAGAAGAATAATAAACTGGTCCTCCTGAATAACAAGTTGACCCTGATGCTACTGTTGTTGGGGAGTATCCTCCGTTAAAGAAATTTATAAAAGATGTTTGTAAATTAGGTAGTGTGGTACCATTATTCATTGTAAACGGAGTGTTCACATTATCTGCTGTTGTATCACCCGTTTGATATGGTTCACTGTAAAAATGACTCGCTATGGTTCCAGGAAGTTGTCTGAAGAAATCATCGTGTAAAGCATCATTCGCAGAAAAATTAGCCCCAATAGTACCATTTGTCCCTGTTAAAGGAATAAAGAATGGTAGTGTTAGTTGGGTGGTTGCGGATGTACTACCTGTTAAAGTAGTGCCGTCTAATTCTCCTATTGTAACAACACTCCATGATGGTCCTGCGTCATAACCACTTATCCCCAATACTCTTGTTACAAATAATTGGTTTGATTGACTTAAATACGATTTAGCTATATAACCTAATTCGTATTTAGGTATTTGTGAATCCACATAAGTCATTGGTGAAGTCCCACCAAACCTAGTTGTAAAATCATCATATGATTGAATGTATATTGGTTCAAAAGCTGGACCCTTTAAGGTTTCTCCAACTATACCTAATGTAGTAACACCTACACTTTGTGCTACAAATGTTAAATCTTTCTCTGAAGTATATACCCCTGGAGAAACAAATATTTTATTACCGTCTGCCATGTTTTATAATTTTTAAGATATTTTATTTTCTTTTATAATAAATACATGTGGTATTGACAAAAGTTACGTAGTAAATAGCTATATTTTAGGGTTAGTATGTAAATTTTCATACTTTTTTCATACAATACCATAGTTATATTAAAAATATACCCTGTAATGCCCACCACAGATAAAAAACCAAAAATAAAAAATTTAAAGATAAGTGTTAAATCACATACCCAACTTAAAGTCTATTGTAATAAGAAAGGGTTAAAGATGTTTGCATTCATAGAACACTTAATAAAGGAAAATTGTAAAACCACTAAAGATATATATGGTGAGGATTTAACCGATTAGGATTTCTTGTAAAGTTAACATAGCCACACCAGGATTTTGTTTTACAATCGTTACTTGTAAAATATCACCAGGATTAATCATAATCGGGTCATATGACTGACCAAAATTTATAGCATTAACAGAAAGAGAATAAGATGCTATATTTTTAATTCTTAAAGCTGAAACATTCACCTTATCCTTATATGATATAACAATTACTGTAACACCCGCCTGGAATGTTAATTTTCTATTTGTTTTTGTGGCGTTATCTTCTCCAATATTCTTTTGTTCTTTTTTTCTTTCCTTTTCGTCTACCCCAAACATCGTTAAACTCCTACTAATAGCTGGTTTAACTTCAAACTCTTCCTCATCTAGTAAAAACCCTTGTAATTGGAATTGGTAATTCTGTTGATAGTATCTTCTTTCCTCTGTATCTATCTGACTTTCGTCCCCAATAGAACTTAATACTATAGGAATATAATGACCTTTAACAAAAGTATATGCTTGTCTAGAAGTGAACTTTTGGAGTACCACCCTATTAAAATTATTTAATTCTCTCATTCTATTACATATTATTTTCACATCATATGTAATATCTACTGGGACCGGTTGTGGTATAGTATAGACGTCGTACCCTTTTCTATTGCCGTCCCAAGTAGGTACCTTAGCATAATGAAATTGTTTTCTATCGGGTATAGTATATTGTAAAGCGGGATTGGTTCCGTATTGTACATCTGGTTTTCTCACCACAACAATAAATGGTAACTCTACATTTTTATCCTGATTAGCAAATTTCCATGTTTGAGCAAATTCTGCCCACCTTTGTAGGGTGAGAATACGGTCAATAACATTAACTTTTTTTCCATTAGCTACTGTTTTTAATTGCTCTTGTGTAAAATCTAACATTCCTTTATCAAGGTCAGCATGTAAAACTGATTTAGGTAAATAAGTTCCATCGTCAGTAATGAACTCTGCTAACTCCTTTCGTCTATAGGGCGTTGTTATCCCATTGTACCCTGTTGGGTAGTGCCCTTGTATAGGTCCTGGTGCTATATTTAAGGTTTTTTTTATTTTTTTAGGTATTCCCATTACACTCCTCTAAATTCATTTTCACTAACCCACGAACATACTATTGTTCTGTAGAAAGCTTTATACCCACCTATAGTGTGTTTAATATCTGAAGTCACTCTTCCATCATTTGCGACCACATAATATCTCATTGTAGTTTCATTTTCTGGGTACCCAATATAGTCACCATAATTTATGTCGATATCTAATTCTTCTAAATGTTTTTTGTACACACCTAAAGTCATATTGCCTGGTTCCATCTGATTAACTAATCCACCACCATAACTTTTATTGTTAGGTGGGTCAATTTTTACATAAGCATTAAACTCTACCGGGGGCTTATATCTAATTTCTTCAACATTCGACTCCCCATATACATCATCAACATCAGATAATTTTTTATCTACCCTAAATAAAACCATAGTAAAATGCATATCACCATGTAACCACTCCATGCCCACATCTTGTTCTAGTTGAAAATCTTCGGAACTAAAAAATTTAGATATTCTTGTAATCGGTATTTTTTTATTAGTCATAGGTCCTTCCTTTTATTATAAATACAATTTGTCTTTCTTTTCTCTTTTTATTATATTTTAATATGGAAAATTTTCCTTCAGAGATTAAAGCTAAAAATACATTAGTTAATTATGATGGGGCCAATAACTATATTATAGGTCTTAAAAATAACATGCTTAATAGTAAATCTTTGACATTGACAAGGGCCCAATCAGACTATATTAATAACAATTATAATGAAAAACCTAAAATTGTTAGGTTGTGGATGGAAATAGACGATTACTTATCTAAAGAGCTTATGTCAACTAAATTTCTACAGACCCCACCTAAATCTATCTGGATAGAAAAACTTTTATCTGAAACTGAAAAAGCTTATCATGTCTGGGGTAAGGTGATAGATTCTCACCCTCTTAACTCTTTCTGGGTCCCTAAGAACCAAATTGTACCTAGAGAAAATCCTGATTTAGATGTTAATTTTACAGCTTTTTCACATCGTCCACCATTTGAGCATCAAAAAAAAGCTATCATTAAATTAGTTTCTAATAAAAAATATATATTGGCTGATGATATGGGTTTAGGTAAAACTAGCTCTGCTATTATGGCTAGTATCAATCTTAAATTAAAAAAAGTATTAATAATATGTCCCGCTTCATTAAAGGTTAATTGGAAAAGAGAAATAGAAAATTATAGTAATGTAGAAGTAGGTATTGTGGAAGGTAAAAAATGGGAAGATGGGGAATATGTTATTATAAATTATGATATATTAAAGAATTTTCATTCTCTCCCTAAAGATTCCGACAAAAAAACACACATATTAGATGCTAAATTTGACTTAGTTATAATAGATGAAGCACATTATGTTTCTAATGGTAAAGCACAAAGAACTAAATTAGTTAATAATCTTACAAGTAAAATAGATAGGTTATGGTTATTATCAGGTACACCTATGACATCTAGACCTATGAATTATTATAATTTATTAAAGCTGGTTGGGTCAAGAGTTGCTAATAATTGGATTAATTATGTTAGACGATACTGTGATGGTAAACAGATTTTTAGGGGTTATAGGAAAATATGGTTAACTTTTGGTGCGACTAACTTGGAAGAACTTAGAGATAAAACTAACGATAAGGTCTTGAGGAGATTGAAGGAGGATGTACTAGACTTGCCCGATAAAATAATTACCCCAATCTATATGGAGCTTAAATCCAAATCCTACGAAGATGAGATGGGAGAATATCTTGACTGGCGTCGACAACATAGAGGTAGTGGTTTGTCTATACAACTAGCTAAACTAATGAAAGTTAGACAGATAATTGCGTTAGAAAAAGTTAAGGAGACAACACAACTAATAGACCAATGTCTACAACAAGATAAAAAAGTTATTGTTTTTACTAATTTTACAGAACCTTTAATGACTCTGCACCAGAAATATAAAAAAGAATCTGTAGTTCTTAATGGTACTATGAAAAAAGAAGACAGACAAGAAAGTGTGGACCGATTTCAAAATGATGATAAAATAAAGGTTTTTATAGGTAATGTCAAAGCAGCGGGAGTGGGTATAACATTAACCTCAGCAGAAGTGGTAATATTCAACGACCTTTCCTTTGTCCCTTCTGATATGTCCCAATGTGAAGACCGAGCATTTAGAATAGGTCAAGATAAAAAAGTATCGTGTATATACCCAATTTATGACAACACCATAGAAAGAACAATCTACGAATTAGTTAATAAAAAGAAGTCCGTTATAGATACTGTTATGGGTGATAATATAAATGAAGCGGATATTTTGGGTGAAATACTTGGTGGGTTGTAGAAACCTACTTTTCCTTATATTTATATATAAACAAACTGAAATGGGTAAAAAAGAATTTACGAAAAAACAACTTAGAAGCCGGTTGGTTACTTTAACTGAGGCTAAAGGAGATATTAAATCAGAATTAAAAAAAGCTTATAAAGCTTTAAAAAACCTTAAATCTTTATTAGTAGGTCATAAGACTGGTGACCAAACCTTATCATTTAGTGATTTAAAGAAAATTAAAACCGCTGCTCGTCATATAGAAGACATCTATGAAGATATGACTGACGAAGAAATGACTGATAAAGAAGAAAAAAAATCAAAAGAGGTAGAAAAGAAAAATGAACAATCTGAAGGTCATGGAAAAATGTATAACGCATTACAAGGTGTAAGAGAAGGTAAGGTTGTTAAGGTTACTGAAGGTACTTTAAAAAGAATTGTAGAACGAGTTATTAAAGAACAAAAAAATGTTAGTTTTGCTGATATGCTTAGTAACCTTTCGACAGCTGTTACCAGAATTAAAAAGGTTTCTACCACTGCGTGGGAAAAGTCCGAACCTGCACTTACCGATAAAGAACTTGCAGACGGTAAAAAGAAAGCCGTTACAGAATTAAAGTCAATACTTAATTCATATACTAAATAATCCTCATTTAAACACATATTTTATGAAAGGTCCTTATGGGACCTTTTTTAATACCAACTTCCAAGTATTTATATAGAAAGGATATATTATGCCAGCAACAATTGACCCAGCAAAAAGAGAGAAATTATTTACCCAACTTAGACATACCTTAGGTGCACCATTACGTGGGGTAGAACTTGAAGATGAGATGTTAGATACAGCTATTGAATTGGCAATACTTGATTATGGTCAGTATGTGCAGGACTGGTTAATAGAAAATCAGTGGTCTTCGTTATATGGTCAAGACCTAGATGTTATATCTTTAACAAGTGCCTTCTTAACAAGAGACTTGAGTTTTGAAACCTCCTTTACTTATGCTTATTCTAAAATTGTTGGTTTACAAGCTGGTGGACCGTACCAACTAAAACAAGACTATATTACTCTTAGTGCTGACACTCAAATATATGAAATTCCTGCAGGTAGAGAACTTAATGAATTACTTTGGTACTCTAGAGCCGAGCTAAATGAGTCCTTTATTGACCCTTTCCTAGGTGGTTTTGGTGGTATGGGTGGTGGTATGGGCTTAGGGGGCGGTGGAGGTATGGCTCAGATGGGAATACAAGGTTCTTATTTCTTAATGCCCGCTTTTGATGTCTTGTTGAGGATGCAGGATAGAAATATAAAAAATCGTATGATTGGTGGTGAGATGACGTACAGAGTTACTGCTGGACCAGGTGGTGTACACGGACCAAAATATGTTCATTTATATAATGTTCCTGGTGGTAGATTTGACTTTGGTAATATTATGACTCATCAACACCGGGTTTGGTATTGGTACTACGACTCGGGACCTGAAAATAGAGATGATTGTTTAGACGCGAATAAAGATATTATATTATTACCTAGTGATGTCACATTAGATGAAATGACTTTTACTGAACTTAATCCTCCTGCCCAATCATGGGTAAGACGTTACTTTTTCGCAAAAGGAAAAGAAATGTTAGGTAGGGTTAGAGGTAAATTTAGTGGTAACCTTAAAACACCGGATTCAGAATTAACAATGGAGTATGCAGATTTACTTAGTGAATCTAAAGATGAAATAGCCAAATTAGTAGAAGAATTAATGACTAGATTAGAAAGATTAAGAAATGATAAAATGTTAGAAAGAAAAGCTCTAGAAGCGGAAAGTTTAAATAAATCGTTAGGTTATCGACCAATGAATCCTGGTACAATATTTGTAATATAGAATGGCTTTTTATACTAAAGTAGATTATAATAGACAATTAAGACAGACTGGTGGTACTGCCACTTTTTCGGGTTCCTCTATATTTGAACAGACGGTAAATATAGGTTCGGCATGTACCGTAGGTGCGGGATTGACTGGTTGTGGTGAATTTATGGTATATAAGTGTAAGGATTGGGAAGAACAGTGTGGTATTGGTTGTGTTTATAACTCTGGAACTACTGGATACACATTTATGGTGGGACCGTATTCCTCAACCTCAGCTTCTTCGGTAGTAACAATTACTCCATTTTCTGCAGTAACAGGGTATACAGCAGTTTTATCTATAGGAAAAACCCCTACACCACCATTAAGTGGGGGTACGACAAATCCAGGGATAAGTGCAAGTACCCTACAAATAGATAAATTAGGTTTATTATTAGATGCTGTTACTAGTGGAAATGTAGATTTACAAATAGACGAGTTTGGTAATGTTGTTAGAGGCTCTTCTTCCTCTCGAAGATATAAAAATAATTTACGTCCTATAAACTCACAAAGGTATAAAAAATTATTAGACCTTAGAACTTACTTTTTTAAATATATAGAGACTGGTGGTGATGGATTTGGTATGATAGCTGAAGAATTAGAATCGTTAGGTTTTGGTGAGTTGGTGGTCTACGATAGTTTGGGTAGACCTGACAATATTCGATATAACCTGCTTTCAGTCGCATTATTAAGTTTATTACAGGGATTGTATAAGGATGGTATTAAAGTAGATTATGATTCTACAGTAGAAACTGACATAAAAACTAAAGTTATTAGTTCTAATCACACTACGGATGGTGAATATTTATTAGTTATAACTAAAGAATGTACAATAACTTTAAACTCACAAAAAGATAAAAAAATAAAGATAAAATCTTTATCTAATGTAGATATTTTACCAGACATAGGATTAATAGATAATAAATGGGAATCACTCAGTTTAAGTGGTGATAGTTGTGTTGAATTTGTTTTTGTGGATGAGTTGTCTACCTGGGTTATTGTTAGTTCTGATGGATTAAAGGAGTCCTAGTTCCTCTACAAAATAATTTTCTTTAAGACCCATTCTCTCCCAATAAGCTTTTTCTTCGGATGATAGTGTAAGTATTTCTTCTAGAGAGTCTTGGTCACCTTCTTTTCTAGGTACACCATTAAGTAACTCACACTGTGTTTTTGTGTAATATTCTCTGTCTTCAGGATTTTTTTTAAGTAAAGACTCTCTAACCTCTGTATTAAAACATACCAATAGTGGTTCTACTCTTTTATTAAACACATTTATATATCTTGGTACGTTATACTCCCCCTTCATCCCATTCTCTAAATCATTTTCCGATATTAGGTAAGAATTTAAAACAATTTCTTCTGTTCCATCTTTTTTCTTTTTCCTCTGGACGTCACCGTGTGACATTGCTGTACCATTATTAACATAATAAATTGTATCACCTAAAGAGACTTGTAGATTATTTTTTATAATCAACTCCATATGTGCTTGTCTAGCCATAAGATTGCCAGCTTTTGTTCTTTGTGTACATCTTTTTTTGTAGGATTCTATAGTTTGTTTAACTCTAGATTTATTAGCTATTTTTGCAAGTAATACACCCCTATCATATATTTTTTGAAGGTATTCGTAGTAGTACTCAACAAATTCGTCGCCTTTACCCTCCAATAACAATGTTAATCCTTTATCTATAAATTCTTCTAAATATCCTTGAATCTTTTTGGATTTAATGGAGTTTCCTGTTAATTTAACTACTCCGTCACCTGTTAATAAAGCGTAATTTTTTCTTGCTACGTTAATACATGAAGGCCATTGTCCATCTGTGTCTAACCCCATCTCACCTCTCATAAATAAATCATTATATTCAGCAACATCAGCTTCACTACCCAGATAAGACTTATCTTTAATCACCAAACTATTATTTCCTAATCCAATGTATGACCTATCTTCTACATCTAAAGGACAAGAAAAGTTTACTCCATCAGTGTCCATTACTAAAGGGTCATAACCTTTTTCCATAAAAAACATAACCATTTGTCTAAGATATTGTCTAGCTGTACAGGTTATTTTTTCCCCCATATTCATATCACCCCAAGGAAAGACCTGTGGTGCAGATAAAGAACCAAACATAGAATTAATAAATATTTTAATAGGTAATTGTTTTCTACTAAATGATTCTGATTTCTTTTTATCAGTGTTATAATATTCAGAAGCTAAATTTTTATATCTAATCCTGGTATCCCTAAAATATTTTAACATACCTTTCATAGCGTCAGTAATGTCACATTCTGGAAAAACATTATGTACAAGTTGTATCGATGGGTATAGTGAACTAAAATCTAGTTTTAATACATTTGTAGAATATCCAGTTTTTACTAACCTAGATAACCCACCCACGAAAGGTCGTTTACTGTCTTTCTTAGGGACAGCTAACCCTTTATGGTATGACCAAGCCAACATTAACATTTTCCAAAGAGTAGCTGTACCCATTGTAGATACTCTTTCATAAGAAGTTGGTACCATACTTGCTAATAAAAAAGATGCTTGGTTAAATTGTTCATCGACTTCCATGGTCTCCCATAAGTCATCCATTAGATATTGTTCAACTATTTTAGCTCCATTAACTTTTTTATAAACATCAGGAAACTTTTTGTCTATATTGAATAGTCCCTCTGAACCAACTGGTTTATATTTTCCATTCTCTACATTTAAATAAAACTCTTTATTCTCCCTATACGTTGAAGCTATCTTATCCCCCTCTACATACACCCTATTAGGTTTTTCGGACTTAGTGAACTTAGTTATGTACTTTAACCCCCAGCTCTTTATTTCTGAATTGATTGTTTGTGCCCGTCTTACCGCATGTGCAATATCTAAGGAATTACATCCCCATATCTTTACCTGTTGGTAGTTTTCAATTTCCGCTCCCAATTTTAAAACGTTGTCCTTAAATTTATACCCCTCATTTGGATTTAGGGTTTTGAATTGTGTGGTATCCATTTGTAGTATTTCTGCTCGTTTGAATAACCAGTTCCAATCAAAATTAGATGAGTTGTACCCCCCTATTATACTAGGTTTTATTTCCTCTATGGTTTCAAAAAATTTGTATATCGCTTCAGACTCCTCTAAATCATTATCCCCGACTTCTATTACTTTTTCAAAACCCCTGTTATCCTTCATTCCGACCATAAAAATTCTTCCATCTTCTGGATTTAAGGATGTAGTTTCTAAATCAAAAACAAATCTATGTATGTCATCATAGTCCTCAAACCCTTTAAATAACCTTTTTTCTTTTTGTACTAGATATTGTTCTATAGGTGGTAAAATCATTATCGAGTCTCTATTATCTTCACCCCAAGGATTTAAACCACCTTGTTTAAAAAAACTTACTAAATCTCTATAAGTTTTTGTTGTTTTTATTAAATAAGTTAGACCTTCACCCAATCTTTCATCATCACCACAATATAATTTCTCTATTAATATTCCGTATTTGGTTATGGCTTCTTTCTGTGCTTGTTTACTTCCCCGATAAAAGTTTTTCTTACTTAAATCACCAACCCAGCAAAAAGGTATAAAGGTGTCTGTTTCTATAACTTTACCTCTGTCTGGATATTCTTTTATTTTATAAATTTTACTACTTCTCCACCCATATTCTAAAGCAACAATATATTGTTCGGGGTCATTACCGTGTAAAAATTGTTCTATTTCTTCTATAGTAGCTTTTTCCATCATATTATTTATACTTAATTCTTGCATATTATTACATACAAATATAAATAAAAAACTCTAACTAATCAATAAATTAACAAGGTGGGTTACAAGGGGCACCAACAAAAGATTCGGAAATATTAATGTATAGGTCTTCTCGGATTGGTACTATTAGTTCTGAACAATTTTGTTCATGAAAATATACGATAAATTGTCCTTCAAATCTACCAGATTTATTAACATCTCTAGATTTCCACTTATAATATATGTAATACTCAACCGGAGAATTAACCGATACAGTAGTTTTAGCAACTATATGTGCTTTCGCGTTTAATATCTTAGGAATCCCAGTTTTTACGTCTTTCATAGAAAAATATATACTGGAATTTGCTAACTTGTCATGAAAACTTTTAAAGTCATTTCTACCATCTTGCACAAGTTGCATTTTAAGTATCGGTTCTAGTGAGTTTTTTCTTATAAAAAATTCCATTTATCTTATTTTATTATAAATATCATATATATTGGTTATTACGAACAACCTGTACATGGAGTACCATTTACTGCTGACACACTTATTCCAAGGGATAGTATTTGGTTATAACCCATCATTGTTGTAACTGGAGCTCCTTGTACTAGTAATCCAGCCACCACATCTGCCCATGTAGAAGTCATTGTAAATACTTGTGTTACACCTAAATAAGTCACATGGATAGTTGTTATGTGATGTAACATATGACTACCTCCATTTAACAACCCATTACATTCTGGTATTGGTGGACATGGTTGATTTCTTGGTATTTCAAAATAAATGTCACCAAAAAGTACATTCTGGTTTCCATTTGCTGGGTCTATAAAGTAGTCTACAGTAGCACCTACTATATTTGTATACTCACCACCAAATATTTTACCAATACAATTACCCGGTGGTGGTACTGTAGTTTGTGCTGGGCAACTATTTGGACTAGGAGGTGGCGGTGGTGGTGGTGGTGGACCTACGGGTGCAGATGAAGAACCACAACCCACACAACAATCGTTACATCTAGTATCCCCAGTAAAAGGTGGGTTACTATATGGAAATATAGTTAATTCGTTAACCCCACCAGGAGCTGCTATAATTACTAAATAAGTCCATCCAACATCAGGTATTGGGAACTGTTGTACTCCCACATATTCATAACATTGTTGTAGATAAGTTACTCCATCATTCTGTAAAACATTACGTCTTACTACCGTACCTACCTCTGGAGCCCCTATAATCTGGTAGTAGTCCTCTGAATCCACTTCGTAATTATTAGTCCCTCCGGAGTCAGATATAAAAATTACTGGGAATCCATTTGCTATATATCCAGGAACTTGATTATTTCCACCGGTACAAGCAATATAGGTGTGTAATGGATATGTAGCCACTGGTGACGTATCTTGTGGATTAATAGCTCCAGGTAAGTCACAATCAGCACACATACTATTACAATTCTTACATTCTTCACAGTCTATTAAACTATATCTATCTTTGTTAATTAAAAAATTATGATATATTTCATCAGCACTTAGTGGTTTGAGGTAATACATCATTTGTGATATTCCACCCACAAATGAACCAGCAAAATTATCACTTATCAATCTTCTATCTGGTGTTAAATCTAAGTTGGTGAAGGTTGTCTGATTAGGCCCACCACTGTCAATAACACATGGGTCCCATGGTGAAGGTCTTTGTTGGATTAGGCTTTCTCTTAGTCCTAGTGCTCCACCACCCCAAGACATATTATAAGCCACACCTACCTGTGTTTGTTTATTTGTATTTAATTGTCTAGGTATTATTTCTTCATAATTTTCTACTTTATGCACTCTTCTTCCATTTACATAGAAGGTTAGAGTTCCCAACCTATACTCTCTTTCATTAAACCAACTTTGTACTTGTGCACCATGACAATTAAAATCAAAATATGCATCTTCTATGAACCTAGGGTATTGGTCTTTACATGGTTTCACTTCTTGAGCATGTTCTGTCGGGTGACACCCAAAAGGGCCCCCATTATTTGCTACATGACTACCATACCTCTCAAACTTATCAACCCTAATCTTAACCAAATCATTAACACCACCATTATTATATATTTCACATTCTTCTAGGTATAGGTTTCTATCAAAAACAACATCTACCTGAATCCAAGTCTCCGCACAATTACCACTTTGTGTTATAAATTGACATATTGGGTCCGAATAACTTTCCTCTATAGTATACCCACATGAAAAACTACTTCCTGTATTACATGTGTTTCCGGTTGTTCCACCTTCCAACCACTGACCATTGTAGTAGTATGGGGGTACAATACCAGTTGTATCCCCCGTTGTTATACATTCACCCGTATATCTAATAGTTCGATAACCTATTCTCATGTCATCCGTTAATCTCACACCAAAAGCATTACTATAAACGTCATATCTTGGGTCTGGTGATTTATTTTGGTTGGTTAGCTTTACCGCTTTTTCCACTGTATTACAACAACCTGTAACACCTGATATTGTATAATGCCCCCCACTTAATGTGGTACATGCTGATAAGGTATCTAATTGGGTATCGGCAGATAGTCCTCCTCTGTTTTGATATTTGTCCTCTGCTCTGATTCCTTTATAAAAGAAGAACCCTCCATTATTACTATTTTCTACATTAATAACATTAAGTCCCGCTACACTATAATTTAATAAATGTTGGGGTAAACTGTTAGGTGGTGATGTTAGGGGACTACAGACATTTGTCGCGAAACCAAAAGTAATACTCGTTGCGGTTGTTACAAAATTAATATTATTCCACCCACTAGTATTGTAACAATTTCCGTTTTCACCACACGTAAGTGACTCATCACCTACTGGTTGACAACAAGGATTAATAAATCCTTCACCACCATCACAAAGAGTACTACCAATCGTATTTAATTTTAAATAAGTCTCGAAAGACCATCCTTTCTTAGGTCTGGTTGGTAGTACCTCATATGGATAACCATATAATTTATAGAATCCTTGATAGAATCCTCCTCGTAGGTCTTGGTAATAACCAGAGCTATCAAAATTATTTAAAATACTAGTATCTGTGTACCATTCATTAGTGGCTCCTAAAGTAGGGTGTCCGAATGCTTTTACTTGGTTCATTTTTAACCTTTTATCGTATGTGTGTTGGTCAAAAGTACCATTGGTCCATCCCGCTGCTGAAAATGAGTCCACTAAGTATAGGCAGTATCCATCCAAAAGTTGCTCTTCATTAAGCAAACCATTATCCAAACCTGTATATATTGAGTCACAAATTTCAAACCATTGGGTTGACGCGGTATACCCATAATTATTCCAAGGACAGTCACACATAGATTTTGCTTCAGGCCAAATATTCTTACTTAAAATGACAAAAGGTGTGTATCCCGTATTGGTGTAGTAGGTTGGGGTATTTCCTGTTGGATACTGGAATGCACATGTTGTGGTTGGTTGTGTGGAACAATTGGTATCATTAAGGTCAATCCATACTGGTAGTATGTCACCATCATCATAAGCAGTAATCCCACTAGACCATACCACATCAGTATTAAAATCTTTCTCATCAGACGCTAAAAATAAATCATAATACTGACTATAATTAATTTTAGTATCTAGTTTATTGAAATAAAAATTATTTAAATTTTGTGTTCCCATGTATTAATAAATACTATTTGATTGGTTTAGATATTTATATATAAAAGAAAATGAAAAGAATTGAAGCAATTACTCATGTTATTAAAGAGCTTAAGATACTGAAAGAAGAATTAGGTGGTGGAAAAAGTATTTCTCCGTTAGATTTCTTGACATTATCTGAGGTCTTTAAATTTCAAATAGAACCTAAATCTGACAGGTTTACAGCTGTGTGTTTGGATGAAGCAGCCAAAAGTCAGAATGATGAAGAACATTTAAAAATGATAGATGATATTTTAAGGGATGAGTTAGATAATGACGATAGTGATGATAGTGAAGTAGAGGAGGTGACGGAATTATTAGATTTTGATGGGTCAATACAAAATAGTAAGATTCCTCCTGGGGCGGATAATGTAAAAAGTCTTAGTTCTAGAAAAACAACTGACGATGTAGTTAAAGCCACTAGACAAGCTGGTGCTTGGACCGGAGCTGGTCATTACTTTAAAAGATATTATGGTGAATCCGTAGAAGAACTGGGTGAACATGATATGAGTGAGGTTTTAGGGTTTGAGGATACGGAATTTAAAGATGCGGCTGAAACTATTGAATATTTTGAGAAGGAACATGATATGGATGAGGTAGAAGCGGTTGAAAGAGCTGAATCTATGGGTAAGACGGTAGGTTTAGATAAGAAAGGTCAACAACGATTAACTGAAAAGGAAAGGTTAAAAAAATTATCGGAAGTCAAAGCTAGAAAGATGATTGAGGTTTTGTTATCTAAAAAAGACTCTGGTGGTGAGATTTCAGATGGTAAGAATTCTTTATTGGACATTAAAATAAAACAACTATTGAAGCTTGCTTCTGCGGAAGATGTTTCTCTTGAAGAGTTAATTGATAAAATAGAATTATATAATGAATAATGATTTAAAAGATGATACTTATGTATTGCCAGATTCTATATTATCTCTATTGTCCAACAATTTAAAGTCTTTGGGTCCTGGTGATAAAGGATATGATAGATGTAAGAATATGGTTAGTGATGGCAGTTTAACCTACCCTCAAGCAAAAAAGTTTAAACATGAATTAGAAAATGATTTGGAGGATGAGGATTATAATGTAGTTGGTGGAGATGATATGTTAACTTTCATAAATGATTCTTTAACTAGAAGAAGAGATGGGGTACACAACTCTAAAAAAATTAGACAGGATTCCGGTGAAGAAAATGTTTTTAAAAAAACTCATACGAAGGATAGGTCTAAAAACCCAACTAAAGTAAGAAAAATAAAAGTAGCTACAAGTAGTAACGACATAAGTAATAATAGAGCTGTTTATGAAGAAATAGACAGAATAAAACAATTAATAAAATAAATAATTATGGCAGATTTTAATCAAAAACAACCAGGTGAAAAATTAACTGACGAATCAGAAAAATTCAGAAAACAGATGACAGTAAAAAATACCTACCAGATAAGTGATACCGAAGGATATAGTCCTAACCACCCTAATGCATTGTCAGATGGTGATGGTAAAGGTAGAGGTAATTCTATATATTTAGGTGTTTATGGTGAGGATATAGGTACTAAAACTGATATTATGGGTAATGGTGAAGTGAATACCGGAAGACTTAATAACCTCAAGACTAATCTTTATGGCAAAGACAACCCATATAATTCTGGGAATGTCGATTCGGGTAATGGTTACGCACCACAAAAATAAGCTCAAATGAAATTACTCGAGTCATTAATACAATTATTAACTGAAAATGTTTCTAATCAAGTAATTAAAGATGTGATAACTAACAAAAATACTTGTGAGTTAAAATATCTAGATGACGAGAAACTACCTGATGGTTCACAAGCTAGAACTATACAACCGGTAGCTTACGGATATTCTAAAAAAAATAATCCGGTAATTAGAGCATATCAAACTTCAGGTCCCTCTTTAAAAGTTAATAAAAAAGGTATACCTTTACCTGACTGGAGGTTATTTAGGGTAGATAGGATAAAAAGTATGAAACCTATTAAAGGTGATGGTAGTTTATTCTTGACTTTTGACGAACCGCCATTATATAATCCTGTAGGTGATAATTCTATGGATAGACTAATGTATAACTCAAAATTTTAAAATTATGGCAGATATAACAACATTACAACAATCTTTAATAAACGCAAAAAAGGTTATGAATAAAGTAGATGGGGGTAATTTTACTAAAAGTAGTAATAACCTCACTTCTTCTAGTCCAACACAAAATATTAATATGGAAAGTGTTCAACAACATATTCCACAACTTCCTACTACACCAGAACCAACTTTAAGTAACAAACCACCTAACTTACACCCTAAAGCAAATATGAGTGAAGAAAGAATTAATAACTCCAGATTACCAGATGCTATTAAACAAGCAATGATATCAACCCCTATACCAGATATCCCTTTTAATGGTGGTGGTACTAGTCTAAGTGATGATTTCTTAAGTGGTGTAAGAACCCAAATGGATAAACAAGGCATTTCTACTTCCACCCAACCACAAAATAATATTAATGAATTAGTAACAGAGTCCGTTAAACCTAAGACCCAAAAACTATCATCCAAAAATTTAAAATCAATAATTAAAGAATCAGTTAAAGAACTTTTAGATGAAGTTGTTAACACTAAAATTAATGAGAGTATTGGTTTAAGGAGAGATATGGGAGAAAATTTTCAATTCCGTGTGGGTGACAAAGTTTTCTATGGAAAAATCACTTCAACAAAAACAGTAAAATAAGGTACCTTTAGCCTTTGACATATTCGGTTTTTTGCTTTACTATTAATTTATGAAAAAAGCAAAATACAGAATTTTAGTACTACCCAGTGATAGAACTGGTGTATCCAAATTTAGGTCTGTGGACCCCCATACCTACTTACAAGATATGTATCCAGAAGATTTCTGGGTAGATATAGTTTACGACCCCCCTTACCATGATGATAATTGGTGGAAACAATATGATTTGGTTCACTACCATAGAAGTATTGGTCCCGATTATGATGCCTCTAAGTCGGTTGCAAAAAGATTAACCAAGTGGGGGATACCCCATATTATGGACCTGGATGATTATTGGTTACCTACTCAGGACCATCCTGCCCATATGATTGTTAAGGAGAATAAAATTGATGAGAAGATAAAAGCTAATATCCGATTAGCTGGAGCGGTTACCACCACCACAACTGTTTTTGCTGAAGAAATAGCAAAACTAAATAAAAATGTTTATATATACCCTAACGCTATTGACCATGAGGAGAAACAGTATGTTCCCAAACCTACAAAATCAAATAAAGTTAGAATCGGGTGGTTAGGGGGTTCTTCACACATTAAAGATTTAGAGATTCTTAGTGGTGTATCTGGTAAATTATATGGTTCAAGAAAGGACCAGTTTCAAATTGTTTTATGTGGGTACGATTTACGTGGCTCCATGACAGTATTTGACCAAAAGACAGGTAAACAATCACAAAGACCAATTACACCAACTGAATCAGTGTGGTATAAATATGAACAAATAATGACAGATAATTATAGGATTTTATCTGATGACAAATACAAAGAAGAACTTCTGTCTTTTAAAAAGAAACAAATTACTGGTAATTTAGATTCTAACTATAGAAGAGTTTGGACTAAGCCGATTACCACATATGCATCAAACTATAATAACTTTGATATTAGTGTCGCACCTTTAAAACAACATATTTTTAATAAGGTTAAGTCACAACTAAAAGTAATTGAGGCTGGGTTTCATAAAAAAGCTTTAGTATTACAGGACTATGGTCCTTATACCATTGATTGTATAAATGCTTTTGAGAAAGGTGGTGGTATAAATAAAAATGGGAATGCTCTATTAGTCCCTAAAGTAAAAAATCACAAAATGTGGTATCAACACCTTAAGAGGTTAATTGATAGCCCTGCTTTGGTGGAGGATTTAGGTGAAAAGTTATATGAAACGGTTTTCCCTAAATACGCTCTTAAAACGGTTACTCAACAAAGAGCTGAGTGGTATAGAGAATTAATAAGAAAATCATAAAACATAAATTATGGAAAAAGTGGAAATTAATATACTGGAAAATGGACCTATTTTGGTCAAAGGAAAAACTAGTGTAACTAGAAATGGAAAAGAATTAGAAGTAACGGAGCAGTACGCATTATGTAGATGTGGTCAGACTCATAAACAACCGATGTGTGATGGAACTCACAAATCGTGTAATTTTAAAGGATAAAAATATGTACTATCAAGCAATCGTAGCATTCGAAACTGGAGTTATGGATAACGAAGGAAATGCTAAAGTTAAAAAATTTAAATATGTCGTAGAAGCAGAATCTCTATTCGAGGTTAATAAAAGACTGGCTTCATACCTATCAGAAGATACAAGAGATTCTGAAGTTGTTTCAATAGCTAAAGCCCCTTTTGAGGACTTTTTACACCCACAACTAACACCTAAATATTATAATATTTAATATGGGACGTAAAGAAGGTACGACATGGGAGAGAATTAAGAATTTAGCTGGAAATAGAAAAGACTCTTTAGATGATGAACAAATGTTGTCTCATTTAGGTGTGGACCGTAATATGTTAACCAAATTAGAAGAAGAAACTGTTAAATCTGCGATGGAACAAGTAAAACCTAAAATCGTATATCAGAATACCTCAAATAACCCAAATTTAGAGTATAAGTACTTGGATGATAGTGGGATGGATTTAAGAGCTGATTTATCTTCCACCCTTACGGTAAAACCATTAGAAAGAGTTTTAGTCCCTACAGGTATCCATTTTGAGTTACCTGAAAGTTTTGAGGTCCAAGTCAGACCCAGAAGTGGATTAGCTATAAAAAATGGTATAACAGTATTAAATACTCCAGGTACTGTAGATAGGGGATATAGTGGTGAAATAAAAGTAATTTTAATAAATTTAAGTAATGAAAATTTTACTATTACTCATGGAGATAGAATTGCTCAAGCCGTAGTATCTCCAGTTATCTCAGGAAGATGGGCTAATTTAGTTAAAGTAAATAACTTAACCAAAACAGCAAGAGGTGATGGTGGTTTTGGTTCAACAGGTATAGAATAAATGGGATTATCGGTAATATTTAGTACTAAAAAAATAAATGAAGATTTTATTGCACTCATTAAATCTACCTGTGGTGTTCATAATGTAGAAATTTTACCCTATGAAAATCCTGGTAAATATTCACTAAATGAAGTCTATAATATGGGTTTAGAAAAATCCACTAACGATATTGTAGTTTTTTGTCACGATGATATTAAATTTGAGACTAAGAATTGGGGTAGAAAAATTTTAAAACATTTTAAGAGGAATCCTTCGTTTGGGATTATAGGTGTGGCTGGTACTAGGTATCTGTCATCAACTGGAAGGTGGTGGGATGATTTTTCTAAAATGCATGGTGCTGTTTATCATGAACATGAAGGTAAAAAATGGTTAACTAGATATTCTAAAGATAGTGGAATTAGGTTGACTGAGGTCGCATTAGTAGATGGGTTATTTTTTGGTGTGTCTAAAAATAGGATTATTAATCATTTTGATGAATCGGTTAGTGGTTTTCACTTTTATGATGTTGAGTTCTGTTTTTCTAATTATTTGTCGGATGTTAAGATTGGTGTCTGTACCGATATTAGAATCACTCACTTATCTATTGGTCAAACTAATGACGAATGGGAAAAAAATAGGTCTTTATTTGCAGAAAAATATAAAGATGTTTTACCCATTAAAATTAAAAGGTCTTTTAGGGATAATGAAAAGTTTGATGTTCTTTTTGTGTGTGACACCTTACATGATAAGGCAATGGATTTATTACTAAACCTTAAGGGTATGGGTCATGGTATTAGTGTTTGTGCAGAGATACCCCCAAACCTAATAAATGTCCTTAATAGAAAAGGTATAATGAATGGACCTCTTAATTCCCCACCAGGGTATCAGATAGGTGATGGTAAATGGATAGTTAATTCAAACGCAGGACCTGTACCGTCTGAAAACGGTAAAATGTACAAAATAAAAGACATTAAGTTTGATTTGGTCCATACTACTGAAAATAGACTGATAGAGTATATTAAGTCTTTTTACCCTATGACACCACAATTTAATAGTGATGACGATGAAGGTTTAGATGGGGATATGATAAAAAAATATAAAACTGTATTAGAATGGTAAAAATAGTTTCTGGTTGGAGTAATCGTGGTGGGTCTACCTTTGCATTTATAAACCTTACAAATGAGTTAAATAAGGCGGGATATGATACTACATTTTATGGTCCTCATGAATGGCATTTAGATAAATGTAAATCTGGTAAAATAAATAAATTACATATAAATAAAAAAGATAAGGTAATTTTTCATTTTATCCCTTTAAATTCCCGACCGGAAGCCGATAAAGTTTTACTCTCTTGTCATGAAAAAAATGTTTTCGAGGTAGGGTCTATGCCTCAACACTGGGATGAAGTAGTTTTTTTAAATGAAAAACAAAGAAATTATCACTATAAGTATACTGGAAAATATAGTATAATACCTAATCTAAAAGAGGTATTAAAATGCACCCCAAAATCTCCCGAAACAAAAGGTATTGCAGGAATTATAGGCTCTATAGACGAAAACAAACAAACACACGTATCTATCCATAAAGCGCTCAGAGATGGGTTTAAAAAAGTTATGTTGTTCGGTAATGTTACTGACCCGAACTACTATAATAATTTTGTAAAACCTCTGGTGAATGATAATGTGATAGAGAGAGGGTTTATGAGTGATAAACAAAAAATATATGATGAAGTAGAAGCTGTGTATCTTTCCTCACATAGTGAGGTAGCATCTTTAGTTAAGGATGAGTGTGAAACTACGGGTACAAAATTTTATGGTAGTAAAGCCACTGAACATGACACCATAACTCTATCTAATGATGAAATAATTACAGAATGGGTTAAACTCCTAGAATTGTAATTGTACGAATATTGACTTAAATAAATAAATTGGCTATATTTTAAGTACTTAATAAAATAAAAAATAAAAAATAAAAAATACTATGATTATACTAACTACACTATATAACTGCGACCAATATGTCGAGCGTTGTTTGGGTTCTATTATGGCTCAAGACTTTAAAGATTTTAAATGTTACATTACTGATGATTTATCAACTGACAACTCTGTTACCTTGGTAAAAGATATAATTAAAGATGATGATAGGTTTATTTTAGTCGAGAACGAGACAAAAATGTATCAGCCTGGAAACTATGACCAAATAATTAGAGGTGATTATGGAGTTAAAGACAATGAAGTATGTGTGGAAGTAGATGGTGATGATTGGTTACCCAATTCCTCTGTGTTAGGGAAAGTTGCTAAAATATATAGTGATAATAATGTATGGATTACCAACGGTTCATTTGGTTATTCAACTGGAGCAAATGGTTTTTCTTCTAAGCAAGAAATAACCCCTCATTTAAGAAAAAGTAGAATGACTTGTTCACATTTAAGAACTTGGAGAGCTTTTTTATGGAGAGAAATAGAAGTAGATGACTTGAAGGATGAAAATGGTGTGTATTGGAAAGTGACTGGTGATTTAGCTTTTATGTTCCCAATGTTAGAAATGGCAACTGATGAACATTATTTATTTGTAAACGAACAACTATATACGTATAACGAAACTAACCCACTAAATGACCATAAGGTTGATTTGGGTTTGGTTAATGATGTAGCCGCAAAAATACGAAACAAGCCCCCGTATAATAAATTAGTTAGATAATGAAAGAAATAGATACTATATTACCATCACTTTTAGGTTATCTAAAAGAAAACAAACCAAAATACCTTTACAACCAAGCATTTGTTCCAGGTAAAAGCCAAGTGTTGTATTCTGGACCTTACTGGGATGAAGAAGAGATTATGGCAGCCATAAAAACTTTTATAGAAGGTAAGTGGGTTGTTGCTGGAGAAAATGTCCATAAATTTGAACGTAAGTTTGGTAAGTTATTTGGTGCCGAGTTTGTCCAAATGGTAAACTCAGGTAGTTCAGCTAATTTAGTTCTAATGTCAGCTCTTAAGAAGTATTTTGGTTGGGGAGATGGTGATGAGGTTATTGTTTCACCTGTTGGGTTTCCAACGACAATCTCTGTTATAGTACAAAATAATTTAACTCCAGTATTTGTAGATATAGAATATGATACGTTGAACTTTGATGTCACTAAAATAGAGGAAAAAATAACTTCTAGAACTAAGGCTATATTTGTATCTCCGGTATTAGGTAATGTACCTGACATGGATTTTTTAAGTGAATTATGTAAAAAACATGATATAAAATTAATAGGTGATAGTTGTGATAGTATTGGTTCTAAATGGGACGGTAAACATTTAAGTGAGTACTATGAAGCTTGGACTTCTTCCTTTTATCCAGCTCATCACATATCTACTGGTGAAGGTGGTGCTGTTTGTACTAACATAGCCCCATTAAAAAAATTATTTACTAGTTTTGCTTGGTGGGGTAGAGATTGTTATTGTGTTGGTTCTGCTAACCTACTATCTTGTGGTACGTGTGGTAAAAGGTTTGATACGTGGTTAGACACATATGATGGGATAATAGACCATAAGTATGTTTTTACCAATATGGGGTACAATTTAAAACCTATGGACTTACAAGGGTCCATTGGGTTAGTACAATTAAAGAAATTTGATGAGATAGATACAAATAGAAAACGTAGTAAAAATACTATTGAGTCTATTTTTCTAAAGTATGTGTCTGGAATCAAAGGAGTTTCTATGCTACCAAAAGCTGACACTTGTTGGTTTGGTACCCCCTTTATTTGTAAAGATAAAAAATTAAAGGGTCGGTTAGTGTCTTTTTTAGAAGAGAATAAAATTCAGACTAGGAATTATTTTGCTGGTAATATACTAATGCATCCAGGTTATAGTCATTTGGGGGAGTTAGGAGATTATCCTAACGCAAATAAGGTTTTAGATAAAGTATTTTTTGTTGGTGCTGCACCACATTATACAAATGAAGTGTTTGATTATATAGAAAGTATATTCGTTAATAAATGGAAAAATTAAGAGTTTTAGTATTAGGTGATGGGTTATTGGGTTCAGAGATAGTTAAGCAAACCCAATGGGATTGTATTTCTAGAAATAGTGATGGTTTTGATATTACCGACTTGGGTACTTACCACCTACTAACTAATGTAGAGTTTGGTGCGATACAACATTGTAAATATGATGTAATAGTTAATTGTATCGCTAATACCGACACCTACAATAAAAATAGAGATGTTCATTGGGACGTTAACTACGTGGGGGTATCCAACTTAATAGATTTTTGTAATAACTGGAATGTTAAACTGGTGCACATTTCTACCGACTATCTTTACTCTAATTCTGATTCTGAAGCTACAGAAAATACTGTACCAGTTCATTGTAATAATTGGTATGGTTACACAAAATTGTTAGGTGACGGTTTAGTTCAGTTAAGTTCTAAAAATTATCTTTTGTGTAGATGTACTCATAAACCAACCCCATTTCCTTATGATAATGCTTGGATTGACCAGGTGGGAAATTTTGACTACTGTCCTAACATATCTAAAATTATAATTTCTATGGTAATGGATAATTTAAGTGGTTTGTATAATGTTGGTACCGAAACAAAAACTATTTACGAATTAGCTTCAGAAACTAAAAAAGTTAAAAAAAGTTATTCCCCACCACACGTACCCAAAAATTTATCCATGAATATTAGTAAATTAGTCACCACACTAAATAAACCATTTTTTTCTATTGCGATTCCAACTTATGGTTACGGTGGTAGGGGTAGGGAGTTTTTGGAGCATAGTTTAACTATTTTGAGTAATCAGACATTTAAGGACTTTGAGGTGGTATTATCTGACCATAGTGAGGATGACACTATAAAGGATGTTTATACTCAGTGGTCGGATAAATTAAATATAAAATATTTTAGGAATTCAAGAGGTAGGGGTATTATATCTCCAAATATCAATAACGCTATGAGGTTATGTTCTGGAAAATGGATTAAAGTTTTATTCCAGGATGATTTTTTATATGATAAAAATTCGTTAAAAATACAGTCAGATTTTCTTATTTCGCAACCTAATATTAGTTGGTTGATGTCTAAATTTTATCACAGTAATGATGGTAAATCTTACTATCGACTTTATAACCCACACTGGAATAATATGATATGGACGGGTAACAATACTATGGGATGTCCAAGTGGTATGACCATTAAAAATAAAAATTTACTTTTCTTCGATGAGGGGTTAAATTGGTTGATGGATGTAGATTACTATAAACGGATGTTTGATTTACATGGTGAACCTTCTATACTGGAGGAAATAACTGTAGTTAACAGGACTTGGGGGGAACGATTGACGGACACAATACCACAATCATTAAAAGATACAGAATTTAATATGTTAAAATTAAAATATGCTTAATTTAAAAAATGTAACATTAGTAATATTAAGTTCTATTAAATTAGATGAGTCGATAAAAGCTTTAGAATATAGTTGTCGGGGCATTAATTTTGGTGCAGTCAAATTAGTGTCACATGAAAAACCAAATAACCTCCCACCAAACATTAAGTTTGAGTATATTGATAAAATGAACAGTATAGATGAATATAGTTATAATATAATATACAAGTTGGGTGGGTACTTTGAGACTGAATTTGTTTTAGTTATACAACCCGATGGTTATGTAGTTAATCCTTCATCTTGGCGTAACGAATTTTTAGAGTACGATTATATTGGTGCTCCTTGGTCTTTACCAAATGATAACTTCTCTTATAGAGATACCAAGGGTAATCTTTTTAGGGTTGGTAATGGTGGATTTTCTTTGAGGTCTAAAAAATTGGTGGACCTACCGAATAAATTAGGGTTAGAGTGGAAGTCCTTTCATGGGTTTTACAATGAAGATGGTTATATATGTGTAAATTATAGACACATATTTGAAGAAAATGGTATGAGGTACGCACCTCTAGATGTGGCTAAGTATTTTTCACATGAATCATATATACCTGAGATAGAAGGTATTACACCGTTTGGGTTTCATGGTAAGAGTTCTAAATGGAACAATATTGACGAAGTAAACACTATAGGAAATAATTGGTTAAAATAAATGGAAAAAATAGTATACCCCTAATTATGGAAAATAAGACCCTGGGACCTAACTTTGGTGAGTTATTATTAAAGTATGTGACCGATAAGAATCATGGAACAATAAGAAACATCTATAACAATTTAGATGATAGAGTAGTTGTTGATAACGCGGAGACCCCTATAGGTCATACCTATGGAGAATCTTATGATTCTCTATTCGAGAATTTCGATAAGGGCACTGAGATTAACTTTTTAGAGATAGGAATCCAAAGAGGAGGTGGTTTAATGGCCTGTAGAGACTATTTCCCTAATGTTAACATTTATGGGGTAGATATAGTTGATGTTGTATTACCGGAATACCGTAAGGACGATATTACTTTTATATTCAAAGATATAAAAGATGCTTCTCTAAAAGAACAATTAAGTGGTGTGACGTTTGATATTATTATTGATGATGGAAGTCATATGTTACCTGATGTGTTATTCGTGGTGAATAATTTTTTATCTATGTTACGTCCTAATGGAGTACTAGTTATTGAGGATTGTCAACAACCTGATTATTGGTTGGGTGAGGTTAACAATATTTTACCGGAAGGTTATTCCGTTACAGTTAAAGACCTAAGGGCTGGTCATAGTTATGATAACTATCTAATAGTAATAACAAAAATATGATAACAACAAATTTAACTGGAAATTTAGGTAATCATATGTGGCAATATGCTGTCTGTAGGATTGTAGCGGAAAAGCTAGGATATGAATGGGGTATTGACCCACAGACATCTAACGACTATCACCAAGGTAATAGTCAAATGACATTTATGGATGTTGATTTCGGTAAGCCAGTTAGTGGGATATTAAATAATTTTCATGAAAGATGGGATTTTCACGAAGGTAATGGTGAAAAAGTCTGGTTTAATAGTTTAGATAAACGACTATATGAAATTGAGGATAATACTAGACTAATTGGTGATAATGGTTCTGTTGGTGGTATATACCAGTCTGAAAACTATATAGTGGATAGAAGGGATGATATTAAAAAATGGTTTACAATAAATGACTCCTATAAAATAATATTTGATGGTAGATTAAATGAGATGGGAATATCATTAAATGATAATTTATGTGTTATTAATTTTAGAGGTGGTGAATATAGAAACATACCAAACGTTCTTTTACGAAAGGAGTACTGGAGGGATTCTATTAACCATATGAAGTCTATTAATGAGAATATGGAATTCCTTATAGTAACAGATGATATCCAGACAGCTAAAAATTATATGCCGTTTGATATAAAAGCAATTCATGTGGATATTGGTTTTGATTTTTATGTTGTTACCCAAGCAAAGTGGCTTATAATATCCAACTCCACCTTTTCTTGGTGGGCTGCTTGGTTAAATGATAATTCAAATAAAGTATTGGCCCCTAAATATTTTAACTCACATAATTTAAGTGATGGGTATTGGTCACAACGTGAAATCTATACAAGTCGTTTTGAGTACTTAGATAGAGAAGGTGTGTTATATGATTATGATACATGTAAAAAAGAGGCATTAGAATATAATAAAAAAATAAATAAATAGATATTATGAAAATTTACGATTGTTTTCAATTCTTTAATGAATTGGACTTACTAGAGATACGATTAGAGTTGTTGTACGACCACGTTGATTACTTTGTAATAAGTGAGGCCACTAGAACTCATTCCGATAAAGAAAAAAAATTATACTACCAAGAGAATAAAGAATTATTTAGTAAATATAATGATAAGATTATACATGTTGTGAATGACTTCCCGTCTAATATATTAGATATGGGTAAAAAAGTTGGTGGTGATAAACATAGTTTAATGTATAATAAAATATCGGAACGATATGATATAGAAGAGTCTGAGAGTCAGCTCAAACAATACCCCACATTCTGTAGGGACTACCTACAAAAAGAATTTATCCAGTTTGGTTTGATGGATTGTGATGATGATGATATGATTATGCTTTCTGATTTAGATGAAATCCCAAAACCAGAAGTGGTGAAAGATATAAAAGAAAAAAAATTATATAACTACTGTGTTCTACAAGATTGTTTTTATTACCACATAAATACCATGGCACACACTAACTGGTATGGAAATTATGTAGTTAGATATAAAGACACTAAAGAGGTCTCCCTAACACACCTTAAAAATAAAAGAGTTGATTTTGATAAAATAGAGAAAGGTGGATGGCACTTATCATTTATGGGTGGTGTGGATAGAATTAAAACAAAAATTGACTCGTATGCTCATCAAGAATTTAATAATACCCACATCACATCGAATATAGAGAATAAAATCCAGAGTGGTGTAGATTTATTTGGGAGGACGAATAATTCGTATAGGGATAGTATACAAGAATTCTATTTTGATGGTTTAAAAGAGGTAGATTTAGATTCCTATACTTACCCTCAAGAAATTCTTGACTTAATAAAAACCAAATTTACTTATTTAATTAAATAGATAAGATAGTCATTCACTTTAACCTTAATTCATTATATTTTTAATAAAAATAATATATATGATTTCAATACACGTTAACCAATTATCCGAATCTCAATTAAAGAAATTTGGTGTCGCACAACAGAATAATATATCATTAGGTAATCATATGTTCCAATATGCATTATGTAGATTAATTGCTCATAAAAAAGGGTGTAATTTTAACCTTCCCTACGCGGGAAATCTAAAAGAATGTTTCCCCACCATTGACTTAGGTGTGGTGGATGGACCCATACAAAAGATATTTCAAGAAAGTCCCGACCAGGCCTTTAACCCATCTGTATTTGATGTGTCAGATTTTACTCACTTACGTGGGTATTTCCAAACAGAAAAATACTTTGAGGGTTATGAGGATATGGTTAAATCTTGGTTTGAGTTGGAAATGGATGAGGTTACAAAATCAGTAATTGCCAAGTATCCTGTGGATGAATATTGTTATGTCCATATTAGGGGTGGTGATAATCTATTCGGAACTAATAATTGGTTAATACCTAAAGAATATTATCTAAAGGCTTTTAAAATGGTTAAGGAAGTTAAAAGTGATGTAAAATTTCTTATAGTCACGGATGACGTGGAATTTTCATCTTCGATATTTCCAGATATTCCTGTAGTTTCCAATAGTATAATGTCAGATTTTAAATGTCTTTACAACTCTAGATATAATATTATTTCAGCCTCCTCATTTTCGTGGTGGTCAGCTTGGTTGAGCCCAAAGGAAATAGTAATTGCCCCACATAATTGGTTAAATTACAATAAGCCTCAGGATGATTTTTTCTTTCCTAAAGATATAAAAGCTAAAAACTTTTTGTATACTTAAATAATACTTTATAATATAAAAATAAATTATTATTTTTATATGAACAAAAAACAAACATAATGAAAAAAATAGTAATAACAGGTGGTTTGGGGTATATCGGAACCGAACTATGTAAACTTTATTCTGGGGAAGCTAGATTTAAAGAAATAACAGTAATTGATAACAGATTTATATCTGAAAGAGTTAAGCAACTGAGGGATTGGGGGATAAACTTTATTCAATCATCTATATTAGATGAGGTAGTTTTAAGTAGAGAACTTGGGGATGCAGATACTATAATCCATTTAGCAGGTATTACGGATGTTGCCTATGTTAAAACACAATCTAATAAGGAGCACGATAACCAAGTAAAACAGATAGGTATAGTAGGTACCCAAAATGTTATTAAATATGCTAATAAAAATGCTAAAATTATATTTCCATCAACACATGTTGTGTATGAAGGTTTTAATGAAACAAAAACTAATATTCCAGAATCAGAACCAACTTGTCCAGTATTAACCTATGCACAAGGAAAAGTAGAGTCAGAAAAAGATTTAAATAATTCTAACCTTAATTATGTTGTATTAAGACTAGCCTCTGTTTATGGTTATTCTACAGATACTATGAGGATGGGTATTATGCCAAATCTGTTTTCTAAAATAGCGTCTCAGAATGGTACTATAAGTTTATTTTCTGGTGGCATACAATTAAAAAGTTTAGTTCCTTTGATGGATGTTGTTAGATGCATGAAGTTTATGACGGAAAATGAAGAGATTAAGAGAGAAACTTTCCATTTATCTAAAGATAATATGACTGTTAAGGAAGTAGCTGAACTATGTAAAAAAATTAACCCTAATCTTACTCTTATAGAAACTGATGATGAAATACCTAATCTGGGATATACCATATCAAATAAAAAACTGATGGGAACTGGGTTTGAATTCAGGTACAGTTTAGAGGAAAGTTTAGGTGAAATGATATCGAATTGGTCTAAAAGAGATATCAGGCCGGAATTAGAATATACTGTACAAGGTGGAAAAGAATATATTGATGATAGGGGTAAAATAAGTAATTATGAACTTACGGAACCTATTAACTTAATAGGGTATATAGAATCTAAAAAAGGTACAGTTAGAGCTAATCACTATCACCCAATCCAAGAACAAAAATGTCTATTAATTAAAGGTCAATACATTAGTGTTATTCAAGACCTATCAATACCAAATGCACCAATAGAAACTAGGGTAATAAATGAAGGTGATATTGCAATAATCAAACCAAATGTTGCACACACAATGGTTTTCACTAAAGATTCTATTTTCTTAAATCTTGTTAGGGGTGAAAGAGAACATGAAAATTATGGTACAACACATACAATGCCTTATGTACTAGTTGATGAGCAAACTAGAGTTAGGTTACTTGAGAGTTATAGGGTTGATTGTCGAGGTTGTGGTTCGACAGATTTACATAGGGTTATTTCTTTAGGTGACTCACCTTTAGCTAATAATTTAAAAGGGTCAGTTGACGAAAATTCTGAGGTGTATCCTTTAGAGATGAATTATTGCCCAAAATGTCATAACTGTCAATTATCAGTTAGTGTACCACCACAAAAAATGTTTGATAACTATCTATACGTCTCCTCAACAGCAAAATCATTTAGAAAGCACTTTGAGGATGTTTCTACCCAGTACATAACAGAGTTTGGGTTAAATGATAAAACATTAGTAATTGATATAGGTAGTAATGATGGTATAGCACTTAAACCATTACAAGAAAGTGGCATTAAAGTACTTGGTGTTGAACCAGCTAAGAATATCGCTAAGATGGCAAATGATAATGGTATCAATACTATTAACGGTTATTTCGATAGTAGAGCTATCGCTGAAATTGATAAGACATACGGTAAAGCTAGTTTAGTTACCGCTTCTAATGTGTTTGCTCATTCTGACGTATTGGTTGATATTACACGTGACGCTTTTAGCATTCTTAATAGTGATGGTTCATTTATTGTTGAAGTGCAGTATCTTATGGATACTATGAAGGATTTAACATTCGATAATATCTACCACGAACACGTTAACTACTGGACGGTAACTTCAATTAATAACTTCTTTGATAGGTTAGGGTATGTAGTTTATAAGGTTGAGCACATCGATACTCATGGTGGTTCGATTCGTGTATTCGTTAAGAATCATGGTGCTGAGGTAGAGCCTAGTGTTAATAAGTTCTTATCAGCTGAAAAGAAAGATGGTGTCGAAGAGTTAGAAACGTATACCAACTTCAGTAAGAAGGTTAACCAATTAAAGGTTAATGTTACGAATAACATTGGTAAGTTGAAAGATAAATATAGTGTTATCGTGGGATACGCTGCACCTGCTAAGGCAACAACGGCTCTTAATTATTTCGGAATCACTGGTGATGATATTGATTATATAATTGAGGACAACGAAATGAAGGTAGGTAAATACATTCCATGTGTGAACATACCAATTAAGAGTAAAGAATATTGTATAGATAATTTACCAGAAGTCATCATTGTAATGGCTTGGAATTTCTTCGATATGATTGTAAAAAATAATAAAGAGTTAGTTGATAGGGGTGTTACCTTCATTAACATTAAGGACTTACAGGAGGTAAACTTCGAAGCTTAAAAATGGTAATAATTAAAATAAATAAAATACGAATATGTTAACAATAGATTACAAAAAGATTTTTGAAACTGATACTTCATTTTACGAGAAGTATTATAACTTTGATGATACTCATCATTTACATAATAATAGAATGCCGGGGGAACATTATAAGTTATTGACTTATTTGTCTTACGCATTCGATGGGGTTACTATTTTAGATATTGGTACCAATGGTGGTGAGTCTTGTTTAGCGTTAGCACAAAATAAGAACAATAAGGTTATCACTTATGATATCATACCACCAATTAACAATGGTTGGAAATGGGAAGATAATCCTAATGAATTACCGTACTTGAAGGATTATGATAATATTGAGGTCAAGGTCATTGACATAAACGATGAAGACCCTACTACCATATTAGATGCCCCATTCATGTTCTTTGACATCGGTCACGATGGTGCAGCTGAAAAAGTATTCAGTGACATGTTAGAAGCTAATGATTATAAGGGTTATGTTCTGTGTGATGATGTTTACTCTACTATTTACCCACAATGTACAGATTGGTTTGCATCACTAGGAATGGAAAAATACAATATTAGTGAGGTAGGGCATACTCACCCACATTATGGTCATGGTAGTGGTTTATTAAATTACCATAATGACGGTAGTGTAAAGATTATTAAGTCCTAATGACTTTATTAGAATCAACAAATCTAGCTAATATGTGTGATTACACATTTGGTGACCAAGCGAGCATTATTAATAATATTCCTGGTGGGTTTATGAAAGACGCTAACATATCAAATAAAGAATTCATTGAATCTTATGAAGTGGTAAAGTCTTCTAATAAGGGTTATATGACACTATTCATTGATAACATACGGCTTTATAATAGAGATATTAAATTTACACAAGAAAGTGACAGACCATATGTTAATAGTTTACTAGCTAAAAACGATTTATTATCCCTTTGTTCAAAATTACCGGATATGAATTTTATCATCTTTACTGGTTTTGAGGATACCCCTATAGATGATTTTATTTTTGATAAAATACCTAATAATGTTTTATCTATTTTTGCGGTAAATGCCCTATCTTTCGGTGGTAAGGTTCACCCAATACCATACGGGTTAAAAAGAACAATGGGACCACATGATACTAGGAAAAATGAAGTCATGTTGGATTTGATTGACCACGAGGTATCCCCTGAAAAACTACTGTATGTAAACCATACTGTTAGTAATAACTTTTCTACTAGAGGTGACATCCATGATATATTTAAAAAACATACTTGGGCTACTATAACCCTTGGTGGTTTAGATTATGAAACTTACTTAAGGGAGTTAAAAAACCATAAATTTATGATATCCCCAGTAGGTAACGCTATAGATTGTGATTGTCATAGAAATTGGGAATTATTTTATATGAGGAGGGTTCCTGTTGTAAAAAGATGTGAGTATTTGGAATTTATATTTAAGGGTTATCCGGTTCTATTTGTTGATGATTTTTCTGAGGTAACCGAAGAGTTATTACTTTCTAATGACCATCTATATAAAAAAGCTCTAGATATGGATTACAGAAAGTTAGACTTGTCCGTATTGTTCGACTCATATATAAAAAAATCTTTAAAAAACTAGCATTATGATTATTTCTAAAATTATGGGAGGTCTAGGCAACCAAATGTTCCAATATGCCTACGCAAAAAATATATCTTTATTAAATAATACCGAACTTTATTTAGATACTAAATTTTTTGAGGAGGAGCAATCTTCACTAGTAGCATCAGGTGTGGGGCATAGATTATTTACACTTACTAAATTTCCTAACCTAACTATAAATTTAAAGATACCAGAATCTTTACCTAACTTACACACTCTTACAGATACTTGGGTTTTTTCATCAAATAGTATACCAAACGATAACTATTTTCTATATGGTTATTGGCAAAGTGAAAAATATTTTAAAGAGTCTAAAGATACAATTATTACTGAATTTTCACCTAATAATAAAATTATTAAAAAACTAACAGATAAGTATCCACAAATTAATACCACTACCATCTCTATGCATATTAGGAGAACAGATGCTTTACGTTCTGATTTTCACCCGGTACAAAATATAGAGTATTATGAGAATGCTTTAGATATTTTGGGGGAGTACGATAATATTTTTGTATTTTCAGATGACATATCTTGGTGTAAGGATAATATGAATTTTAATAATATGATATTTGTGGAAGACAATTCTGATATAGAAGACCTATGGTTAATGTCGTTATGTAAAAAAAATATTATTGTTAATTCCTCTTTCAGTTGGTGGGGTGCTTACCTAAATAGATTTGGTGGTAAGGAAGTGGTTGCTCCAATTAACTGGTTTGGTCCTAGTGCTAATATTAATACTGGTGATATAATACCAGAAGAATGGCACAAACTTTAGTACAATATATAGTAGATATTTAAAATAAATTAATTATATTTTAATATAAAAAAAAATAATATATGAAATCAATATCGGTAATAGGGATTGGTAAATTAGGTTTATGTTTTGCTCTCAACCTAGAAAAAGTAGGTTATAGGGTAGATGCTTATGATATTAATACAGAATATCTAGATTTACTGAGAACTAAAAAATTTAAATCCTCTGAACCAGGGGTGGACGAGTTACTCCAAGATTCTAAAAATCTTTATTTATGGAGTGAACTAAATAAAGTATTAGAAAATAACGTTATTTTTGTTATAGTACATACCCCTTCTTTACCCAATGGTAAATATGACCATAAACATATCGAATCCCTTAAGAACGAACTCATTTCTTTAGGTGTTCAAAAACAAACCAAACATTTAGTTATAAACTGTACCACATTCCCGGGATATTGTGATGAACTACAAAAAGACCTTAAGGACTATAACTACACTGTAAGTTATAATCCAGAATTTATTGCACAAGGGACCATTGTTAATGACCAGGTTAATGCAGATATGGTTCTAATTGGTGAAGCTAATACCAGTGTTGGTAATGTTATAGAGAATGTCTATGTGGACCATTGTACTTCCAAACCCAGAATATGTAGAATGGATAGAATTAGTGCTGAAATAACTAAATTATCTTTAAATTGTTTCCTAACGACTAAAATATCTTTTGCTAATATGATTGGGGATATTTCTAATCGGGTTGGTGGTGAAACAGATAAGATATTATCAGCGATTGGGTCTGATAGTAGGATTGGTGGAAAATATTTAATGTGGGGGTATGGTTATGGTGGTCCGTGTTTTCCGAGAGATAATAGAGCTTTACATATTTTTGCTGAAGAGAATGGCATAGATGCACAAATATCTAAAGCCACTGACAAAATGAACGAACTCCACCTCACCTACCAGGTTGAAGAATTTATAAGAGTTAACCCAGATAAAGAAATTCCTGTAGTCTTTGATTATGTTACCTATAAACCTCAAAGTACAATGTTAGAAGAATCACAACAATTAAAATTTGCTCTAACCTTACAAACATTAGGTTATAATGTTGTTGTTAATGAAAGAAATTCAGTAATAAAAGAATTAAAAGAATCTGGAATAGAATTTAAAGAAAATAAGAAATGAGGATTACTAGTGAATCGATGGGACGTAAGGTAAGTGTTGGTGAAGTTGAAGCATTTTGGAATGCTCGCTCTTGTAATGTGCGTCATTCTAACAAACCTGTGGGCACTAAAGAATACTTTGATGAGGTTGAGACTAAAAAGTATTTTGTTGAACCTCATATCCCTACATTTGCAGAATTTGATAAGTGGAAGGGTAAAAAAGTATTAGAGATAGGATGTGGTATTGGTACTGATTCTATAAGTTTTGTAAGAGCTGGGGCGGAGTTAACTTGTGTTGAACTTTCCGATAAGTCTCTAGAACTTTGTAAACGTAGGTTTGATGTCTACAATCTTAAAGCAAAATTTTATAAGGCTAATGCTGAGGAGTTATCTAAAGTGGTACCTATTGAAGATTATGATTTAATTTATAGCTTTGGTGTTCTTCACCATACTCCGACACCAGAAAAGGCATTAAAGGAACTAAAAAAGTACATGAAGAAAGATACGGAGGCACGTATAATGATGTACTCCAGAATATCTTATAAAACATTATACTTTTATTTAAAACATGGATGGAAATTTAATTTTAACATAAAGAAGACTATAAAGTATTTTGCAGAAGCTCAGTTAAATTGTCCCGTAGCGTATACATATACAGAAAAAGAACTTATTAACTTACTAGATGATTTTAAAGTGGTTGATATGTATAAGGACCACATATTTCCATATATTATAAAAGAATATATAAATTATACATACAAAAAAACTTTGTTATTTAGATTTTTACCACACTCAGTTATGAGATTTTTAGAAAGTCATTTAGGGTGGCATACTATGATTAAATTTAAAAATAAATAATATGAAAACACAACAACTAATTATAAACTGGTTAAGGGACTACTCACAAAATAGTAGTATTAATACCTTTGTAGTTGGGGTGTCTGGTGGTGTGGATTCTGCACTAGTCTCTACATTATGTGCTGAGACAGGAATAAAAACTATTGTGGTTTCTATGCCAATCCACCAAAATCCATCAGAATTAGATAGAGCTAATAAACACATTAAATGGTTAAAGGGTAAGTATAATAATGTTACAGCTATGGAAGTAAATTTATCTCATGTATATGATACGTTTAAGATGATTTTTGCTGATAACGAAAATAATCTTGCCTTGGCTAACTCCAGAGCACGACTAAGAATGACAACCTTATATCAAATAGCACAATCAAATGATGGTTTAGTCGTAGGCACAGGAAATAAAGTAGAAGATTTTGGGGTTGGGTTTTTTACAAAATATGGAGATGGTGGTGTAGATATAAGTCCAATTGCAGACTTAATGAAATCAGAAGTTAGAGAACTTGCAATTAATCTAGGAATAATAGATGATATAATCCAAGCTAGCCCTACCGATGGTCTTTGGGGGGATGATAGGACAGATGAAGACCAATTAGGAGCTACTTATGATGAACTTGAGTGGGCAATGAATTATACTGAATCTGAATACGCATATGTGCGAGAGGGATACAATTGTACAGATAGACAAGAAGAAGTCTTAAAAATATACAATAAATTTAATAAACAAAATAAACATAAGATGATACCTATCCCGGTATTTATAAAAAATAATAATATATGAAAAAAGCAGTAATATTAGGTGCAGGTGGCTTTATAGGAAGTCATATGGTAAAAAGATTAAAAAAAGAAGGTTTTTACGTTATTGGTGTTGACCTTAAGAATCCGGAGTTTTCTCCAACAGAAGCTGATAAATTTATTATCGGTGATTTAAGGAATCCGGAATTAGTGTCCAAAGTTATAGATTCTGACGTTGACGAACTCTATCAATTTGCGGCGGATATGGGTGGTGCAGGATATATTTTTACGGGAGACCATGATGCTGATGTTATGCATAACTCAGCTTTGGTTAACTTAAATGTTGTCCATGAATGTGTCGTAAAGAAAGTTAAAAAAGTATTTTATTCTTCATCTGCATGTATGTATCCGGAACATAACCAATTAGACCCTGATAACCCAAACTGTACGGAGGATTCTGCGTATCCAGCAGAACCTGATTCAGAGTATGGTTGGGAAAAGTTATTTAGTGAACGATTGTACCTATCATTTAATAGAAATTATGGTTTAGATGTTAGGGTAGCGAGATTCCATAATATTTTTGGCCCAGAAGGAACATGGGATGGTGGTAAAGAAAAAGCACCAGCAGCCATGTGTCGGAAAGTAGCTGTGGCTAATGAAGGAGAATCAATTGAGGTTTGGGGACCTGGAAATCAAACTCGTTCCTTTTTATATATTGATGAGTGTATTGAGGCTGTAAGACGTTTAATGAACTCTGACTTTATAGGCCCTGTAAATATAGGTTCCGAGGAAATGATTTCTATAAACGATTTTGCGAAAATGGCGATTGAGGTTTCTGGTAGAGATTTAGATATATACAATATTGATGGTGATTCCTTTGTTAAAAAGTATGGGCATAAATGTCCAGTAGGGGTTAATGGTAGAAATTCTGATAATTCTCTTTATTTTGAAAATCTTGGGTGGAAGGTGTCCCAACCCTTAATTGACGGGATGAAAAAAACCTACGAATGGATAAATACACAGGTTATTAAAAATTTGTCTTCTGTTGAGTCGGAGGAGAAGTATATATACGAAAGAAATCCTGATACTGGTGAAGTTTTCCGAAGAAAGTTTGGTGATTATGATTCACCGAGAGAACTTGTGGATACCCAACTTTAAAGAAATGAAAATATTAGTAACTGGTGGTGCTGGATTTATAGGGACTAATCTTATAAAAAGGTTAGTAAAAGAAAACCATAGCGTCCACTGTTTAGATAACTATATAATTGGTAATCCTAATAATAGACAAGAGGGATGTATATATCATGATTTAGATATTGGAGAAATAGATTCTGTACCCGCATCAGATTTTGATATTTGTTTTCATTTAGCTGCTTTAAGTCGTATACAACCATCCTTCCATAATCCTACAGAAACTTTTAAAGTAAATACACTAGGAACAGAGTCGGTGTGTGAGTGGGGTAGATTAAATAACGTAAAAATTGTGTATGCAGGTTCATCATCAAAATGGCATAACCCCTATCAATCACCATATGCAATGTATAAACATTTAGGTGAAGAAATTTGTAAAATGTATAGAAAAACATATAATTTAAATATGGATATTGTTCGTTTTTATAATGTATATGGTCCGGGTGAAATTATAGATGGTGATTGGGCTGCAGTAATAGGACTATGGCAAAGACAAATCAGAGACGGTAATAAAATTACCATTGTCGGTGATGGTGAACAAAGAAGGGATTTTACACATGTAGATGATATTGTAGACGGTCTAATAAAAATTGGGAATCATGACGGGAACCATATAGATGCTTGGGAGTTGGGTACTGGTACTAATTACTCTCTTAATGAAGTATTTAATTTATTTAAAGAGTCCGTGGATATTGGGTGTACTTATTTACCTAACCAACCGGGTAACTACAGGGAAACTAGGAGAGAGAATAATGACGCAATAGAGTCATTAGGATGGACCCCCATAGATAGATTAAAGGAGTATATAAAATCACTTTATTAAAATAAAAATTTAAAAACTAGATAATGGGAAGAAAAGGTAAAAAATTAAGTAGGGAGGAACAAGCTGAGGTAGAAGAATGGATTTATCAGAATAACACTGAAGAAACCAGGATGACTGACACTATGACTGTACGTGTTAAGTGTAAAACAGAAAATCAGAAGGAGTTGGTTAAGGCTATTAAAGAAAAGGAGGTTGTTATCTGTTCAGGTCCAGCTGGAACTGGTAAAACGTTTCTAGCTTGTGCTGAAGCTTTAAAATTAATTAAACGGTTTGCCAAATATAGGAAAATTGTAATTGTAAAATCTGTAACAACACTTAAAAATGAAGAAATTGGTTTTTTAAAAGGGAATTTACGTGAAAAAATGGAACCTTTTATGT